GTTCTAATCATTGAACTACACGTGGGATGCTCTGACCGCTGAGCTACGAGCCCTTACGGGCCTTCTTCGCCCTACTGCTCACGAGGGCGGAGTTAGCCTGAAATACCTTACTCCTCTGTTGCTTCCGGGACTTCCTGCTCGACATCGTCTTCTTGTTCGGATAACGCTCAAAATTCATAGCTACCTCCAAGTTTAGTCATCTTCAGATTCTTCATCCTCTTCATAGGACTCGTCTCTACCACTGACGTAGCCAGTGATGATACAGGAGAGAACAAATGAGGTTAGGAGGGCTACCTTCATCTTCATTCCATCAGGAATAATGATAGACATGGTTCCCCAGTCGAAGGACCAGCCAATCATTCCAATTAACCAGATGAGGACGAATACAAGGCACTTCAGAGTCACTCTCATATTGGTAGCCTCCAGATTGTAACAGTTTCAGGAAGGATAGACAATATATTTCTTATGACACTACGCCTTCATGTCCAGGATACTCACCAGTTAGCTTCTGGTAGCTTTTGCAGTAAGTACAGGGTGCTTTCTTCGCTATGTCAGGAAATACGCAACACTGACAGTGTCCATCAATAAAATCAGTTGGATACCAACGAACGACGTATGGTATGCCAAGAATGGCGGCCATCTTCCTACCAGCGTCGAAGTTGGAAGTGTGAAACGTAACCTTGATGCTCCACTGCATCCCGTGCATAACTTCTTTCACAGCAGATATGTAACGAGCAACCGGTTCGAAAGTTTCTGGAGATGCTGCATTCAGTTTGGTATTTCCTATTTCAAAAGTCCAACCTTCAGGAATCTTGTGTTCACACTGAATGTCATGATCGAGTGAGACTTCTTCGACTTCTCTTGTTGCAAGTATTCTTATGGCTTCAGTGACTGTCTTTGCTGGTGTCCAACCTTGTGGACATGCACGAATATCGTCGACGAAGAGTTTCACTTCGGCCACCTGATCATCATACCAAAGTTGTTCTGCTTGTATCTGTCCCTTTTCGGCGGCTCGTTCTCTTCGAGAAAGGCGTCAGTATTACTGTCACTCAGGACATCAACCGTCTCGTCCATCTTCCCGTGTGTGATCCGGTCTGATATCTTACAACCTGATGCGCACAGTAGGAGTATGAGGACAAGTCGGTTCACCTGCGTCCTCCTAAGAATTCCTTGTCAACGGCCTCCAGAGTCTGCTTCAGCTCATCTGTCCATCCTGGATGATTCTTCATACAGCCAGGAGCGTTGTGAGCATGGCATAGACGAAAGATGGCCCGAAGCTCTTTCTGCCCAGGAGAATCTTCAATACGTTCCCCATTAGCAGCAATATCCTCAATCGCAAGCAAGAGCTTCTCAGCAGGGGTCATTTCCGTCTCCTTCCACCAATGATTCGGGATCCTTCCACATGATAAGGAAGGCATCTGCAAGTTGCTTTGCATCAGTTGCACTCAACTTGACGCTGACATCAACCCACTTACTACCAGAGAGGTTCCTTCCACCTCCCCAACCTGACCACTTGGTCCCATGTCGGAAGAGGACTGCTTTCAAATGGAACTCGTCGACAACCTTCCAGCTGAAGTTGTGCCAGTAGTTGATATGTTCATCAATGCGGGCCCGATACTTCTCCTCGTTCGCGATGCACTCAGGACATCCAGGTTTGCACTGGATGAACATAGGAAGGCCAATGATGGCCCTGGTCCTTATCTCATTACAGTTGCCCTTTGGGCAGTTAGTAAGGAAGTTGGCAGCACCGTTTGGATACGCTAACCTTCCACCCTTGATACCAGTCCACAGACCGTACGTGGCCAGGAGGACTTCATCAGGTCCTTTGGATACCTCACGAGTGAGTGTGTCCCAGTACCTGCTGGTCTCAAGTATGAGCATGACCTATGCCTCGTCAATGTCTGCCTGAGGCCACTCAAACATTCTCTTACCATCAACCTCGAGGCAGAGGAATGTGACTGGCCCACTGGACCAAGGTTCATCTTGGACAACTTCGACTACCTTACGGCCATCCTTCAGGCGGTAGACATGAAGGGTAGGACCTTCTCCGTAAAAGGAATCGTGCTTCGTGCTTGAGATGACTTCCCTGGAACACTGTACGTATCCGTCCCTGCTACAGGTAGGACACTTACCAGCAGGTTCTCGCACTGTCCTGACGTTCTCATCAAGCCAGGCTGTTGCCTCAGGTTTGAGGCCAACGAACTGCCACGATCTGCTCATTTCATTCTCCTTCCATAGCGGATAAGTGTCTTAACCATGGGAGTCCACAAGGTTCTTCCCGCTTGGGCACCACTCAAGTGTTACTGACGGACAACGCAGCCTAAGTTGAGACAGAAGCTCTTGGGCCTTGTCCTTGAGCGGCACCAGAGATGCTTCCTTTGTGCGCCAGACCCTATTGACCTGTTCAATGACAAGACGGCTGTCGCCCTTGATCTTGATAGAAGATGGTGTTGACCCATGTCCCAAGTGGAGGAGTAGGGCATTGATGCAACCAGTCAGCGCCTTATACTCGAGAAAGTTGTTGGTCATCCCTGGATGCCCAGCAGGATACTCTTCCAGGCCCGGTGTCATCGTGCCATTCGCCCAATGGAGTTGCCACTGGGCAAGCCCCGGCTTTCCATTGGTAGCATTTCCATTGCCATCGAAGTATGCGACAACTTCTCCAAGCGTCTGCTCGACGTTGGTCTCAGGCCCTACTTCTTTCATACTGTAGTTACTGGACAGGAAGCCCATAACAGATGAGACAGCTTCGTCAAGGCCATCTTCGGCGGTCAGACTTGTAGCCCCACAGATGGCCTCTTCCAGTCCAGCCCTTAACTTCTCTTCATCCATTGCGGCCTCCTCTTGGCGGATAGACTACTCTCACATCACCTTCCAAGACGGCGATAAGTTCGGTGCCATTCCTGGCGTGTGACATAAATGTCTTCGCTGCGGCAACTGCCTTCTCATCGGATGACATATCGGCCGGAACGAACTCTGGATACATGTCATCCTTATTGGCGAAGAGCATTATGTACTTCATCAGTTCTTCGCTGGCTCAAGGGCCTGTGTCTTCAGCTCCTCGACCTTGTCACTGATGGCAATGTCGAGCGTTCTTAGGGCAACATCAACCTCTTGGTTGGCTCCGATATTCTGGAGCATGGTCCCACCATTGACTTTCTCCTTGGCCCGCATGGCGTCAAAGACATCCACAACACCCTGCAGTAGGGCAGTATTGCGGTACTTCTCAATGACGACCATACTTCCTCCTTCGTGCAGTGGTTCGCACCTGGCATAAGTAGTAGCGCCGTCCTCCCTCAGGTAGCATCCCGAGGTTGTACTTGCATCCTACTATTGCCCTGTATCGGCAGGTAGCCTTGATACTCTGGACTACCTGTCCTTTGGTATCATCCCAAACCACATACTTGGGCACTATCGGCCCCAGTTAATGGATGTGGTGCAGCGAGGGCAGACCTGGTTACGCTCAGGCAACTTCCCGGTCACTTTGGTCCAAAGCTTGTGACCGAACAGGAAACACAGGATCTTCGGGAACATGGAGTTCCTCCTTTGCTCTTTCCTTAGAGACCGACAGTGATTCTGGAAAGACCAGTTGCTCCGCCACCGGGCTCCGTAGGCTGGGGCCCACTCTTCTTGGAGCACCCAGCAACAAGCGTCCCGAGGGCGAACAGTAACGCAAGCGCAATCTGTTTCATCACACACCTCCTATGTTTCTCTCGACGTTACCGTCGACAATAGGGCTCAGATACGTACCCTTGTAAAACTTCGGATTATCCTTGATCAACCATGAGACCTCATGACCAGCCTTGGCCTTGGTAGCGTACGTGCTACCAGAGTCAGGGTTCTGTTGGATGACAGTATATGGATCATGGCAGACAGCCTTCAGCTTGCCACCCAGCAGTGTCTTCTCAGTGCAGCCAACTGGTAGGGCAGCATGGCCATGTATATGGGCATGGGCAGCTTTTGCGAAGGCAGAGAGGTCAAACATGGTCATTGCCCTTTCTTGTAGCTGAACCATGCATAGGTATCCAGGCCAAGGCCAAGGACGCCAAGGATACACATCGTATCCGATACCCAGTAAGGATCTTCGACGTAGACGCTCAGGACGACGAGAGTCACGTCAAATCCCAGCGATAGCAGGTACTTTCGCAGCATGGGCAGCCTCCTTAATGGATGCAAGACGTGTATTCAACCAATTCTCAAAATCCTTCGATTTCCTGGTTACCCTGTCGCCCTTGTCATAGCACTGGACGATACGAAGTCTATGGTCCACCTGCGCACAGACGCTATCCTTTCTAAAGAATAGGTCACGACTATTGGTGTACCCACCAATACAATGTTGGCATTCAATTCCAGCCTTCACCATCGCACCCCGAGTAGAGAGGCGGAGTACTTCAAGGTCCTCCGGAAGGCTGAGAGAACAAGGCATGGGCGTGAGGTCAGCCGTCCTTTTTTCATTATCCTTGGCCCTTATAACCGCCTCCTGATGGTGGTTATAGGCCGACCTCTCAAGGGCTACTCTGAGACCGTGCCCCTGAACCTCTTTGGTCAAATCTGGGTAATTAAGATGTAGCTCGTGTCCATCTCGAATCCAGTCCAGCATACCCTGCGCGGCCCGTCTGCTGGCCGGATGAGGCTTCTTCCTACCAGTAGGATGGAGCTTGTGGTAGAGCTGAAGTACTGAGTTATCAGTGTTGAATGGATCAACTAGGTGATCCAATATGGTGTGGTACGTTGGCACCAGAGTTAGCAACCGCCGACCGATGGTAGTAGATGGAAGCTCCTTTGGAAGGGAGTGATCATGGCCTATGTAGGCCAAGGTAAACCAGGTTGGTGCCTTCTTGATGGCCCCAGTGGCCAACTGCATATCATGTATGTAGGTGTCCCAGAGTCCAAGGCCAGTGGCCATTGGGACCACTTCCCGTTCACCAAAGTCATTCTCAACCACATTGTTTGCCATCTGGTCTGTCCTATAGGACAGTCGGCACCAGAGCCAGCAGGCAAAGCCATGAGGCAGCTTCTCCATGTCAGAGACCAGGAGGCTAAACTTCTCTGGCCCAATCTGCTCCGCCAGCTTAAGGACCGTGCCCAACCTGGGGTTGCCCAGCCTATGCAGACTGAACTGCGCCATGGGCCCTCTACCATAGAGCCTCCTGATAGTCACTCTATGAAAGGCGCCAAGGACTTTGTCCCTCTCTCTTATAGAGCAGCAGGCACTAGGCATCCAGGACTCTGCATATAGGAAGGCCGTCTGGACTGCCTTCCTCTCAGCAATATACTGTAACTTCTTCTCCATGTGCGTAGAGGACTTCTCTGTTGAGCTTGTATGGACATCTCGGTAGAATGAACCTAGGACCAGGCCAGCAAACTCAGAAGGGGTAAGCTCCCGCCCTTGCTTCCTTCTGTCCCTTATGGCCGCCAGGACGTCACAGTATCCACCCTCAGGGATACGTTCTGTCCAGTCGTCATGTTGGAACTTCATAGTGGTACAAGTCCAAGCTTCTGATTTAGCTTCTGAGCGAGAAGACCACCAAAGTTGAATCCTATGGCAAGAAACAGGCCCATGAGGATGAGTCCTGCCGCCTTGGTAAGCAAGATGCCCGTGAGGAGAAGCATATCGGTACCTCCCTTTACTTAATGTTGAGGAACTCATCCACTACCAGGCTGGCCCGGACCAGATGGATGACATCCGAGATAAAGAATCCAAGGGCAAAGCACAGCAGTGAAATAACTAACGTAGTCATTTGTTACCTCCCTAGAGATATGTAATTAGAAGAACAAGGCCATGGTCTTGCTGACTTCATTGTAGCTGACGCTGAAGGATGGGTAGCCAAAGATGAACCACCCACGCCACCGTAGGCTGCACTTGGCCCGACGGATGCGCTTGAACATCTCCAAGTAGATGCCCAAGATGACGCTGCCAAGCACGTTACCAATACCTGCTACCATGCCGGCGCCAGTGAAGATGACTATGGAGGTAGACAGGGCAAAGTTGGCGACCACACCAACAATGGGTATGGCGGCAATGGCACACTGCCAGGACATAGGAAGGCTCCTGAACATGAAGAGTTGGACCAGGAACATGCCTACGACAGTGAATGCCACCAATGTGAACATGGATTGCCTCCTTGGGCGGTAACTCAGTTACCATCTTTCGAGACTCCTTCCGACCTGTAGGAAGGGCGAATGTAGCTGGAAATAGGGTGGGACCCGCACACTGGCGTACGCATCCCAGCGTACGGGTCCCTGGGAGGCACAACATGAAATCCACCTTGCCCACAATTTCGTCCCAGGACTGGCCAGAGGTAGTGACTGACCAGGACCCGCCAAAGGCTGACACAGAATGATACAATAGAAACCAAAAGATCAACGATGTTAAGGTTCTACTAAATTGGATTGTAAGCTAGGAACAAATGTAAGTAAGCAAGTAACTTCCTTAGTCAGGAAAGTATTACCTTGGGCCGAATACGGGTACTAGGCCCTGAACCTATTGGTAATAGGCTGGGTCCCGATAAGAAACAGATACCCAAGCTGTAACTAGTTAACCTTAGTCACAGTTCTGCATTGCTTCATCGCAGACTTCGTCAACTTCAGATGCCTGGATACGCTTGGCCTCGAGGTTGGCCTGATACTCAGCCAGATGATCAACGATCCTCTTGCCAGCCATGCGCTCCAGAGACATGGCGAACACAACATCCTTGTTCGCCCAGGCCCTACCAGCCAAGCCAATCATCAGTTCCGTGGTCCCAAGGACCGGAGTCAGGAACTGAATCCTGGACTTGACGTCGCCCTTATACTTGACGAACGACTGCCTGCGCATCCTGTCCATCTTGCACCGGTCAGTAACGCCATACTTCTCGGCGACCCACTGACCAAGGACAGACATGTTGACCCGAGACACAGGCTTCCAGCCACGGAACAGGGAAGCAATACGGTAGTAGAAGCTACCGGACAGCTCCTTGTCCTCAGGCAGAGAGGCCAATGCATCGAAGTCCATACTCCTGACCGCGCGGAAATACTCCCTGACCCGCAGGGCCAGATCCACTTCAACACCATACCGGGTCGCCATCCCTGGGATGACACGACCATTCCTGGTCTTGAAGTCCTCAAGCCTAGGTGCCCACAGGCCACCAGGCGTATACTTGATGGAATCGACGAACTGTTGAACTTCAGTGGACATCATCTTCAGATAGATGCCCATCAGAGTTCTTCTGTCCGTCTTCCCTTGAGCACGGAGCGCATCGAGGACGACCATACACATATTAGTCGTCCTACCGATGAGTCCATAGCCCTTCAGGCCATCCACCATGACCTCGTGAACATTACGAGGATCATCGCCCTTGCCCTTGGTAGGCAAGGTCAGCCACTTGGCAGCCCATTCCCTATCAGGGAATGTAGGCTTACCATCAGCGCCAGGCTGTCCCTGCTTGGTCCAGTCCGGGAAGATCTCCGGACTGAGGTCAATACGCTTGAGCAGACGACCCAGCTCCATAACCATGAGCAGGTCGCCATCGTAATCCTTGCCCAAGCAACCGACCATCCAACTGCTATCAGTCCCAATAACATGGGAACTGATATCAGACTCAACCCAGAACGGCAACATCCAGGGCGGGCAGAACGCCAGCCTCTTTCTGTTAGCCGATTCCAGGTTAGGCATGGCAACGCCATAGGCGCCGGCCACCTTGAAGCACAGGGCCTTGGTGATAGCAGTACCCGCAGACCTGAACACCGCATCCCGGATGTCGCTCTGTTCCAGCGGTTGACCCCGCTTAAGGAACTGGAACTCCATCGGATGATTGGGTTCACCAGTCTTCGGATCCTTATACTCACCAAGCGCAAGCACTTCACCAAGGCTTGCGTTGCCCTCAACGACACGACGCACGAGACCGAGCCTATCCATGATGACAGGATCCGTATCCATGAGATTACCAATCTCAGGATACAGCCACTGCATCACGTCCAGGGCCAGCTTCGGCATCCTGTCCTTGGCCTTGCTACTACGAGCTTCGGCCGTCAGGTCAGGCAGATAGCCCATCAGACCAGCCAGCAGCCCTGAGTTCTCCCAGTGCTCCTTGAGCTTGACAGCATCCTTAGGGATGACCATGTCAATCCCAGGCGCCCACATTTCCATTTTATACATGGGCAACACACGGGCACTGGCCTTGATGGGCCACAACTTGTCACCGTCGTGAATGTTGTTGGACGAGGCATAGACCTCGGACACATACACCACGCCACCCAGCTCGATATCAACGAGCTTGATGACAGGCGGAATCCCAAACCTAATGGGATCAGCCAACACCAACGGTGACCTGGCCACCTTATCACGGGAAGACATCTTGGAAGGATCCACGCCGAGGACGGAGTGATAGAGTGAATCCATCACATCCTCCTTGGCATAGAAGAACTTCCCGGCAGCTTTCGCTGCCCTGCCTCCACCGGTAGGCCACTTAGGCTTACCATACTGAGGAACGTAGCCCTTAGCCACGGAGCGCTTCACCAGGTCCATATACTCCCTGGGATCAAAGCGCCCGGACAACCAAGTCCGTGCCTTCGGATCCCAGAACGTACGTTGAACCATGATGGTACGCTCCATGAACTTGCGCATGCCACAAGTGGCACTGCCCAGGTCCCGTTCACTCATACACCAACGCAAGAACTTGCCATTGGCGTAATCGAACGACGTAACCAAGTTGAGCCGAGGATTACCATCCTTATCCTCAGACAGCTCAACTACCATGTCAGGTATTACTTTACCTCTGTGGATACACAACATGTGCAGCCTCCCTTGTTACCGAATAACGACGCGAGAAGTCGCGCCGCTCGCTTCACGTACCAGGATGGTAAGACCATCCTGTCCTAGATGGGCATGACAGGCACTGCAGTAAACAGCGCCATCGGAACCAGTAGTGGTTTCGACTTCCATGCCCTCCCGCTTACAGAACACGAAGTCCAACTCAGTGGCCTCGTGTTCCGGACCAAGGTCCCCCAGGAAAGAAGTGGATTGCCCACTTCTTTCCCCCAGTGGGGCCCCTCCTCTTAGTAGACGCATACTGCGCCTCTCCTTAAGGTCCTCCATAAACTGGGGGACCAACGAGACAGGGAAGTAATTCCCAGTCTCAAGATAGTAGACGTACAAGACGCACGTCCACTGATACGGGGTCCAAGAGAGGACAAACTCCTCCTTGGACCGTGCCCACAACCACCCGCTTAACTTATCAAACATACTCATTGTATGCCTCCCTTGTCCTGGAAGTAGACTTCCACGGACTTAGCCCAATCGAGCATCTGATAAGTAGGCACACCAGGATTAAAATCACTGTGTGGCGTACTTACGATGGCCCGATGTTGCTCCTTGATGAGCTTCTGGGCCAAGATACGAAGTGAAGCACTGATAGCATGATACTCATACTTATCAGCGCACTTCTCCCTAGCCCGTTCAAGTTCATCAACTGCGTTAATACAACTAGCAGCAGCCTTAAGCCAATCCTGCCCGCAAACGCGGACAGTTGGCATAATACCCTGAGTTAATAACTCAATTGCCGAGTACATGTGAGCCTCCCTTGATACTAAGCTTTCTTAGCAAAGACCCCATGCGATACTCGCATCAGGTCTTTGTATTCTTGAGGTTGAAGCCTAGTACATCCAGGAAACGATCTAATGACAAATGGACAATAACGGGCTACCTCAACGGGGCGCCCATCCGTCCATCTAGCCATAGATACGTAGACTCCTGAATTAGCACCGGCAAAGGTAGCATGACGGGCCGAGCCATCATGCGTCCTATCAACCGATACAACATAGATATCGCCTACACGGCGATATCCATTACCATTCGTTTCACTCATGATCAGCCTCCTGTAAGAAAAGAAGTAACTTAGTTACTTCTTTTCTAATGGTTCCAAAGGAACCAATCTATGAGGGTTCCCTCCCGCAAGCGGGCCCCTCCCTCTACTCTTAACGATTGAGTCTTTTTCGTTTGGCATCTTCGTACCCTTGCATGAACAGTCCGAAGAACATCTGCCCAATCAGCGTAAAGAAACTAAGCACGATGGTGATACTAGTGAACACGAATACCACCATGCCGAAGACTCCATACAACACGTTCTTGATCGCTTTCATGACAGCCTCCTTTGTTCTTTCTTTAGGTCTTCTTCTGTGTGGCCTAAGCACTCATACTTACCACACTCTTCCACCCAATAACATTCCATTCTCTCATTGGGATCTATGATGTTGTGATACAGTAACTTTTCAACTTGTTCCATATATCCTCCTATTTGAACCACTCTTCCATGTTGATGTCAGGTTTGAACCCATGAGCTTTGAAGAACTCGCGAATGGCATACTCATCGCAAGCACGTTCTTCTTGTGGATTCAAGACCTCACCATTACGGCACTTTGTGAAGACCACACTATTGATGTCATGCAGGTAGTGAGCCTTCTCATGGTAGATGATACATTCCACAAGGTGCTCGAAGTTGCTACCTGTCTTCTTTGCCCACTCAACAATGGCCTTCATGTACAACACCGCCCTACCAGAAGCAGGGAAGTAGGCAGCATACTCCTTCTTGTTGTCGATGTTGCGTCTCACAACAACAAACTTCTTCTCCTTCTTAACCTTACTCTTCACGACTTTGAGTTCAGTCATTTGTTTCCTCCTTCTTCGATGAGTGTGGACAGCATATGTTCAGCCGCCCTCTTTCTCTTATCCAGTTCCTTCTGTTGCTGTTCAATCAACGCCAACTCGGCAAGGTACATTCTGATCCCCTGTTCGAGTTCCTGAGTTCTCTTTCTGAACGGAATGAAGTTGTACAGTGTGTACAGCAACACTCCGATCACACAGATACTTCCGATGATCGTCAACATGTTCTAGTTCCTCCTTTGTTAGTGGTCTTATTTGTGACTTGTACCATCTGAATCCCGCAATTTCCATTACTTTCTCCTTTCTTTATTTATTAAACGCTTTCTTATTAATTTCTTTTTCTTCTTCAGTCATCTTTCCAATAAAGACCAAATGATACGGTCTTTTGGTATTGATGTTCATGTACACACGCACATGTTTCTTGTTGAACTCATCACGTGTGAGGTGATTGTGCGCGATGACGTACGATGTCGTAGCATACGTCATGATAAACACAACAATGCAACTGATAACAACCGTGATCTTTTTCATTGTATTTCTCCTTTGGTTGAGTAGTTTAGTTTCTTATGCGTGTATCATGGAATGCGCATCCCTCCATACTGCTATTGAGGCTGTTGCTCGGACGACTTCTTCTGTTCTTCAACTTCTTTCAGCGCGGCAGCGAGGACCTTTCCTTGGTTACGCACCTCAAGGAAGCCAGCCTTCAGACCATCCAAGAAGGACTTACCCTTCTCAATGGTTGTCTTGGCCTTTTCCCTGCTCTGCTCAGCCAGTTTGATCACCGTCTGCTCAACCACAGTGATACCGATGGCGACGTTCTGACCGATCTTCCGCGCAGTTTCATTGTTCGTGTTCATTTTTATTTCCTCCATGTTTGATTTCTGATTGATACGTGCCTAGATATAGGCATGGACTCATCAGCGTGAGTTTTACCCACGGATGCCCGATAATCTGGGCATTTCGTCCTTTACTTATTCTCTACCAAGGAACAACTCTTCCACTTCTGAGTCTTCTGTTGATTTGATTCTGATTTCATTAAACATTTTAGTATCCTCCCTTCTAGTTTAGTGTTACTTGCAGCAGGCCAACAGCGGAGCAATCCCATTGAAGAAGCTAACCAATGAGATACCCAGCACCAACAACGTAGCCATACCCAAAGCAGCATGGATATGAGCATCAGTCACTTCGACCCGAACTTCATGCACCAACATACCCTGCCAGAAGGCGGACAGGAAGTCGGTACGACCACTTCGGATACTGTGCCGATACGCATACCTAACTGCATTCATCATGTTCGTATTCATTGTGTTGCCTCCCTTTAACTACATGTCTGAAGGACTCATCAGCATAGGCATTACCTATGTACACCCTGTTACTCTAGGGTGTTTCGTCCTGTACTATTTCAGTTTCTTTGCTTGATCAACGCAGTAACGAGCCCAACGATGATCACCTGTGTTGATTGCACTGATTGCCATATCCATCCACATGTCCATCATCTCTTGAATGTTCATTGTGTTGCCTCCTTTGTACCCATTCTTGTTTTGGCCCATCAATACACGGACCTAACCATCTGTCTTCACTTGTAGCAGCCCACACTATAGCTGCAATGTACATCAACGCAGCCATTACTAGCACTATGATGTTATTTCCATGATGTTCTACCCTACGCATACTACCTCCCATGTACAGCATTTAGTATTAACTACTACTTCAAATCGTGAGCAGTTTAATGACATGCTCAGGTCACACTATAAGCTACTAGTTAAGTGATGCTGTGCCCTTACTGATCCACATGTTGTTCTGATACACCATCTCCCATATCAACGTATGTCTCATTTCAGCGTTGATGTTATTCATCTTACGGAACGACATGTTGATCTCATACAACTCATTCATTGTCATTGTAGCCTCCCTTTATTTAAGGTGCACTTATGTTTCCATTACGACCCCGCCGGCATTGAACTAAAGTCCAGATTTCAAAGACATATACACCTAGTGAACGGAAATTTATAGAATTTCAAATTATTAATGGTTTCATATATTAGTGATATAATGAAACTGGAGGTGTATATGATATGATATGATATCAACGGAGAGAGTAAGAAGATGGAGACACAAAAATCCAACTAGAGCAAAAGAACATAGTAGAAAACAGTTAGTTGGTGACATTGAAAATAAGACATTTAATTATAGGAAAATTCAGCAACGAGCTAAAGAAGGAAATATTCCAATGGATATAACATTGGAAGAATATAAAAAAGTCGTAGAAGGGAAAAAGTGTCATTATTGTAGAGTTGGTGATCTTCCAAAATATGGTGGTTGTATTGATAGAAAAAATAATAGTCTAGGTTACACACTTGATAATATAGTTCCTTGTTGCGCATCATGTAATGATATGAAAGGGCATCTTCTATCATATGATGAAATGTTGATGATATGGAAGGTAAGAATGAAAGAAGCAAAGGTAGTTGATGTTTCAGATATAATCAGTTAATAAGGGAGGAACGATATGGACGTTGTGAGCATTAAAGGATTGCCGTTTGAAGTCACCGAGCTCTACCAGTTGGGTGATGGCCGCATGGAGATACGTTGGACCCCTACGGAACGGGCGATCGATGATGAGTTTCAGTATCTATCGGAGAAGTTGGCGATGCCAGTGGCCAAGACGGCCCGTCATGCCCAGATGAACAATGATCAGATGCACTATCTTATTGATGAAGGTGGAAAGTGGTACGGTATCCGTTGTCCAAAGGCGGCGTGGGAACTCTACCTCTTGGCCAAAGGAGCAACGGATGAGGAAGTAAAGTCCTTCATATCCACCTGGACGAAGAGTCCGACCAAGGAACTTTGCCCTCGTGAGTTGGCAACAAAGGCCTAGGTTCCGTGAAGAAGGGAAGGAAGAGCACTACTGACCTGGCCGTAAGGGTGCGTGACTATAAAGTCCCCTACCAATTCAAGAAGATTAGTATTAGACCCATCCTCATGGCCCTTGGGGATGCTATAGTTGACCTTGGCGAAGTTGCCATCACTGGCCTTGGGCGCTTCTATGTCCATAGGAAGAGAGTTAATAAAGCAGTAGGGAGTGGGGAGAAGGTTCTTCGGTACGCCGTTGCCTTTAAGCCATACCCGAGTTTCTTAAGAAGGGTGGAAGACAGGTGGTCCAGACCGATGGAAGTAAAGATCGAAACGAGTCCGGGGACGGACATAGAGTCACCATTACAAGAAGCTTCAAACCAGGAACCTGTGTCATCTGCGGATGGCAGGGAATCATCGGGATCATCTGTCGGCGGAGAAGGTGCGCAGGCCGCTTCTTCTATGACCTTAGATACGAACTGGTAAGGACAAAGGGACGGACCATAGTATCCCAGGCCCAGAGGGAACTGTTCATTAATGTAAGGACGTGGGCAAATTCTGATGGTAATACCAGAGAATGCTTCCAGGAAGTCATCTTCCCTTGGAGCATAGGGCCTCGTGGGGCCGGATACAGGTATGATATATGTGTGCCGAAACTAAAACTAATAGTGGAGTATGACAGTGCAATGCACAGGAAGTATAACCCGTTCTTCCATAAGACAGTAAAGGGATATGTCGGCGCCGTCATGAGGGACCAGGCGAAGGATAGGATGGCGAAGAAGGCCGGCTGGACCCTAATGAGAGTGGTAGAAGGGGCTCCAGAGGGAGGATTGTATGTCCGAAGATTCATTGAACAGCAAAGATCTCGTTGAAGAAGTTAACTCCAGAAATGAGTTAACTTCTGATGCGGTCCCACTTAAGGACATAGTCGAGTTGGCCGACTTTAGCAAAGCCTTCACTGAAAGGGCGCGGACTGAAATTAAGTTGACCCAGGATGAGGCAAAGGCCGTCCTTATGGCCATGGACCAGAAGTTCTACTTGGGTGACCATGCTTCTCTCCCGATGGTCTGCCTTGGGCCCAAATGTATGATGAGGGAAAACTGTCCTCTTCAGGCCATAGGAAAGGCGCCAGTAGGGCAGATGTGTCCTATAGAGATGGCCCTTATGTCCACCTGGAAGGCGCAGTATGAGTCTTCCCTTGGCGCAGACTGGAACGATAAGGTAGAGAGACAGGCAGTAATGGACCTTGTGGAGGCCGACATCCTATCGGCCAGGGCCAATAGTATCATAGCAGTAGAAGGTTTTATCATGGAGAATGCCATCGGTGTTAGTGAAGAGACTGGAGAGGCCATCATGCGAAAGGAGAAGCATGTGGCCCTGGACGTCAAGGACATGGTCCATAAGAGGAAGGAAAGACTCCTTAAGTCTTTGGTGATGACCAGAGAGATGAAGAAGAAGTTAGGCATCGGTGGGGGTGACCCATCAAGGAAAGAGGCTGATATCTTAGAGAGGGCCCGCAAGAGTAGGGAGCGGGAAAGGGTACAGAATGCAGAAGTTATTAAGTAATCAGTTAAAGAAGAAGGCCCTTAAGACACTTGCCTACCTAAGAAAGGTACCAAGGGTAAAGTTGGTAGCAACAGCAGGACTTGGTCTCGCCCTCTTTAGTTCCGCTACTCAGAAGAGTAAGACATATGAGAAGGAGAGTAGCTAATGTCATTCACTGGCGCCGCCGTCCATGGTGTCTTCACAAGGATGAGAAGTCTGGCCTCTTCTGGGGCCAAGTCTTTCATAAAACGTGCACCAAAGTTGAAGATGGATACGAGTTCCATTACATTAGGAAGGATCCTTCAGAACCCACGAAGAAATATATTCCAGTCATCCTGGAACCTACCATCAACAGGATCAATACGACATATGATGACGTTAGGCGGCTTTGGTAGTACACCTTCCACACCAATGAAGTATATGGTAGGTGCTCCTCTCTTTGTCTTCGCAAAGAAGCAAGGTCTTCATGAGAACAATCTGTCCGCAGATGGAATAGGTCTGGCCCTCTTCAAGGGTCGGCATAGCAACTTGTTGTAAGTAGAGGAGAATAGATGGCGGAAGATCGAGTATCTGTATGGGAATATATAAATCCTATCCCCGACTACACATCGGCGAGAGGGGCCTTCATCTATGGAACGTATAGTGGACTTAGCAAGGGTAGGGCCGTCATGCCAATGCTCATACCAACAGAAGGTTGGATGGGTGGACCTGGAAGGGCATTCCAGAAGTATGCAACAGGCGCATGGTCAAAACTGACAACACAGTCCTTTAGGACAGGAACTGTCAGTAGATATGTTGGTACTACAGGCAGATTCTTATTGTTTGGAGGAGGAACTGATCTTGGTCCGGAGGCAAGGGCCGTTGCGCGTGGAGGAACGACCGCATGGCGAAAATATGTTCTTAAGCAAGGCGGATATGGAATCCAGTCAGAGGCGATGATAAAGGCTACTCTGGCCAAACTTTCAGCTGGACCATCAGCCTCTACTTATGCAAAGGCTGGCCTCATAGGTATGGGACGTGTGATAAATCCTCTTATTAACCTATACATGGCCTATCAGGTAGCATCCTTTGCAGCAGAGGCTACAATGAAAGGTATTAAGACTATGAGTGACATCATAGGAAGGGCAGGAGATAGAATTTCTAATATGGAGTTAGGTGGAGAGTTGTCCCGTGGGTATATGGGTAGTGAGGCTGCTACGGAGAGACAGAGGGCCATTCAGGCCATTCAATCTTCTCACCTATCAGGTAGAAGGTTTCTTGGCAACGAGGCGGCCATGTACCATGAGTAGTACCGTCATCAACAAACCTATCAGTGAAGTTCATGATGAGGTTGTCAAGGAGTCACTAACTCCTGAAGAGATAGAGATGGCTAGGATCATTGAAGATCCTGTCCTTTGGTGTGAGACACACTTAAGAAATCCAGACAATCCACAGGAATATCTTCAATTCAGATCATATCAGAGGGATATGATTCGATACCAACCCACCAAATACTGGGATGAGAAGCAGAAGAAATATGCATGGAAGAAGAGAAAGAAGATTTATAGATGTGGACGACGTATAGGAAAGTCAGTCTGCGTCCTTGGTGAGGCAATATGGTTGGCCCATACGAATAAGAACTACAAAGTTCTACTTCTCACTCCATTTGAGGAACAAATGCGTGGTGCATGGACAGTCATGAAGGCCATGATGCAGGACTCAATAGTTCCTTCACGTATAGTTGAGAAACCGTTCATAATAGAATTCTCCAATGGAAGTGTAATACATGGATTTGTTGGTGGAGCCAAACAGAAAGCTTCCGGTGGTCGTGGAAGTCCTATCCGTTCATTTGGCGCCGATGCGATAGGTGTTATGGAAATGGACCATGGTATTGACCATGTCCTTCGAGCTGTTCTCATTCCTATCTTTCTTGGTAAAGCACATTGTAGGTGGATCGGTGATTCCACTCCATCTGGAAGACGTGGTCTCTTCTTTGAGTGGTGCACGACGCCAGAAGAGAAGGGTGGAGCTAAGGAGTTCCACTTTCCATCATCCATCTCACCAGAGTGGAATGATGAAGCTGAACAGGTAGCTAGAAGGAACTGTGGATCTAATGCTGAATACGAGCATGAGTATGAAGCAAACTTTGGTGAGTTGGCCCAAGGTGTCTTCAAGGCTGACGATATAGATGAAGTGATGATGGACTACAAGTATGATATTGGTGATATCCATATCGACCGAGAATACTCCATGGGCGTCGACTGGAATCAGGCCTTTGGTGTGAAGATCTATGTGACGGAAAAGGACAAGAGGAAGGGTACCTATAGAACCTTCTTCAAATATGAAGTTCCAAACAGTACCTTCACACAGACAACGGCCGTTGATAAGATAGTGGAGATATCGAAGAAGATTCCACTCACCTACATATATGTTGACAGAGGATTTGGAACAACTCAAGTTGAGTTGCTGCACAAGTATGGAAAGCAACATCCTGAGTCAAATCTACAAAGGATTGTGAAGGCTATTGACTTTAAGAGTAATGTTGAACTAAGGGATCCATGGACAAAGCAGGTTATAAAGAAACCATTGAAACCGTTCTCAGTGGCCAATGCGGCCCGAATAGTAGAAAGTAGGGCCATCTCCATACCAGAAGATGAGAATCATAAACATGGTCTCATTGGACAGATGCGTGGTTACAATATGGTGGAGACACCATCTGGTAATGTTACTTTTACTTCAGAGAATAGAGATGATCTCTTAGTAGCCTGGATCCTATCTCTCTTGCCATTTGCGACTGAGTCTGGAGAATTTTCTGGTTTCGAGGCCATCAATACAATAGGAAAGATAAGAGATCCTCTTAAGTTAGAGGAGAAATTTAGAAGGAATGATAGAGACGTTGTTGAAAGATCACGAAATGTTCTGTCAAAAGTTACACCAGGAATGAACTTAAAGGTAAGAAGATTTCAGAGAATTGTTCCTGGTAGTACTATCGTGCCAATAACACAAAAGGATGCACCTCCTGGAAGTGTGCAGTACCCATTAAGAAGAGCACCAGGTAGGAATAGGACAATGCCAAGGAGGACATCTTTCTAATGGCAAAAAAGAAGGTATCTAATACATCAAAAGTTAACTATGAACCGGTTATCAAACAACCTGTTCGACCTGTTACATTAGACGTTGGTCAAAGGACAAGGACAGGATCAGGTGATACACCACAGTTGCAACTTGGCGACTTCGTCTCTCCTGACCAACTAGGACAGATATCTGATGAGGACCAAACTATTATCAATGAATTTGTAAGTCTCTATGAGGACTCCAAACAGAGACTCCAGGCTATAGATGTACAACTTGATAATATCCTATCAACAATGGCGATTCCATATGATCCAATAAAGTTTCCAGATCTTGAGGAAGCACATAAGCACGTATGTGGCCGACCAGGAGCAACGAATGTCATAACATATCCTGATATACAAAATAGATGGGCCCTTGAGAAAGCGCAAGTGAAGAGCACACTGAGTGTACCAAAGACACTTGATGATCTTGAGCAGATGAATTCTGCTGAGCTTCAGGGACTTACTAACCAGAAGGTCGAGAAGATGATCGCCCAGATGCTTAAGCAGGCGATGAAACAAGTACTTGTATGGTCCGTCGAATTTTTTGAGAAGATCTTCGCTCCTGTATCAGGTATTAAGTTCGTCAAAATTATACCAAAACTCATTAGGAAGGCAAAGAATAGGATAATTGGTAGCAACGATCCTATGGTTGCTGTGCAGAACTTTGAAAATGAACAGGTAACAGAAGAAGGTGAGTTAGCAAGTGATGAACTGGCCCAAGCTGGTGGTGGCTATATATCTTCCGTAAAAGAAGTGGCACAGGCCATTGTTGATGAACTTCCACCACAATGTCTAGCGCATACAACGAACTGGAACAAAAATATAGAAGCCCTAGTACGAGATACAAAGTATGCTCCAGCCTACTATGCCAAGAAGGCCAATATGATGGCCACTGATAGGCTCGAATCATTAAATAAACTGGCTGCAATTGGTATTCCAGAAGGAAACGTCGTAACTATTGGCTCCACGACAATGACGTACACTAATCCCCTACCAGAAGAGTATCTAAGGGCAAGAGCAGATGGTAGTACAAAGATCAGCGCCTTTGGTGATGGTTTAGTAGACTCAGTTAAGAAAGTTAATAGCACTCTCATACCAAAACTTGAACGAGTGGTAAAGAATCTTCTTGAAGATCCATCCCTCCTATGTTGTCTTATAAAGAATCTCATCCTCATGGCCAAGATGAAAGATTTGAAGGAAATACTTCTCTCTATCCAGGCTCTTCTGCTTCTCTATAGAAACTTCCTTGTAATAGATGTGGCCGCAGAATTGGCCAAACTTGGAAATATGATAATTGACCTTGTCAATAGTCTACTACAATCTATATTTTCCGCCTATACTACACTCTTCCTAAACTCACTGAGTAAGAAGGCAATGAAGATTATGGATCTTGAGAAGTTGAAGTCGGACCAATGTGCACCATGGAACGAACTTATTAATACGGCCATCGACTTCCTCACTGATATGCTGCAAAAGATCTGGGACTATCTTACGGGTTTCTTTGTGAACTTTAATCTTGACATACAAAGATTGAGTGAGCAGAGCGATAAGGTAGCCAATCTTGCTAGGATAGACAAATTATTAGATATAATAGGAAAGATAATAAGGTTCACAGCAGCCTGGGCAGCCTGCGTCGAGAGCAAGCAGGACCCTCGCGTCATACTTAATCTGAAGAATAGACTTGTAAAGACAAGTTCTGGAATAAAAGTATTACCAGTTAATGCATCTTCTCGTGTTGGCACAAGAGAAGTTGGAATTGGTGTCTATAATGAGAATGGTAAGACGATCCAGGTAACGAAGCAGGTGCAGGAGAGTAATGCAGGAGAACCTGGCAGTCCCCTTTCCACCGAAGGTCTTAGTGTACTTCTAACCAATTACCTAGGGATGAACCAGACAAAGGCGAAGACTACTATTGCTTCGCTCGATGATTGTGCCTGTGACAAATCCCTTTCTGCGGATGAACTTCGCGAGATTGAAAGCTACTTTAAGGAGTAACAAATGAAATTAACTAATTTCTTTACGAATATGTTTGGTAGAAAGGAAAAGAGTAATGACTTCGTCTTAGTGGATGCTCCATCAAAGGGAACGACAAAGTCGAAAAATATCTTTAAGTCTATCCTACTAAAGTTCAAGGCGGATGTCAACTCTAGGAATGCAAAGCTAAAGGATCCAGAGTACGACTTCGCTACCATTAGAAATGCTATCGATGTTGAGTCCATACTGCGACAGGCGAAGGAAAAGTATCTTCAGCTAATTTGGAAGAATGGTTATAGTTTTATTGGAAAGAATCAATCGTCCGTTGAATACGTAAAGATGCGTCTTGGGCAGATAGCGATTATGACTGGAACACCTACTTCTATCTTTCTCGATAACGTTGCTGAAGAACTCATTACCTACCATAACGTCTTCATAGCAGTCCAAAGGGATACTGCTATGTCTGGTGGAAAACCATACATGAATGTCTTTGGAAAGCGTGTCAATCCTATAGCGGGACTCTTTGTCATACCAGCCTCCCATACAAAACCTGTCGTTGATGATAAGACTGGCCGCCTACTTGGTTGGAAAGTTGAAGGTTTTAAGGATGAAGATGATAAATTCTTCATGGCAGAAAATATCGTCCATATATATATGTCAAAGGCCACTGGCAACTTAACGGGAACACCAATGATGATTCCCGTCCTTGATGATATTAGAGCTCTCCGCAAGATGGAAGAGAATGCTGAAGCTCTTGTCTATCAACACGCCATACCATTATTTAAGTATATTGTTGGAAATAAAGACAATCCAACGGAAGATGATAATGAGATAACAGAAGTTAAGTCGCAGGTCGAAAGTTCTGATCCACATGGTATGTTCGTCATACCATTTAATCATGATATTGTCGCTGTTGGAAATGGTGCCGCCCCTCTCGATGTTGAACGTTATCTTCGCTACTTTAGGCAGAGAATTATTTCTGGCCTTGGCCTATCCAGTGTCGCCTATGGTGAAGGAGATAGCGCCAATAGGGGAACTGCCCTAGTACAAGATAAAGGTCTACAAGATGGCGCCAAGAAATATATTGCAACTATTAAGACATTCATCGACGAACTCCTTATCAATGAATTATTGCAGGAAGGCAACTTCGATATCATGGATCCATTGGATCAGGTTCACCTCTTCACTCCAGAGATTGATGTTGATGCGAAGATTGCGAAAGAGACCCACGTGATGGCCCTTTACCAAGGTAACTGCATAAGTGAGAATGAAATGCGTTCCGAACTTGGTAAGGATCCAGTTTCTGAAGAGGAGAGGAACTTCATGTACTGGAACCTTGTGGGACTACAGAAGGCCCTCATTATGTCGTCTGATGAAATGTCAAGCCTTGGCACAGCATCAACTACAGGTCTTGATATACCAAAAGGAACGGCAACAAAAGTTCGTCCAACAAATCAACAAGGAGTAAAGAAGAATAGTAAGCCGAAAGCTAATGATAGAGTCTTCGTTGAGAATTCTATTCGTTCTCTTTACATGTTGTTATCAGAGAAGTACGAAAGTGTTGTAGGTGACGTCATTGAGAGACTGAAGGATAAGGATTCTATTAAGAATATTAACTTCCATCTTCTATCATCTTTTAACGATCTATATATCTGCACCAAGCATATGATAGACCATGTGTATGGTGAAGGATGGATTAGTGTTGACCAGGGTGCTCCGACGGTTACCATTCCAATATTAGCTGAAAATTACGCTAAAATGCTTAAAATTCTCGGAAAGGATGCTACTATACTATTGGAAGGTACTAAAATCAAGGGCCATACTATTGATATGGGTGACGTCATTAATGCTTTTGACTCACTACGTCCAAGGCTTGAAACAATATCAAAAATAATAATCGAAAAGAGTTTTTCGATGGGACTAGCATCTGCACTGTTGAAACAGAAGGGCGCCGTTGTAATATCCGATACGAAGGGGACTTGCGGCGGCAATATGGAAATAATGGATACGATCAACATCGACCAGATTCCACCGCATGGCCAGAACTGTTCTTGTTATGTGGCCAAGAAGGAGCAAACACAAAATGGATAGAGACATTAGAGATTCTTATTCCCTTTCATTACCAACGGATAAGACAGTTCTTGATAGTGTCAAAGTGGACATGACAACGATCAAGGATCAACAGGGAAATCCAGCCCTTGAAGTTGTCATTGATGCTACACATGGTGGATATGTGAATAGCAATCTTGCCATGTATACCAAGGATGGACAACAAGCTGGAGCAAAATCATTCTTCGTGCCATTTCCAAAACCTGTACTAACAGAACATGATGATGAGAAACCACCCATTGGTCGTATCATAGATGCTCAATATGTGGATCTCATTGTTGATGCTCAGGAAGTTGCAAAGGCAGGAGAACGCGGAGTTCCACAGTCCAAGATTACGGTCAAGGCTATCATTACGGATGCAGAGGCTATTCAGAAACTCATGGATGGTCGTTTCCTTACAGTATCTATTTCTGGTAGGCCAAAGACAGCTCCTCGATGCAGCATCTGTGACCAACAGATTGAAGGTGTCTTTGGATGTGAGAATGATCACATGAGAGGCAAGACGTACGATGGAAAACTTTGTTACTACAAGATTGGCGAGATGGGTTACTCAGAGATGTCGTTCGTGAATAAACCTGCCGATCAATCAGAGAAGCATGCTGCGATGATTACTTCTATGAAGGCTATAACGGCCCCATCATTCGCAAACATTGGTGATACAACTGATGATAAGGGTAATGTGAGTGATTCGGTAGAAGATAAGTGTCCTGAATGTGAGGATAATTTCTGGACAGATGCTGAGATTGCAGAGATTAAACCTATTGCTGATGAGTATGACACATGGCTTGAGTCTGCGGAAGCTGGTGATGCTGTCCTTACTACTCAACAGAGGAAGAACATGAAGTCTAGTACATTCTGTGGACCTGCCCGTTCTTTCCCCGTACCAGACTGCAAACATGCGGCCAATGCAAAGGCGAGACTAACACAGAGTGTTAAGTCAGGCAAACTCTCCTCATCGACTGCTGCGAAGATTAGAGGTTGTATCAATAGGAAGTCCAGCTCATTGAAGTGTGGTTTCAACAAGGATAGCGCATCTCCAACAGCAGAGGCAATCGCCCTTCTCGAAGAGGCTAGGATGTCTCTGGCAGCTGAAGTAAAGCAACTTGTCGATCAGAAGGTTGCAGCAGAGGAGCAACTCAAGATGGCCAATGCGAAGATAGACCAGACACTAGCAGATCTCGCAAAGGCGCAAGAAGATCTTAAGAAACTGAAGGAAACAGGAGAAGAGCAGCATAAGCAGGACCTTGAGCAAAACAAGGGGCTTACGGGCCAGCTTAGAGAGAAAGTAGCATCAAATGTCATCAGCATGTCTCTCCTCCTGCAAAAAGACAGTTTCCTCAATGTATTTGGAGGAAACACCGTAGAGGATAGGGTAAAGAACCACTCAACAACCCTCTCTAAGTACAAGGAAATGCCACTTGAGGATTTGATCAAGCTGGAAAAGCAATACCTTGATGAGCTTACCAAGAAAACTTTGGTAGGCCACAACGCCGGGCCCATTACGGGACCAGAAGGCGATCCCATGATCGCAAAACAAATCAAGACCATATCCGACCGCAAACAAGAAGTTCGCGGTTGGTTTTATGGAAAAGCCTAAGGAGGCTAGAATAACATGGCTAAACTAAACTTCAACTCTAACGTAACACCAAGGACTCCTCTCCGGGCCATCCAGGATGTTGCTTTGAACAGGACGATTGGAGAACTCGAGGTTTCTGAGGGAACCAATCCGCACCTTCCATGCTACCCATACAAGTATCTTCCTGTAATGGTTATCGATAATGCATCTGATGAAGGTATCGTACTTGTAAAGGGAACGATCGTCTCTCTTATTACCAACCAGACGAATCTTGTGGATGGAATTCCTGCATCAGGTATTCCTGAGCCAATTACTAGTGGTAACATTCCAATCACGGATGATGCGACGACCACGGCAGTAGACTGGATTGTTGGTAACATCGACGACAATTACTTTGGTTATGACCAGTCTGTCATCGGCCTTCTCGTACCTGCGAACGGTGGAACGGCAAGTGCCATTCCCTACAGCTCGTTCGATACGACAGTTGCTACATTCGCTGATAGTGGAACGCAACCTCTCAACCTCGGCGCTAACATGCCAGTCGGAATCGTCTACCAGGATGTCTATCAGGACATCAGGGGCTTCAACCTTAACTACCAGATGCATGATGTCTATGGCTATGCGTCACGCGGATTCATCAACGTTCCGTTTGTCGACACAGCCGCAGTCACGACCTTTGGTAGCTCGGCTGATACCCAGACGGCAACGCTGGATACGACCAGTTGCTACTACAAGATCTGGAGAAAGTACGCGTTCTTCTACTTCTCACATGCAAACAATGGTGGAAGCGCTGGCCAGATCCTTCGTTCCGACCTGCTTGGTAAGTTCATTCCACAGGGAACAACGGCAACGACAGCAGTAACGGCGCAGTCGGTCGGAAGGCTCCATGCTTGTGACAGCAGGTTCCCTAAGGACCTCGTTGCAACGACACAGACTTACCCAGGCAGCAAAGTGACCGGAACGGATACCTTCGGGCTTCCTTCGGTTCTGTACCATTTCGCCAAGGCCGTACTTGAGTCGGATGGAACAGCCAGGACAAACCTACAGATCCTTACGGATGTTCAGAATGGAAACTTCGGCCTTGCACGGATCGGCCTGATCCTCTAAGCAGAGGGCCAAGACCACCTAGGAGGAAATTAGATGGATAAACTAACAAAAGAACAACTGGCGCAGGCTGATAGACTCTACGGCGTCTTCACGAACCACGGTACCATGACGGATAAGGAAGGTTCCCAGTCCAATGTTACAATCAAGGAACTGAAGGACCTTATCACGACTGAGGATATTCTTCCTCTCCTCCCGAGAGTGGTTACCAGAGTCATTGCCGAAGCCATTGAACCAAACCTTCTCATCGTTCCCAACCTCTTCACCCTGCTCAATATTCCGACCGCTCAGCATATCGAGATCGGCGCCATTGGAGCCCTCACGGCCTCAAAGATCGCCCAGGGTCAGGAATTCAAGTCAGAGACCCTTGCTTACGATGTAAGCGGGCAGTCCGTTGCGATCACCGTCTCCAAGTACGGTCTCGCGGTTAACATTGCACAGGAAGTGATCGATGACAGTCAGTTCGACATCATCACTCTCTGGCTTCGTGCCGCTGGAGCCGCCCTTGCCAGACTCAAGGAATCCATCGGAATCAAGCTTATCGACACGATGGGTATCACTGTGTTCGATAACGCAAGCCCTACGACCTCGGAAGAGGGTATCCTTACCGGCCGCAATATTGCTGGTACGGCGAACGGCACCATGACGTTGAACGACCTGTTCGACATGTATGTCTATGGAGCACAGCGCGGATACGTGCCCGACACCATGCTCATCCACCCTCTCTCATGGAAGGTCTTCGCGACCGACTCCTTGATGAAGGAAGTTGTGATGAATGGTGCGGTACTCGCATCCCGCAGGATGCCTCTTGGCACCTTCGCCCCAGGATGGCCGGCATGGCAGGGTGGTCTTGGCTATAAGCTCGGACCAACGGGTGCAGAGGCCACAGGCGCAAGCCAGTGGACCAACGCCCTTAACCCACTTGGCGCGACATTTAACATTCCAGCACAGAATATCCTTCCTTCTCCTCTGAAGGTTATCGTGTCGCACCTCATTCCATTCCAGGCTCGTGGGACCCAGGATCCTCTCTGCAATGTCATCCTCGCGGATTCACAGAGAGCGGGCGTCCTCGTACAGAAAGAGGATCCAACGACATCTGAAGCCGACATCTTCAGCCGTGAAGTTCACTCCATCCACATCTCGGAGAGATACGGTATGGCGATGTTCGATCAAGGTAAGGGTGCGTGGATAGCAAGGAACGTTGTTGCTGGTCAGAACTATGTGTTTGAGAACGCCAACGCACAGACGTTGACGGCTCTTCCAGCAGCACTTACAAGCTACTAAGCAATAAGATTGGATAAGGTAGCGCCGTAGGCGACTGAAAGGTTTCTTACGGCGCTACCAAAAATCCGGGAGGAATATTATGGCTGAGAAAGAAAAAGTAGCTGATAGAGAACTTGCAAAGCAATTAGTGGGTAAGACAATTCGTCTATCACCACGAATTGCTTTTTTCTTCGAGGATAATTCACAATATGTCCTCAATGCACATGCAGGTTATGATGATCTGAAGTCCGAGTTCAAGAATAGTAACATTGTGATAAAGGAAGGTTGGAAACTCGAACCTACCATGCGCAATGTGAAGGCCGGAATCCTTAGAGTCTTTGATGAGAAGGGAGTGGACATAAGCCAGTCTTTCGGTGGACCAGCTCTCCCTCCAAATCGCAAAGAGAAACCAATTGTTACTGGTGCTCCTTTAATGTTCGATAAAAGTGACCAGCGGGATGTGAAACTAAGGGCACTTCTTGACAATGTTAATGAGAAGGAAGTTCTTCAGGTTGTTGAGAGTAATAGGTTGCCACTCGATCTACTAGAGAGACTCTATGAACTTGAATTGGCCGGGGAAAATCCAGCCTATAGATCTAGGGCCGCAATAGTAGAGGGAATTAAAGAGCTCATGAAGAGGACACATGGTATAACAGATCCAAAAAAGCTGGAAGATGAGGAGACCATTACCACAGTTCGTAGGTAATCCTAAGGAGGCCACTTGGCCAGGATTTTAAGTACAAGTCCGGAAAGCCGGGCCACTGGGGTAATACGAAATGTCTTCTTAACTGCTCAGTTTGAGGTTGATCTAAGCAGGAATACTGTTACCGACTTGACGGTTCTCCTTGTCAAGACAAGTGATAGAAGTATCGTAGATGGTGTTGCCGACTACATAGTTGGTACTAGGACGGTAACCTTCCAGGTATCAGAACTTCTGGAAGCAAATACTGAGTATACATGGATCCTAGTTGGTAGGACCGAGGGAATTAAGACTCTAGATGGACAAACTGCCCTCGCAGCTAATGAACAGATAACGTTCAAGACTGGAACTGAAATAAATCCCGGAGTCCCTCTGGCTCCAGCTGAAGCGGCTTCGGGCGACATACAAGCATTCTCCGGTGCAGCCGGAATCTACACTGAGGTCTTTGGAAGAACTGGAGAACCTGTCAGTCACATCGTTACCACGGCCGGACAAGTCGGACCATCTGGTCAGATCTTCCCTGCTCCTGCTGGTTCAGCTGTCTACCTAGCCCTATCAGGAACGATAGATCTTGATCCGATAACCATAAGCGGAACTGTACCTGTCGATGGAGATCACCTTCTACTCTTGGATGATATGTCCACGATAGAGGTTGCCTTCAGTGATGCTCCGCTAAATACTGGGCTTGAAGATGGTGGCATCGAACTTTTGGCCGTAGACGTACTTGGCCAGGATGTTACCCAGCCTACATGGACGGTCACGACAAGCGATAACAAGCTTATCGTAACTCCCAGTGAGTGGCGCGGTGGAACTGACTATACAGTCACTGTATCAAAGGATATCTGGGGTGGGAATAGCGAACCACTCGGCACAGACTACACATTCACCTTTAATGTAAGGTCAGAATACTACTTTACAACAGTGAAGATGGTTAGGGCGAATCTCGGATCGGCCATATCGGCCATTAGTGATGAATCGATAGAGGAACTGATATACGAGAATAGTCTCTGGGCCTATGAACATGCAGCCTCAACCTTCGATGTGGATAATCCACCTCTCTACGTTAAGGATTATGTTCTTTGCAAGACGAAACTTGACGTCCTTAATACAGCTCTCATGGGAACAGACTCTGTCACCCAGGAACGTATCGGTGAAGTTGAGTTCAAGTATGGCGATAGCCTTGGAAGTAAGTTCAAAGAGAAGATAGCGGAACTCAAGGCTTGTATAGAAGATAATAAGATTCAACTGTTATCACTTGGAAGAAGGACAGTGATGGGAACGGCCGTAAAGGCTGGCGCCTTCCCTGGAAGACCTGGAAGAGATGGAACCTGGAGAAGGATATCAACCAACGGAGGGTTCGGGAACAGAAGGAATGCTCCTGGAAATGGTATATGAGTTTCAAAAGCAACTTCTTAAAGATGCTTCAGCGTTCACGGGGTGGAATAGGTCAATGGTGCGTCATACGGCACTTCTCAGAGATAAGAAGTAAATATTGGAATGAAGAGACACAAGAGTCTGTAGGAGGTCCGCCAAACGAGTATCAGGATACTGTGATCCTTGCCTCAAAGCAGTTATCGTTTGGGGCCACAAATCCACCAGGGACTGCAAGACAGGAGACTCTGCAAGCTGTAAATATATCAAGAGATTCCTTTGTTTACTACATGGATACTGATGTTGAAGTAGAAATTGATGATGAGATCTTTGACTTAGACTATGCTGGACAAGTAGCACCAACGGTAAAGTATACTAGCACCGATACTGGAGCTGCTATAACTGGTAGGTTCAAAGTTGACTTCGTCAACAACTATCGAGTTGGAAATAGGGGCGAGAAGACCTATAAGATTGTGACTGCGAAGAGGTACCACGGTGAGTGATATTAGTGACGTTGATTTTACACTAACAAGCAGTCTTCAGCCAGTTGATGATGAAAGAAACACGGTTGCTGGCACTCATGGTGGAAATAGCGCGGGAGCTGAGGGAAACCTTGATATACAGGGCTTCATGCATCTTCTCTACTTGATGCTCAAGGTTGACTATCCTTCAGCGGTTTTCGTCCCCTCCTATCCAAAGTATCTGAAGGTTGGAACGAAAGAGAACACAGAAACAATGGACAACCCGGTCCAAAAGTTTAAGCCGACGATAACATATATGATCATGCGTCGGGAACCGGCAACAATAGGTGGAAACAAAGAACCATTTGGCACAGGACAAAAGGATTTCCGACCAAAGGAAAGGCAGAGGGTTGGAAATCAAGATGGAACACAGACTATAATTTATGGACAAAGATTTGACAACCTGGTTAGATTCGACATCTGGTGCTTGACAAACAAAGAAGTGGAAGATCTCGTTAATTGGTTTGAACAATACCTACGAACGAGACGAGCTTTTCTCAGAAACATGGGACTCGATGAGATTCTTTTCTGGTCGCGTGGGGAAGATCAAGCGGATAGCAACTTCGACAATAGGTTGGAGAAGCGATCACTCACATTTTTCATAAGGACTGAAGAATTGTCCTCGGCGGAAGAAGATGTTCTCAAGAACCTCACAATCGAACTAGGCATCCGCAAGACTACTCAGTAGGAGGAAGAAATGGCTAATTCAAACTTGCCAAATATTGTTACTTCTCTAACGGATGGAAACCTTAATTCCAAAGAGGTTGCCGACCTTGGGGATCGTATTCTGTTACTTGGAACTTCCGCACGAGGTCCGATGAATGAGCCACGTTCAGTCTCCAGCATTCAGGACGCTGAGGACCTGTTCGGTGATATTTCAGAAGGAACACTCGTTCGTGGCTACTCGGAGGCCTTCTATGCTCCAGGTGGTCCAAAGGACATAACACTTGTTAGAATTGGTAATGGTTCAATTGCCGATGTTGACATAGAAGAAGCACTTGGATCAGGACTCGCGAATGAGACCATAGCAGTTGATACAGGTATTGCCTGGACGGCTATGACTATCGCATCTAAGGATCCTGGTGAGATTTTCAACTCTGCCAGTGTTAGAGAAGAGGTTGTTGATGGACAACTTTCCGTTATCTTCTACAATCCAGTTACAGATCTTGAGACGGTCGTTCCCTATGATCCAGCTGGAACTGTCGATGGAAGTGTCTCCAATGTTGAAGAATTAGTTAATGCACTCAACCTCGATACAAACTTTGCAAGTCACTTCGAAGCGAATATAAATGAACTGGATACGGATCTATCCATTACTATTAGTTCGACAGATTCGTATGTGACGGCTACTGGGAATGAAACATATCCATCTGGTACTATCACTGTCGACCTTCAGTCACTTCTGGATGTAGCAGATACTGATAAGGATAGTTTCACGGAGAATGCAAGTATTGTAACAAGTGGAACTCCGGTAACATGTGGAAACAACCTTACAGGCATTGAAGACTGTTACTCACTAGAAGAAACACTTGAAGATGTTGACGCAGCTGGTAAGAAGATGGTCACTCTTGATAATCCTGTATATGCTACTGGTGGTGTAGCTGCTGACTTCCTTATGCAGGATAAATCAGTAGATACCGTCTATGATGGACGTGGTATTCATATCCATACAAATGCCTTCATTGGAACTGGAGATGGTGACGATACCGTATTCCAGTTTAGCGTCTATGAGCCTATCAATGGAACAACCCTGAAGATCTATAGGACTGGAACTAATGGTATTCCTGTTGAAGTGACGGGTTTCTCTCTCGATCTGGCAGGCGGATCTGGAACTGATAATATCGCCCAGGTAACCCTACCAGTTGCTCCACCTGAGAACCATATCATCACTGGTACATGGGATTCTAATGAGTTTCCTATGACTAAAGTTACGACACTCACATCAATTAATTCAGCGACAAGTTACAGGACATACTATGTAGCTGGTAACAAGGTCTACTTTGGTGCGGCACAGCCGGCAGATCTCCGTATCGCCTACATGGGCCGTGTCCAGTTCACTGAAGGAGAGGGTATCGCAATCAGCGATGCTAAGAATGGTGAGATCGTATTCCAGGACCTCACTAAGTTGCCTAACGTATGGGCTGCAGGTGGCGCTACTATATACATGACACTAAAGTATCTTCCTGAGTGGCCGAATATTGGAGCCAGTGCAAGGTCTCTTAGTGGTGGAACTAATGGCATTGAAATGACCAATGAGGAGAAGTATACTGCCCTTACAACGGCCTACACTGCCATAGAGGATACACCAGCCGATATCATCGTACCAATCAATACCTATATTGATGATACGAAGACGGACTATGATAGTGAGACTGGCGTTGAGACAACCGTCAATGCTGGATTCGCTGAGCAACTCAATGCTCACTGTGAACAGCTCCTCGATGGTGTTTCTGAGACCTGGGGCGCAATTGCTGTAAAACCAATTGTTGCGGCTGATGGAAGAAGTCCTAAGGCTTCAGACATAACAACGTGGATAGAGAAACTCACAGAGTATTCCTACTCTGATGTTACGAGAGCGGCCAACGTTATGAAGAACCTTGACGCTAAGCACCTTAGTGTTGTGGCCTTCGAACCTGTCATTAGTAATGCTGCAATCAGCATTCCATATGCAACGTCTGGAGAATGCGTTTATGCCGGACTTGTGGCCAAACTACAATCAAATAGCGCATCAACAAACAAACCTCTCAGTAATATCCTTGGGATTCGTTATCCACTAAGTTCACGCCAACTTAACACGCTCACAGGCGCCCGTTACGTGACGGCCATGAATAGACCAGACATTGGTACAGTTATTACCGATGGAATGACAGCGGCCGCAACAACTAGCGACTGGAAGCGTCTATCTACCTTTAGAATTATGGTAGAGGCCATGAGGAATGTCCGCACTGCTGGTATGCCGTTCATTGGTGAAGGATTCTCTGGCGCAAGGAAGGCAGCTCTGGATACAGCTATCCTAAGACAGCTAGAAGCGATGAAACAGGATGGAAAACTTATCGACTTCGACTGGCTCGTAACGCAGACGAAGACTCAGGAAGTCAATGGTACAGCCAGCGTTAAGCTGATCCTGCACCCAGCCTTCGAGCTCAGAAGGCTTGAAGTGACAGTTGAACTCCGCCAGAGTTAAAATAGGAGGATCTAATGGGAAGCTCAATCAGTAATCAGTCAACTTTCCAAAAAACGTTCACCATTCACTCTGGAACGGATATCCACGCGGTATTCAATGATCTGCCGATATCAACTGTCCAGGGTATCAGTTACTCCATCACCCGTCAGAAGGCCCCCATCTATACGATGGGGTCTTCTGATCTGAGGGCTATTGCCCGCTCTAAGAGAGGTATTGCCGGATCGCTCATCTTCACGACGACCGACAAGCATGCCTTAAATGAGTTCATGTCAACCAGTACCTTCGCGGCCAAACCAGGCAGTCTAGAATCAAGTTCAGCTAATCCAGTTGCTGCAGATGATACAGTCAGTACTATTGACTCGGCCATTGAGGCAAGTACACTTGGTGGCGGAACTGGAGCAGGTGCTAATGCGCTTAATGCGAACATCGTAAATAGGGCTGTTGGTAGCATTATTGCCCGACCTATGTATGCAGACGAGATCCTACCGTTCGATGTTACTCTTTCATCAGCGAATGAGTATGGCAAAGGTGCAGTAATGCGTATTATTGGCCTTGAAATCCTTAACGAGGGTTCTGGTCTTTCCGTGGATGATACATCGAACGAAATTCAGATGACGTATCTTGCCAGACTTATCCTACCATGGGTTGAGTTTGTCAATATAATGGATCCGAACGACTTAGATCCAACCATCTAACGGATAAGGGGAGGATATGAAGTCCAACCTTACCCCATTCGGTTCGCGCCTTTCCCGATCAGTCTTTGATCGGGAAAGGGATGCGTACTCTGCCACCGATATTGAAGCGATAATCCATGGTATAGATCGTACCACGGGTAATCCAGTTACCGCTAAACTTGGTGACATCCAGACCATTACCTACTCCATCCATAGAGAGTCAAGTCCCGTGCGCACGCTCGGGCGAACTAATCCTGCTGGTTATACTGCTGGTGGAAGAACTACAGCTGGAAGTCTTATATTCGCAACATTCAATAGAAGGGCTCTAGAAGAACTATACACAGGATCTGACTACCAGACAGCCGCTGTCAATGGTACTCTATCCGATGCAAGAATAAGACAACCAACCGATACTATTTCACCATTCGATATTATTCTCTACTTCACAAGCGAACATGGAAATGACTCTGTCATGTATATATACAGAGTCCAGATTGTTGACGAAGGTCAAACCTTCTCTATTCAAGATGTATATACTGAACATACAATGCAATATATGGCATCTGGTATATCAATGCTTGAAAAGATTGATGATGTCTGGAAGAGAGCGTATATTGGAGAAGGTGCAATATTCAACAATCTCACAGCAATTCATAGGGCAGAAGCAGCAGGCCTCATAATATAAGTTCCTACCAAAGTCATTTACCGGCCCGTAAGCCCTCCCCTTACGGGCCGTTTTATTGTGATATAATCCTATAGATATGAAGACAAAACAGACAGACACTCTTAGTACCGTTCTTGCTGAGGCACTAAAGTCATCAAACCTTTCTCCGTCAACTGTTGGAAAGGTTGATGATCATGGAAACACGCCAGCTTCGTGGGAAGTTCTAGATGCTGAGGAACGAGCCAAAGCAATAAAAGAAAAGTCAGATAAGAAGAATGAGGAGAGAAGTAGAAGAGAAGAGATCAAAAAGAAAGAAGCAATGGATGCTGTCATTAAAGAGAGGCAAAAACAAAGGAACACCAAAGCCTCATATGAGTATCCAAATCCATATTATGCAGGACCTCAGGTTGGTCTCTTCATTGGTGACACCTGGGTCTCAGATGTGGTTACAATCTCATATACAGAAACTGTCAATAAGGTTCCCCTCTATGGATATGCAAGTACGCACTTTAATGCTGTTGCAAAGGGTACAGTATTAGTTCAGGGCCAGTTTGCTATTGCATATACACAACCAAACTATCTTCAAACAATACTGGCTAGATATAGTACTTCAGAAGGACGACTGGCCATGTTTCCTACTCAAATATCAGATCCTATAGAGAAGGCCAAGAAGTTATTCTGGAAACTTGAAGATCTCCAGAATACAGTTAATCTAACTCCATTAGAATATGGATATGAGTATGGCGTAACTGGCCAGGTAAGGAATGGTTTTGATATCAGAGTATTCTATGGTGCATCAGAATTCGTAACTAATTCTGTGTTGCGAAGAGCATCAATATATACTGGCGCCGATATTAAGACAAAGGGTGTCATAGAAGAGATAAAGAATGTACATCTTACGTCGAGAGGCCTATCTGTGACACCATCAGGAGAACCAATAGCTGAGATATATTCCTTCTTCGCTTCACATGTCCAGACAAGTGGGAAGTTGACACCAGGAACCCGTACCATAGGAGTTTCAGTAGATGCATCTACTGGACTCGTACCAATAGCAAATGTTAACAGCAATAATAGCGTAAACCAAAGATATATTAATAACCTAAAAGGGAGGTAGAGATGGAAGGACCAACAAAAGAGTGGATTGATGCCGCAAAGGAAAAGTATGGAAGGCTAAGTAGGATCACAATCAATGGTGTAATGTATATCTTTCGCCAGTTGAAGAGGAAGGAACATCTTGACATTCAAAAAACAGTATTCCCTACTGGTGTTCCAACTGATCAAGCACTGATTAAACCAGAAGAAAATACTCAGATAGAAGATATGATTGTTAAGTCCTGTGTCCTCTGGCCAGAGAATCTTGACTTCAATAATGAAGGGGCTGGTGTTCCTCAAAGTATCACGCCATCGATCTTGTTCTTCTCAGGTTTTGTTGGACCACAGGAACCAGAGGAGATATAAGAGTCCCGCCAGATGCGAGAGAGGGAACATCACCCAGATGTTCCCTCTTTATTTTTAGGGAGGAATAGTGATTGAAGAGAGCATGATACGCAAGTGGAAAAAGATGTATGGAAGAGTATTCCGCTGCGTCATACAAGATGATGTATGGTACTACCGTGCATTGAGACTTGGAGAAGTAAGAACCGTCTCAATGTGTGAGGATCAGGAGCAAAAAGAACTCATGATCCTAAAGTGTGGTATTATACATCCAAAGATAGAGGATCTGGAAGGAATAACAGCTGGCGCTGCCGATAGATTAGTGTTACTGATATCGGGTGTTACAGGTGCTGATGAAGAATCCATTCTAAAGAGAGTTTCCGACGAGCGAGATAAACTTGGAATAAGTGATGACTACTTGAAGTGGAAGGTCCAGATTATCAAGACTCTTAACTACAATCCCGATGAGGTTGATAGGATGACGATGGACGATTTCGTACGTGCCATTGTTCTTACAGAAGAAGTGCAGGGAAGACCATTAGTTAGTGTTGGAAAGGATGATGGGACCACTGCACAGCCAGTTGAAGAGGAAGAAGAGGGTGAACTTGAGAATGTAGATACTAGTACCGCAGCAAATATATCAGAGAGACGACTAAGAGCTAGATACGTAGCGGAGAAGCAGAAAAAGAGAAATAGAATTGGAAGAAATTCGAGATGATATAACGGAAGCCCCCTCACAGCCAGGTCCGACAGTCGCCGGACTATTCGGACGTCTGGCTGCATTCACTATTGCCGCAGGAGCCACAACAACCCTCCTTAGAAAAGGCTCCAGGATGGCGGCCAAGTACATCACATCAAAGATACCAGCAATAACAAAGTTGGGTGGTAAAGAAGCTACTGGTAGTCTAGAAGGAATGGCCTCCCAATTTATTCAAAAGACATTTCCTTCCATAGGAAATACAACTCTTTCCCGTGACATTCAGAGTGGAAATCGAGCCTATCTAAAGTGGGCTGCCTCGTGGAATAGGCAGGATAGAATCTTTAAGGAAGTTAAGTACCTTGAAGAAGGGGCTAGACATGCTGTTGATACAATGGAAGGAATGTCCAAGGCTACAGACTTCCATTTCAATCGTATGCGGATGCAAACTGCTGACTTCTTCGCTCGTCCAGGTCTTGGGCAAAGAGCAACAGGCCTCGCCTATCAGTTAACAAAGAAGTCTCTTGCTGGTAATGCTGGAGCCTATGTTGCAGATCAGGCGATGAACATCTTTAGTGAACCAGGTGAAAGAACTGGTCCAGCTTGGTACAATCCTGTCGGTCATGCCATTAACTTCGCAAAGTTCACTGCACAGAACCTACCATATGGTCTTATGTTTAGTGGCGGTCTTGGTTATGCAGCCAAGATGGGTGCCGAAGCTGGTATTGGCAGTCTTAAGTTTCTCACTCATGATGTAATTGGAAAGGCAAATACACAGAGGGCCTTGGCACGTACTGCCGCTGGAGCTGACTGGATCTTCAAAGGTCTAGCTGGTCTCCACACTGCAGCAAGACAATCAATGATACGATCCCAGGCGGTCCTTCCACAAGATGTAATGTCACTTCAGTTCTTCAAAAAGGCGATAAATCCAACTACCTGGGTTGATTTTGCACGAGAAGGAATGGCAGGATGGAAGAAGGGACTTGGACTTGCTAAGAAAGGGGGAAGTACAGACCTCCAGTTTGATGCTGAGATAAAAAATCTCATCACACGTTCTGCTCATATAAATGAACCACAAGGAAGAGAGACATTCCTTCGTGATTTCTACACAAGGACCCAGAAAAATAGACAAAGTGCATTCGAATACATCTTTGGTCTTGAGAAGAAGGTTAATTTTGAGTCGGAACTCTCAAGATTAGCCAACCAATCACTATCAAAGCTAAAACTACCAGGTGGAAACCAAGAAAGACAGGCAGCTTCTGATGCTTTCATGCGTGGATGGAGAGATACATCACATCTTCTTGGTAGGATGGGTGTGCAAGTACAACCTGGTGTATATAAGGGTGTTGGAAATGGTGTAATTGATATTAGACCTATTCAACCTCGCCGCATTTTGAATAAAGTGGCCGATGTAATGAATATGGCCAGCTTTAGGATACCCGGTATTAATTCTCGCATCAATGTATTTGAAATGTTCATGATTCCAAACCTTATTAAGAAGACAGCATATGAGGAATGGACTGATGGTGCTGTCTTTCTTGGAACAAATAGGACAACTTCACAGAGAATTGGCCGAAGTAGACTCCTTTCTAGTAATAATCCAGATGCAGGAGCACTTATTGAGAATGGTTGGTATGCACCGCAAGGTGGTATTGGTGTATTTGCAGGTGGTGGATTCTACCACTATCAAGATGGTAGTATAAGACGACTACATACACCAAGAGTAACATATAAGACATTCGCAAAGGGTAGTTGGGGACTTATGGCTGATACAATGGCCTGGCTTGGTGGTAGATATCCACAACCACTAAAAGAAACGGAGACTGGTAACAGACCATTTGGTAAGAGAGTTATGGAGGCCCTTGACCTTGACATGACGAACAAGGAAGGTGTCTTCCGTAGAATTGGATCACATGTAAGAAAGTATGTTTGGTCTCCAGGAAATCCACATCCTAACTTCATATATGATAATATTGCTAATTTTGAACGTAGTGGAGACCTAGCATCTGGGCAAGGTTTTGTAAGAGGAATAAAACATCTTGTAGATGATGCAGTTGGTGTATTCTCAAGCGTTAGAACGAAGAGATTTACTGATGCGATCCTTGGTGGTTCGGCTACAAATCCTAATAACCTTGATGATTTTAGGTATGTTGCTGATCGTGCGCGGGAAGCCCTATCAGAAAGTAATCTACATCCATATGTAAGAGATCTTGCTTCATCATGGAACATAAGGAAGATAGTAGATAGGGCAGGAATGGTAGATGATTATAATTCCATCCGTAGGATCATGCTTGAACCTGCGGCAGGTGGTAGGAAGAACTATGATCAGATGATAGACTTCCTCTCCATAGATGCATTATCCAAGAAGGATAGTGCTGGAGAGGTAATGACGTATACAAATGATCTAGTGAATTCTCTTCAGAGGAAGGGTGAAATAGGAGAATTAGGGGCAGCATCCCTTAGAGTTATATCCTATGGACTCTCAAAGCAACAACAGAGTACCTTCTTTAAGAATTACCTATCACAGAGAGGAGGAACAATACGTGGCGAGAATCTTCAGGAACTAACTAGATTCCTTAAGACAAACTCAGTTGAGAGAGATATCAAAACAGTAGCGGGAAAGATATACAAGAATCCTCTTAAGAACTTTATAGACTTAGATGATGCCCCATACAAGTCTGGTATGATATCAAATGAGTCAAAGATACAAAACCTTAAAGAGGCCCCATTTGTTGCCATTCCATGGACCTCTTCTGGTAGGATGTTATCGAAGGAACTCGCTGCCATAGGTCTATCTGAGGAAAATGGAGATCCAAGGCCAAAGAGAGCACAAGGTGATATTCTTACTGGGAAAAATATACTTTGGGCTACTGTTGTTCGTAGAATGAGTAACGTTCTTCAACCATTTGATCTTGGTCTAAATCCTGCTAAGTATAATGGTGGTGGAATATGGAATAAGATAGGTGGACCTGGCACACAGATGTTTATAGAGGGTCTTGCCCTCAAACGTGCTGGGGCTATAGCTGGCCTTGCAACAGCCTATAGCATAACTGATAGGCTTGTGGATGTTATGCCTGGACTCCAGAACACTCCATTAGGCGAGGGACTTACAGTATTTGGTGCTGACCAGTTTGTTAAGGCTAGGATGGGAGTCTCCTGGGCAGCTGATGCTCTTGGTATAACTAGTACGGCTAAATATCTTGAAGGTCTCTTTCCTGGAATGATAGATAGTCCTCTCATGCGGGCGGCCAGGGGCGTTATGGCGCCCCTATGGTTGGCTAATGCCATAGGTCATAGCGGTGGAGCTACCGGAAAGAGACTACAATGGGGTCTTCTTGGTGGTATGGCTATGGGCGCTGTCCAAGGTTTTGGTATGTTCGATATGACCAAGAACACAGCTGAACTGAAGGAAATTTACTCAGGTAGAGAAGAAATACCTATTAAACGTGGCCGATGGTGGGAACTTGGTAGTTCCAACTATAGCGGTTCTCGTATACGTGGATTCTATCCAAACTGGTATGCTAGGTTAAAGTCACAATCTATGTCCACTCCAGAAGGATGGGGCAGTCCATTAGAGCAGATACTCTACAAACCATGGCCCCTATTTGACTTTAACCCTCTTGGATGGCTTATGGGAGAACCACATCACTATGCGTACCAGCACTACTATAGCCGCCCATATCCAGAGACTGGTTCTGCCTTCTATGAATTTCCCTTTATAGGACCAGCTCTCTCTTCTACTCTTGGTAGGATTATGGCGCCACCAAAACAGATGCATAAACAGGAACTATATGCACAGTTAGATAAATATGGATACTCTACAGCTGGTGGTTTCTCACAGAGGGTTGGTTCAATTCCTGGAACAAGTGAAATGGCTAGGGCAATGCCTGTCTCCAACTTTGGAATAAGACAGACACTTGGAAATCAGTTATACAATATTGAGCAGTTTACTGGTCTATGGGGATTTGGCCTTCAGACGGCAACACAGGAACTGATGGGTGTCGAGCAACCATATGAAGGTGACAATGTTCTAGAAAATGCTGGAGAAATCACTTCCATGCGCAGGCAGTACTATGATAAGGAACTTGGTGGTCTTGCTGGTATGAGCGAAGCTTGGCGTCGTTTCCTTCCAAAGAGACAGGCACAGGTCAATAGAATTAATCCACTTCAGAATAGGATGCCAAAGTGGTTACCCGTTCAGTTCAGAGTTGGAGATGCATACGCAAAGACGCCATGGGGAGAACTAGTTCTTCCTGGGCAAGGATATACTAGTGCTCACGATGTTGAGATGACATATCCAGCCTCAGCCGACATGCTCGGTCTCCCACTGGAGGAGACTACCAGAAGAATGTTATCTCTTGGACGACCTGAGCCTATTGGTAGGGAAGAACTGGAGAATGTTAATGCGAGGATCAAGGCCGCCGCCGAAGTCTATGAACCATATAACGATGTATCTGGAACATATGATGGAATTATAAGGAAGGGGCGCCGGGCCATCCTCCAGAAGATTAAGAACTTCAATAGTCAAGAACTAACTGATGTTGTAGGCCCAACTGAAACAGATATCTCAGAAGTAAACTTCTATATGAGGATGGCTGGCGTATCTGAGGGTATTATTCAGTATAGAATCGATGGTGTTCCTGCACTTGCCTATCCTGTTCGCTATGATGAACAACGTTTTCAAAAGGATATGGATATAGTCAATAGAGCTAGAAGAAAGGCTGCTGATCTATATGCAAAGGGTGTTGGTTTTGAAGGAATGGGATATAGTCATCTTGATAGGGCAAGTATACTCGCTAATGTAGCTCCGTATAGTAATGAATTTAAGCAAGAGTTAGCAATGGCTAAACAATCTGTTAAGATTGGAAAGGGTGATGTAAATAAATTAGAGAAGATAAAGAAACATGCCAATGCTATGAAGATGGCCCAAGAATTCTATCCAAGAAGATTTCTTGGAAAAGTTATGACACCTGATGCAGCCTTCAACAATATGTCTCTCAATGAGTATATGAAGGCTGCTGCCGAATACTCGCTACCAGAAAGGGCTCTTGGTGCACTATGGGAAGGTTTTAACTCTCTTAATCATCCATTTGATAAGTTTCACTCCTATAAGACACCATTAGATGCCTATAAGGCTGATACACTGTATGGTAGACGTATCAAGATGTGGCAAAGTCCTACTGAACACTGGCTCGACTCTATGGAGAGAGGGTTCATGTCAAAGGATGATCCAATGAGTGGTTATCTTGCTGGCTTCATTGGTGGTTATGTGTTTGGTGGTGGATCAGCTGGATCATTTCTAATGTCTGGTATAGGTGCTGCCTATGGTACTGTCCATGGTCTATATAGAAAAGTTACAGGATCTACATATATCCCCGGAACGGTACAGGAGACAAGGAATGTGAATAGATACTTTGACCAGATGAACTACCAGAAAGATATGTTACTTTATGAAATGACCGGAAATAATGAGTATCTAGAAGGTGCTAGAAGTACAATGACAGGTATTAACCCCAGTGATTTGTCTCGTCAGTCATGGGCCCGTTTCTATAGGGCAACCCCTTATCAAGAGAAACCATATATTATGTCCTTCCTTAGGGAAACTGATCAGACTGAGCGAAGGAAGATACTCGAAGTTGTTCCTTCTGATGTTGGAGATGTTCTCGCTTCGAAGTGGGCAAAGATGGATGGTCTTAGTTATGATAGAGAAATGACTAAACGATCAATGGCGAAGATGCCACCTCCTGAATGGGCAGGATGGGCACCAGAGGTTAATCTTGATGACGTTGAACTCAAGACTGTAGAACAAATGGGTTTCGAAAAACATGACTTTGGTCTAGGTTGGTATGAGCAAGAGAGGAGGATTAGAAATTCTCCTGGTATTCCTGGTCCCATTAACATGAGGGACCCAGGAAATATGGCAACAATAAGCAATACTCCACTCTTCAATCAGTCTGAGGTAAGAAGGTCGATAGAGAGAGCACTAGAAGGTATGGGTGTGCAAGCATTTATATCTATAGGGCCATCTTATAGTGATAACCAACTCACTGTGATAGGATAATGGCTAGAGAAGAAGATAACCTTAATGGTATAGAGATAGCGATGCGAACCGGGGCCGGACTTGGCCTTGGTTATGCTGCCATCCATGCATATCGATCAGACTATCAGGGGATGAAGAGATCATTTCTTGGTATGAATCTATCACCTACCATAAAGAGGGCCTTTACCCGCATTTGGCAATTCTCAGGTGAGTTCTTTGAACACATAAACATGGAAAAGTCACTTAGTCTTCCAATATATATGCAGGAGATTAAGAATGATTTTGAAATAACGCGAGTTATAGAGGAAATCAATAGAAAAAGGTCGCAAATTCAGGACATATTCCTTGGTGCATCCGATGCTATAGAGAATATAAGGGCAACTGCCCTAGTAGAAGGTATAAATCCTGAACATCTAGTTCCAATGCTCGGAGAATTTAGCACCTTTAGAAACAACTACTTTGGTAGAGCTCTTTGGAGAGCTGAAGTTCTCACTGAATCAACATTTAAGGGAAGGTCAGCTGCTGTTGAAACTGGAAGACTTGAATCTCTACGAGTTGATGAGTTAGAGTCTATAAATCAACAGTTAAAAATCGTTAGGGATAGGGCAAGACAACTAGAATATAATATACGTGGAGCAAAAAATGATATTCAGAGAATAGTAAACCTCTCTACATCAAAAATGGGTGGTGTAAGTGAACAAAGGACTTCTGAAATTATTACTGACAAGATGCAGAAGATAAGAGAAAGGATAGATGCAACGACAAGGACAATAGGTGGACTTGCCGACCTAAGACCAACATCAAATCCAGTTCCACAGACACCAAACTTCAAATTCTGGACAATAGGTGGCGATATTCGTGATCTCAAATCACAAATATCAAATCAAAGGTTAATAGGTAGGGAGGGGTTGCACACAATCTCCACTGTTGTAAAACAGATGTATGATGATCCACTTCTGACAAAGAATATTATTGGTCCAGAAAAGATTGCTCAGAGAAAGACAGAGGAAAGACTCGTTCGAAGAGAATTCATGGCGAACATACGTGATTCTATTAGAGATCTACAAAGGACTGGAATCTTTTCCTCTGTAGAAGTTGGTGTTACAACAGAAGCCATGGATGAAGTTGTTATTAGAGCCACAAAGAGAGGTGGTGGAGAACTTCTCATTCCATTGGCCATAAATATACCAAAGACAGAGGCAGGAATACGATATGCACGACGCGGAGGAAAGACATTCTTCCAGCCATTCACAAAACAGAGAAACATTTTGCTTGAGCAGTCAAGACAGGCATCATATATGTTATCGGATCCAGCCTTTCTTCCTCAAGATATCGATGAGAGGGTAAAAGACTCTCTTGATTCAATCTTTGATAGAATGATGTTACCATCTAAGACAACATTAGTAGATGCAGTGCAAAGTGCTCAGGTAAATCAACGACTTACCCATCAAGAATCTGAACTTTTTATGGGAGCTTGGGATTCTTTTAGAAAAATACAGAAAGTAAAGATGGGTAGAGGAAGTATATTACATATAGATCTTGAGGGTGACCAAATTGGTTGGTCTTTAATGGACTGGAAAGGACAACCTATTGATGGTTACCACTTCGCTATTGGTACAGGTGCTGTTGCTAAGACACCAACACATCTTCGATCAAAATCCCTAGGCGGACATAATATCGTCCAGGAAATAGGCGAGAATGAATTGGATAAGGTTGTTGATGCTCTTCATAAGACTATTATGAAGTCCTATGGTAAACCTATCCGGATTGCAAGTAAAGCATATGGATTATTTGATAAAGAAAAGCTAAATGCCTTACTTACAGAAGTCGATAAACGCTCAATGGGTGGCAATCCTAAGATTGCGGCTCTTAAGGCCGCCCTATCATCAGATAATGTCATTGAAATCAATAACTTACCACGTATGAATGGCGAAACACTACAGGTAAAGGGCGTACAACTCTTCCGTATTATGTCCAGACACCTAAGGAATAAACCGAAGTTGCGTGCACAGATGGAACAACTAGTAAAGAAGGTTGGAATTCCTTCCTTTGATGAGATCGGTCAGATGGTGGTCGAACAGGGACATCATACGGCCTTTATGGATGCCTATATGCAGGGTATCTATGTTGAATTCACAAGGATGCTTCAAAAGAAGGATAGAAGGGCTGTAGAACGCGAGTTCAAGAAGATAAAGGAAGGTTTTCTACCAGATAGACTTACTGTAGGTCTCTATCATAGTGAACTCTCCCATCTAAGGCGTCTGAACGTCTCTCCATCAGCTAGCATTCATGGAAAGTTGGATACAAGTGGTAGCATGCTAACAAATCCATTTCCAGATCAAAGGCCAGGCCATGAATATAGGCAAATTCCATCTATGCAACTTAGGAGTATATCAGATCCTGTTACGAGAAGAAGAATTCAAGATGAGTATAGAAGACTTATGGATGCAGGAATTGAACCTGATCTAAATCAGATACTAAAGCGTGAATTGAATGAAATACATACGAAATCCTTGGTTCTTATTGATCCTGGCGGAACTCGTTACATGGCAAAGGATGATTTTGGATTTTCAGATCCTCTTATGAAATCTTCTACTTGGGCTGAGGCCTATGAGGAAGTTGTTGATAAGGGATCTAGTATTGAATTTGGTATAAAGGAGGGTGCTGAGGTCTCAACTGGTGGATTTGTTGGCCTACGTCGGGATGAACCAATTGCTTTTAAGTCAAGAAAACATACCCAGAAAGGTATAGTTACTTCCATTATAGATAATAAGGATGGAACGGAGACTATCGTTATTAATAGAATTAATAAGTTAGGATGGGGAATTCCTGTTGTTGTTGGTGGTTCTCAGGCGGCAACTGTTACAAGATCCATGGATGACTATCTACCACATATTGGTGGTGACTTCAGTTCATTTCGATTGGCTGCATATGCTGAGAAGAATAACCCTGGCGCCGTTATGTCAGACATGCTCGCTCTTATGTTTCATCACTCTGGAATGGGCCCAAATGCAATAGTAAAGAATGATATTCTGACAAAGATAATTATGAAGAAGATGGGTGCTGATCCAAAGGATGCTAGAAGGACAAGGTTTCCAATGGTAAGAGATACTCTTAGTGGAATGATGAAACCAGATGTAAGAGGAAGAGAATACTGGTACGAGAACTTCAAAGACATGGATATTGGTAAAATTGTCGAGATTAGCGAGGAGTATAAGAGACAGGTTACCGCTCTTGGAGATTCCTTTACTGGAAGTCGGCTTATTTTCGATGAAATTCATAAGGTAATGGGTAGGAGTGAGATACGTGAGACACAGGACAAAGTCCTAAGATCCTATGGTATGCTTATGGGCCAGAAAGGATATATAGAGGCAAATGTGAAGATAGCTTCACATAATATGGGTCGTCCTATTAGTGAGAGTGCTATAAAGTCTAGAGTAAATGATGTAAGGAGAGTCCTCGAGAGTGGAGATGTCAAATCTGCCATTGCCCTCATGAGAAATGATATTAAAATAGGAGAAGTGGATGATATCTTAGAGCAGTTACCAGCCCACTTTGGTTTTGTACGTCATAGGGAAGATCTTGATGCTAGACTTACATGGTCACCAGCCACCGTAAGCTGGGATTCTGTTGTTGCCCGTGACTTTGATACTATGAGTGGTCTTGGTGAGTTGAAACAACTTAATATTAGCATGGCCACTCTTGAGCAACTCTCACCTTTACGGGATAGCAAGGGTCTCTTGGATATTCTTCGAACAGGCATCTATAAGAGTGATCCAATTAAGACATATAGGATGTTTCCATTTTCATTTCTCTCCTCTAAGGAGACCTTATCTGGATTCAGACGAGTATCTAGAAATGATGTTACAAAACATCTCAATAAGTTCCTCGATAGGTGGATGTCTCTACCAGAGACAACAAGAATGGGTAACTTCAATGGTTGGATACCAAAGGATGCTGTTTATAACCTAAATGGAAGTTGGATGACAAGAGAAGCAGCCCAATCTCACTATGGTATGACATCAATTGAGTTTGATGAAGCCGTTCGTGATGGAAAGGCTACTTTGGTCGATCCAACTGTCCTAAAGAGTCGTCTAAGAGTTGCTTCTGATGTAGACCAGATGAGAAGAACTAGCATGCAACCATTTTCAGTAGAATTTGGTAGGGATGCTAGACTTTCCGTTGAAGCAAGATGGAGTAAGACAAATGTTAATATAGAGCGTCTTCTTATTACACAAGCATCGAGAGAAGACTACTTTCCTGTCGATATGGTAGGCCCTGGGGGTAAAAAGCAACGTTATCTCATTGAATCTCCCATCCAGACCAAGACAAGAGAGGTCCTACGTCATATTCTATCTGGCGCCTTCGTAAATCCACGAGATGGTAACACAGGTGGCCCTGTTCTCCAGGAGTTAATGGATCTCTACCAGGACTATACTGTGAAACTCAATTTGAAGACCTCCCTGGCAACCTCTATGGTCCCTGTTGTCCGTTTCCATGGAAGTACGTTATTTACCGACCTTCCTCAACTATCTGGTGGAGTAACGACCAAAGAAGAGGCTATGAAGGTCATGATGGGCGTCTTTGGTACAAAAGAGATGGATTCCAAGATGTTTCTTCGAAGAAGAGGTGTAATGCCAAGAAAAGAAGGATTCATAGTTGGTGTCAATGAAAGAGATGTTGATAAATGGATAGGAAACGTCTTTTCAACCCTATCTTCTGATGATATTAAGGCAATGGCCAATCGATTCCTTGGAAACGTAAAACTTGGTAATAAGAGTGGGATAAATCCAAGTCTATATACTCTACGTCATATGGCTGAATTTGGACCGGCCGATGGAAAGAATTTTGCCTCAAATGCTCTTGGTATGATCCAAAATATAGCTAGTTCTAAGGTTACTGGAGATGCTGCTAGAAAAGGCTGGCTTGATCTAGTACTAAAGGGAGTTACTCCTCTATCAATGGGCGGACTGAAATTTCCTCTTGCTGACCAAGGCAAATTCGTAGGTGAGGACTTCTATAAGGCTATGGCCTATGGTCAGGATAGGAAGAATCTTGCTTCTAGAATGGCCATTGGTGGAAGTCCTGTAGGTGTCATGCCTTCTGCGGCCATGTTCCAGGGAACGATCGATACAGACGGTGACTTCCTTGCCTTCATGCTAGGTGAAGGTGTAACAGAGAAGGTCCTTAAGATTATGGAGTCTAATACCTTCTTTTCTGAGATTAATCCTATTGCTCAGGTCGTAGGTACGGAGAAGGGTATGGTCCAACTTTATGATACAGTAAATAATGAGTTTATCAAGCGACCTATGGGTGTAACAACTCACTTTACGGGGTTAAACAAGGCAGAGTCTGTACAGGCCGAGTTATGGACCAAGCAGGCGGCCGGTAAGATCACAATCTTCTCTGAGAACATAGGTCAATATATGTCACGAGTCCTATCTCATAGGGGAAGTGGACTTGCGACGGATCTTGGCCAGGAAACAATGTCAAAGATGAGACTGCAGTTGAGAGAGTGTATGGGTGCCCTTATTGAAGGTGGCGCCCTTAAGGGTAAGTCTTCAAGTAGTGCTGGATCTGATGCCATGATCGAATTCTTCGATAGACTCTCCCATGAATCAGGGGTAAAGGAGTTTATGGGTGAGGTGGAGACTATTGTCAGAAATGGAGATCCAAGTGATGTAAAGGTTGGAATGTTCAAGAAACTTCTATCTCCTATAGTCGGTTTACAGGATGTCTTCGAAGGAACAAAGGGAATGGACTTTGGGGATGTTATGATCCAGGCAGCTAGAGGAGGTCGGGCACTTGGAAGTCTATCAGCCGAGGAAATACTTGTAGGTACATCACATAGGGCAAAGGATACATATAAGGGCCAGATGGTAGATGCCATGCGTAATATCCTTCCGGACATTCCTACTCACTTTACACCATGGAAGCAGGAGGGTGTCCTCACGGCCATGAAGAGGAACATAACAAATGACTTAAGTGAACAACAGTGGAGAAAGGTATCAAAAGGTATGGGATGGGCGGCTGCTGCTGGAGCTGTCTTCCTTGCCTCAAATATGTTTAGGTCAGATGATAACCAGTTTCTTGGAGATAGACCTGGCTTCGGTGGAGAGGCTAGAGACTTTACCTTCACGCGTCCTGAGTATGAAATGGGAGGACTTCTTGATACACCATATAAGAATCCATGGAGTAAGAGTAGGGCATACGTAACAATGGCCAATCCTTCAATGAACCAGAAGATGCAACAGTTATCTAGAAAAGAGGAGCAAGATATAAGGACTTTCCATGAGGTTATGGGTCTTGAAAAGACTAGAGTTTCGTCATCCTTTAATTATGGAAAACGTGACCTAGCCGGCTATAGACAGCTTCTCGAAAGATACGGACAGTGATATAATCAAACTATGGCATTCCAAGTGGTTGTTAAAGTTAGAGATTCAAAAAAGGTAAGAAACCTAAGGGCACTCTCCCAACAAATAGCTAGTCTTTTAGAGCAATTTACTGGGAAGAGGACCGTGTTAACTATTAAAGACTTTGGTAAACCAAAATGAAGAAACTCTGCAAGCATTGTATGATAGAAAAAGATTATTGTGAATTTAATAAGAATTCACATACAAAAGATGGTATAAACTATATATGTAAGTTATGTGTTAGTATATATAATAAGAAATATCATGATCATAATACTGGTAACGTTCATGGTTTACTTTGTAGTTCATGCAACACAGCCATTGGATTACTGTATGATAATCTTAGTATAGCAGAATCTGTTGTTGCCTATTTGAAAGACCATTTTATTATAACTGTCAAGGACTTCTCTAATGCTAAATGATAGGATCAGTCTAGACTACACAAAGGAACTTGGTGAAGCCTTCGAAAAGGAGAAGGCTTCACGAGGTGCCTTTACAGGTGAAGTTGAGAGAGTTATTGATGGTGATACCTTTGTCCTAGCTGGTCGCCAGCAACATGTTCGTCTAAAGGGAGTTAATGCACCAGAAAGAAATTGGAGCAAACTAACATCATCCGAGAAGAAAACTCTTGCTGATGTTGATGGTGAGAATTCCTATAAGGAACTTCAAGATATCCTTGATGGAAAGAGAGTTAAACTCAGTAGTGTAGAGGCACAATCTGGCAAGAATCATTATGGTGAACGTATTACTGCCCTAGTATATACATTGGATGGTACTTTTGTCAATGCTGAAATAATTAGAAGAGGATGGGCTGTACCAGAACCAGATTTCGCATCCCAGATACCATATGATGAGATGATTATGTTGGATCAGGCTGTAAAGGAGGCAAGGACAAATAAGCGCGGCCTCTGGTCAAAGGACCCTGGTAGCAAACTTCTAGAGCAATTCATACCTATTTCACCGACAAATCTTGATCCTATAGACAAACTGGAAGAATACAGAAACATTCCTGGTGCAACTAGGCTAGGAACCATGTGGCTATATGTTCCTCCTGCCCAGATAACAATAACAGAACATAACTCTAATGTAGAGTGGCCTACTATGCGCACACCTGGTACGCCACGACTGCGTTCTACTCAACAGGAACAACGCATTGAAATGGTTGTCATCTTTCCTAATATGTGGAGTATTAACTACCAGTTAAGACCTTTAATTGCTCAGTTCATTAGATCACCATTTCTTCCACTTGAAAATGATCATATTAGGAGTATGGTCATGCCAAGTTATCTGAACTCTGTTGAGAGTGTTTCTGAGCAACTTGGATCAAGGTTCGACGATAAAACAAAGATATCCAAGTTAATAGCAAAACGGCAGGAAGAGGAAGGAAAGAGGATAGCTGAAGATCTTGGAAAGATGTCACTAGGATCCGTGGCTGACAACCAGTATCAGGTAAAGCAAAAACCATCAGCAACGAAAGTTGATGATAGACAACTATTTATTGCTCTTAGAAATATCGTAGTAGCAACAATACCAGGAACGCCAGAAGCTCTCCAAGTAACGTTTACTATGACAGTTTTTAATTACCTACCACATATGGAGAAGGTTGAGTATCTTAGAAAGATGCCAGATCTAGAGAATCAACTTAAGTATCTTCAGATCATTGCTAATATGCGATTTCCAGATACTGTTAATAAACAGGCCCTCAACATAATAAATAGTTGTGGAACAACGACGAATGCATCAGATAGCGAACCTTTCAAACGCTACTATAAAACTCTTCTTTCTGAGACACAGATAGGACAGACTGCTACTCCTGTATCATGGGTAAAAGGCATGATGCCTCGTCTCTCTCCTCTACAGTCTTCTAGTATGTATAGATTCAAGTTTATTCTACCAACAAATACACTATCAGCTGAGGATGTTGCTAGAAATCAAGATGAGATTGGTACATTAGAGACGCTTATTCAGAATAAGATAACAGAAGCTATAAGGGCTAGAACGAGAAAATTACTTGGAAATGATCTTGTAAATGATACAGTAGGTCAATTACTTAAGTCAACTACGGCCGTAATGAGAATATATAGTGACTTTCTTGTAAGAGAACTTCCAAGATCAGTAAAGAACTTTGAAACAAAACTATCTAATAAGGAAAGTTTCTCTGTTAGTTTTGGTGACTATCTTGATGCAAATTCGACCGACCTACTTACATCCATCAAAGGTACTATGCTTACTGATAAGTCAACTGCCTATGATATTCTAAAGGCTGCCATTGGTGACGCTATAATAGGAGCTGATGATATCATACGGGCCACAAAGAGAATATTTGAACTTGATAGTAGGAATGTTGTGGGAACAAAGGGAACAACAATGGAAGTTGTTGTTGAAAACAACGGAAGTACAACCATAACAGGAGCCAGTGCCACATTCTCTCCTACCATAGTTCCTATCTCCATAGTTGACCATATTATGCCATCCTGCCAATTCTTAGGAAGAAGTGACTGGATGATGTCGATCAATCTTATGACAAATGACTTTACGCTTGTTCGAAGGCTTGCCACAATGAGCCAAGTTGGAAGATTAAGTCAGATAGCGAATGAACGGTCTGGGATTAGGTGGTTCATGGTTAAACTAAACTCTACAATGGTCCCAATGCTTCCAAATGCCAATGGTCTATTTTCCTACCTAGGAATAAGTAGAGTCCTATTTGAGGACTGCGTCTACGAATCAGTGAAGGAAAAGCCAGGTTGGTTTAATGTATCTCTTAGATTAGTGCAATCAGATATCGATATGGCCGAGTATGAGAGTCTGATACCAACGAACAAAGTAAGAGCTGAGGTTGTTAGAAGCATAATAAATAACATTGCTAGTGGAACTGTTTCATCTAACAAGAATAAGACAGTTCAAAGAATGTTTAATACTGTCAAGGCCGTTTTTAGACAGTCTATGAAGATCTTTAGCACTCTCAGTCTAGTCGATGCAACTGAAGAGGATATCGATGAGCTATCAGATATGCCTGAAGTAATAGGTGGAACCATACGGGCAATGGATAATCTTGAGAAATGGTCAGAACATGTGAAGAAACTTCTCATAAGTAAGGATAATAGATACTTTCAAACTGACACACATATTTCTGGTAATGATGTTGATGGATACGCCATCATTAAAGACGAGGACACAAGTGCTCCTTGGTTCTTTGATGAAAGAGCTCGTATATCCAGACTTACCTTCCAACAGGCGATAAACTCGGCTGTCATAACTGCTATAGCAACAGATCCAGAAGGAATACTTGAGATATACGATCCAACATTAGCTAAGGCTTCCGAAAGTCAGAGAATGCATGCTATAAAACTTCTAACCTTTTCCAGTGATATAAGGACGACAAGTCCACTTCATGGTTGTTATCCAGATCTTGAACTTCCCTCATATACAGTAGATCCACTTATCGTTGGTCCAGACTTCTTCTACAAAAAGGAAGAGAGGATTGCTCCAGAAGCAACAAGGATCGTATCAGATAGATTGGAAAGCCTATATAAGAATGCCCTATCGACAATGGGTAGAGTAAAGGCCACTGGAGAAGTTGGAAAGAAGGCAGAAGAAGCAATGAATAGCCTTCCAGGAGACATAATACCTGACATCCGCCTATATTCTCTTTATAAACAAGTGAAGGAACAACAAGGATCCGAGGAAATAGTAAATAGTAGTGGGTCTAGTGCGGACGAAGTATATAAGAATGTCAAAAGAATAATGGAATCTGGAAAGATAACAATGCCTTCCGATGAGGAGGATAAGACTCTTATAGATGAACTAGATGCCCAAGAATACGCAAATGTATCGGCTAAGGAACAGGTATCAATGTATCGTGTATCTCTTGCCTTTAGGATAGCAACTCTTCAGGACATGATTAAGCAAGGAGCGGAGAAGGAAGAGTCTGTTCGCTATCTAACAAAACAGAGGGATACGTTACTTGAAGAGTACAACGCAATACCAAAGTATGCCTCAGTTGGTACGGATGCTATGCAAAATATATGGGGAGTTGCTACTCCTTCAACTATAAAGAGAAGCTATCTTTATATGCAAAAGGCAGCCGAGGCCAAAGTCCTAAGGGCTAGGTCTGAGGAAGTATCTGGATCGCTAGCTAGGGTATATCCTACCATGAAACTCTACTTTATTGAAGAGGATCCTCACGAGTGGCAACTCTTTGATGACTACTATGAGTACTCATCCATTCGTAGTGCCCAGGTAGTGATGTCCGATGATTCAGCTTCAAAAGTGGCAACAATTCAGATATCTAACATTACACAAAGACTAACGGACGCAAAACCTGGTCTTACTGAAGTCTCATCAGCTGATCAAACTTCACAGGAACAAACTCTTACCTCATTCCTTCTTAGAGAAGGAATGACAATTATGATTAGAATGGGTTATAGTAATGATCCTTTACTTCTAGAAAGAGTATTCTTTGGAAAGGTTGTCTCGGTCTCTCCTGGTGATACGATACAGATAGTAGCTCAGTCCTTTGGTGCGGAATTCATGTCACAAGTATTTAATGGAGAGGAAAGAAATCTTGGCTATCTTGGCACAACACGTAGTCATGGAGATGTCCTATCAGTAGCCATGAGTGATATGGATGGGCTTGACCACTTTGGTAATAGAAATTGGTTAGAAATGCTTAGATTGAAGGATCCGACATTCGCCAGCCCAACCTTTGAAGGTTTTGCCTATAGCAATCCAAAGTATAAGAAGTGGGACTACTATACATCTATCATTAATCCAATTAAGAAACTTATACAGTTTGGTGTGTATGATCCTAGATTTGAGAATATGTATATTCCATTTAGTGGTAACACTTGGAGTGGAACAGCTCAGATAGCAATGACAGCAATGGCAGCAAGCGTTGGAGCGCCAGCAGCACTTCTTGCTTTTCCTGCATATATAACAGCCAAAATAATGGGAAAGGAAACACCATCACTCTCAAAGGCTAAAGGAGATGAGTGTTTCGACTGGTATACGACTCCTGGAACTACACTATGGGATATGATGCAGGAAATGGCTCTCTACTATGAAGATTACATAGTAACTACCCTACCGTATAATGAGGATATTGCAGGCTGGCAGAGGGAGACAATCTATATTGGTCCACGAAGTGGATACTATAAGTATACTGAGCGATTTGATGATGAGAAGACAGCATCTGATATGTTCAAGAAGAATAAAGAGATGTACGATCTTCCACTTGAATTTTCGGATAGTAATCGTGCGAAACAAAAGCAAATGGTGTTGCAAAAGATGGCAGAAGATAGGGGAATGAACGGTGGTATCACCGATGGAAAGATCATTACATATAGTGTAAGAAATGTAAGCGATCCATTTATAACGACCAGAGATGATGCTGGTGTAGTTGTAGCAACGAACTACGGTGGTTCCTACCATCCTTCATACGGTTACTACGTAATTATTGAGATGACAGATAATAGAAGTGTTGAGATCGTCAGAGAGGGAACAAAGAACTATACGATGGTCTATGGCCTATCTGATCCAAAGGATCTTGTTGATATTATATTTGTAAATGAAAGTATTGGCCAGGGTCAGACACTTGGATATTGCGATACCAACGTGAAGCAGATATTTATCCAGCCAAAAACAGCTGCTATTCCAAATATAAATACAGTATGGGGCAACTATATTAATATGGTAGAGAAGAATGTTGACTATGAACTTAAACAGTTCGTATCTGTCTCCTCTGATGCCACAGTAAAGACATCAATATTAGGATTACCAGTTAATGCTAATGTATCAGATGTAACAAGAACAAGACCTAGTGAGTCTCAAAAAGATGCTGCGAAGTATACTATTAATATAAAGAACCCTGAACATATTATAGATTCTGAAGGAAAACCAGCTAAGGGATATGCTTCAGTCGTAAATTACCACTGGGTTGATAGTCGACATGATATTATAGAAAACACAATAATGGCAACAGCAGAGAATCTCCATAATAAGGTTACCATTAGATTTCCTGATGATCCGGGTTCTGGTACAGATAATGAGTTTACTATGGTTGCTGATGACAATATAAAACCAGGAAATCTACGCCATCTCATTGTTAAGGCACCAAATATCGATCCTGTTTCATGGGAGTTTGGCCAGAAGTTCTATCAGCTTGTTATGAAGAATCCTCTTAGGGCTGTCCCTAGTGTTGGTATTATGCCGGCAAAATATACAGTTACGGCAAATATCCTCGCTAATGAAATGAGGAAGATGTATGGTGGATATCTGAGAATCTGGGGCCGACCATCTATCAAACCCTTTGATGTTGTATATATGAACGATATGAGCAATCAGATGTTTGGACCATTCGAAGTTGGACAAGTTATCCATGACTTTAATATGGAAAGTGGATTTACCACTATGCTCATACCTAGAGCCGTCATCAATGTAAGGAATAGGGAACGTATGTGGCATGATATAGCCCTTAATGGTCTTATTGTTCCCTACTTCAATACACGTCTCTACAAGTTTGCCCTCTTTGGTGTTGATCCTATTGGAGCTGCAGCTGGTGCATTCCTTAGCTCATCAAAGGGTATAAAGGCCGTGAAGGGAACTAGCAAACTTGGTGTAAAGGTAGCAGCTACTCTTACCAGGAAGACGCCATTTGTTGGTTCATCAGTCGAAGCTGCCCAACAACTGGGAAAGACTATAGTCGATACTGTAAAATCGTATGGGGCAAAAGCTGCAGGAGCAACTGCAAGTGCCGCTAATAAGCTGAAAGGAACGGGAAGTCTAGCTAGTTATCTAACAGAGAATAGCCTTTCTGCAACAAGACAGGCTACAGCATCAGCTGCCGTTAGAGCAAAGGCAACAGCAGCCGTTGCAAAGGGAACAAAGTTCGCTAGCAGTGTATTTGGAACTGCTGCGCAAAATGCCCTTGGTCTTACCCAAATAGCGACCTTGGCCGCTGTTGGTGTTATGTGGAGCAAATCCGTTGATAAGATTATGGGTCGTGATATAATAAACGTGACAGGACTATGGTACAACGGTGCTCCACTAACTGCGGGCATGGAGGGTGCATATAAGGATAGTTATAGGACTCACTTCATGGATACTGTCTCCAGTTGGTTTACTATATCATCACAGCAGGATACGTTCAAGGGGTCGGCTGAACAATGAAGACAATTCTTGTAAAGAACTGGGTAATTGTTGAGCAGGAAAGTCCTGGAAAGAAACATCCTTCATTCTCTGTTGTCATTGCTGATAGTGAGATTTCATCTAAGGCAATTCAGGTACGTCTTCCCTATAGTGCAGTAGCTGATACAACTATAGATCCTGAAACACATGACCTTTTTATTGTAACTGAGAAGTTAAAGTCGAATACAACAAAGCTAAATAAAAATTCCATCTTCTTTCGAGAGAAGACGGATACTGAAGTAGGTGGTGCCCTACACCAATCAACATTCAACAATACTCCCATAGGTTCCGTCTTTGGGACAAAGATATCAAGTAAAAGGAAGACAATAGTCGATCCTGTAACAGGATCTAATGTGACAGTCGGGCAGGAAGGAACAGCTATAGGAAGCCCTGGCAGAGAGATTCTAGCTGGTAAGAGTGGAACGATGTTCATGTCGGGAAGTCCAATAGTCCCATCTCTACCTGAACAGGATGGAATACTTATAAAGGAGAATGGTCTATCGGCCCTTATGCCTAGATGTTTCGTTCCTCCATTCTGCATGCCCCGCTTCCTACCAAATCTACAATTTTTGGCACAGGTTACTGGTTTTATTGGACTACTTAAGGCCATCTCTGAGATTCGGAAGGAAAAATAATGATTGGGACTGATATAAAACTTACTTATGAAGGCAGTTCTGTAATAACGAATGGAGATTTTAGTCTCGATTCTGATCTTGATAGCGCATTTACAAACCGTTTACTTAGAGCATCAAAGGGAGCATGGCTTTATGATCCTGATATGGGAATTGGACTCCAAGACTATGCTGGTCTTCCAAACACTGCAGAAACAGGTTCTACAATAGAAGATGCTGTTGTAACTGGTTTGGCCAAGGCTGGTATAAATGCTCACTGTACTGTCTATCCAACTTCATTTGATACCGTAGCCATTGTTATAACAGTGTTTACGGCAGGTGGTACTAGAAGTGTAACTTATAGTTTTAACTATGAGGATGCCATAGTAACATATCTGGAAAGTGAGACACAGGATACAGTGTTCACGACAAGGAAATCTTCAAATATCTATGATCAGCGGAGATAATAAATGGGACTAACATCAGCAGAACTATATCAAGAGGCAAAGAATAGACTACTGGCTGAGACTGATATAACAAATCTCAGCCCAGGTGGTGTAGCAAGAACTCTATTACAAGTTTATTCTGATCAGATAGGAGAATTCTATAGGTATCTTGATCAGAGAATGCTTAATGCCTACGTATCTACAGCCCAAGGTCGCTATCTTGATATGATAGGTGAGTTGGTCAATATTAGTAGGATAGATTCTACTTTCGCCAATGGCAAGATACGATTCTATGTTAATCCAGAGACTGATACAACAGTCGATGAGATAATCGTAATGCTTAATGCACGAGATGGTGGAGCTAGAACAACGATTCCAATCCTTGCTGGAACAACAGTAAAATCAGGAGATAGATCTTATGTAACAACCACAGATGCTATATTTACATCTGGTAGCACAGAAGTTGAAGTAGAAGTAATATCTACACTTGCTGGCTCTTTTGGAAATGTAGAACAGGGAGCAATAGATACAATCCAGTGGAATGACGCTGTTCTATCAATACTACAGGGTCTAGTCCTAGTTACGAATGATGCGCCAATAGAGTCTGCTAGAGATGTAATGACAGATGATGAGTATCGTTACTTTGTAACAAACGCTATTGTTGCTAGTGCAAAGGCTAATGAAACAGCTATTCGTCTGGCCTGCCTATCAGTTCCGGGTGTATCAGATGTTATTATCGAGCCATTTACATACGGTATAGGCACATTTGGTGTCTTCGTCATGACGACTTCTCCAATAACAACAGATGGTACTCTGGCAGCAGTTCAACAGGCCATTAATGAGACTCAGGCCATGGGAATGAGAGGAGTAGCAACATCTCCTGATCTCATAGGAATTCAAATGAAAATCTCACTAGAATTTCTTCCAACAACAAAGGCAGCCAGTAGGGTATCCATTACAAAACAGGTCCAGCTCAATGTTATCAACTATATAAACAATCTTAGACCTGGTGAGGAGATGGTCCTTAACGAGGCAAAGCAGCAGATCATGGATGTCTCGGAAGAGATACACGACCACGTTGTCATTTCTATTATAACAGGTGACTATAATCTTACTACTGGAATCATAGACAACGTTGACAATACAGGTGCTATATCCAATAGGAACTGTAGTGTAAGGGAGAAGTTCGTAACTAACTCTACCCTACTGGAAGTGTGTTATACATGATGGAGAGCAAGGCTACAAGGCGTGCCATTCGCGCCTTTCCTATAGATTTTGAACTTACTCAAGATCCTAGTGATCAACTGAGGAAGTTTCTTGACATACCAGGAAGACAAACTACTATAGCAGGAGAGTACCTTCATAATCAACTAGACAATCTATTTATTGAAACAGCGGATCCAAATGAACCATACTACGTATATAATAGTGGTAGATATATTCCAAAGGATGCTGATCTTAGTGGATATTGGGTAGAATATATAGATGATCTAACTTCTATGGAGGTCACTGGATTTTCTCTCGATGAGACAATCTATCCATCAGGACTCACATCATCTACCATACTAGGTGTATCCTTCGCAGATGATCCTATATCAAGTGGATATCTTTATCTTACATGTGAAGGAGATAGAAATATCTATAGATATATATGGAAGGAACTATATACAAGTCCAGATATTGAAAAGACTGTTGAGGAAGAACAATCATATGATGCAAATGGAGAGGATGAGTACCTTATCCTAGATAGGAGTTCTGTACCAGGATCTGTTGTTGCAGAACTTAGACATGAGCCAGTTGGTGACGTAACTATAATAGATGCTAAGAACTTAGCTTCTCCATGGAATCCGGAAGATTCTGAAGGAATAATAGCAAGTCAAAGCGAGATTACCGTATCAGGAAAGTATGTTATTCTTACATCTCCACGTCCAAGTTACTCTCCAGCTACAAAAGACGTTCTTGGTAATACCACCTATCCAACTGACTATCAGCCAGATCAGTACTGGCAGTCATCATTCATAGCTGAATATGATTATTACTCACAGGAAGCTCCATATGGGATATGCCAACCAACAAATAGGCATGAGCTTGGGTTGGTGGGAGCTCCTATAGTTGCAGCAAAGGATCTTGAATAATGAAGTTTACGACAACACCAGATAAGACAGCGCTAGTCTTTTCTCCATGGGAAATTCGCCCAGGTACTCCTGTTACAGTATCATACTCTTATGTTGAGAAGAGAGAATGGACATGGGATAGTGATGCTGCATTTAACGATGTAGTTGAAGGTACTCCATATACAACATCGGTAAAGTGTGAATATCCAATAGAAGATGACAAAATAACGATAACAGGCAGTGGAATCTATATCGATCCTATAAGTAAAGGTCTTATTGATCTAACAGTCTATGACAAACGGGAGACTTCAGCAACAATAATAGCGGTAGCAGCAATATCGAGCACAGCAGCTGATTACTATAATGACTGGTTCTATAATGAAGAGGGCGTTGCCACACCAATGACCATTGTTCCTCTTACTCTTCAACAGAATGAACAAGATTATAAACCTGAGGATTTTACTATTAGCTACTCACAGCCAGAGCGAGGAATATCCGTTATTAATGATGAAACATGGACATGTGACTCGGCTGGAACTGTGAAGATGACATCGCCGGCTGATGATTTTTCCATGTCAAGAAATCTGTTCAGAGCTGGTGTGACTGAAGTCGAAGTTCCACTTGCCTGCACTATAGAACCAATCCTTAGATATACATTTCTTAATGGTGCAAGATATAAGAAAGTTGTAGATGTTGATCTTCAGGATTGGGATGGAACTACCTATGATGTTCGTGGTATATTATGGCATAGAGACTATCTATACACACTCACTAGTGGCGGTCTCTTTAGCTTCAGTAGATGGGGAAACTTTGATACTCCCGACTTCTCATATCCAGAGGTCATAGGCAATGACCTTACATATGCCCTTGACGATAAGTTCTTAATATCATCTGGAGGGGCTATAAAGGTATACTCGGTTCTTCACGACTTTGTTCACTACCATAAGGATACAGAGGTTATTAGACATAGGGAATATAATGCTCAGTTTAGGATAGACGAATGAGCAGCACATACGAGCGAGTATGGAATCAATATGATGAGATGGGACTTCTAGTAGGCATTCCTAGAATTCCCGGAGAGGGAAATGCTACCTATAGATATAGACTTCTCAATCATAGTCAATTTGACTCGACAAAGCAGGGTCTAAGTGACTATATATCAAGTTCTCTTCTTCAGAGGGAAGTAAATGTGACTGAACGTCTTGTCTTTACTTCCCTGCGTGTTCCTCTATCATACTTTATTTATAAGACTATTGGGTCAACTGATTCCTATATAAGTCCTTCCATTATAATAGGAGCAAATACATGGACTATAGAGGCTTCTGATGATGATCAGAAGGATGTAAGTAATATAATTAATGGTGTCTACTGGTCTCTATGGAAACAACCTGATGGTTCATATGATCAGATATGGACAACAAATGTGGCACCAATTGGAAATATGGAACTAAAGTATCAGTGGAGAGAAAGCGACTCAACAAACCTCTATCTTATTAGGGAACTTCCAACGTTAATGACGTGGAATAATGGTGTTATAGAGGAGGCAAATCCCGATGACTAAGGAGATTCGTCTTTACAACCCAGAACTTTCAGTGAGTGAGATTGAAGATGGAATAGTCCGCATTATTGATGCAACACCATCGGATCTTATAGAAATTGGTGTAATGGATTCCGAAACAGTACCATCAGAGAAACTTACAAGAATTATTACCGCTATCTTTGGTCAACTTGGTATGACATGGAGTGGAGAAGCATCATATTGGGATCCAATGGAGAGAAGCATAGGAGGCACGGTTTTCGTATCCAATCCATGGATGAGGGTCGAGTGATCTGTCACTGTGGTAACAAGATAAAAGATACGTATTGGGGTGGGTCATACCGCCACGTTTGTTGTCATTGTGGATGTTGTATAGAAAACAACATAAAGGAGTTAGAGACCGACATACCAATAACATCGGTCAACTGCCAAATGAAATATATGATAGCAAGATTAGAAGATGGAAAAAACAAGATTATTCATATCGACGATGCTGAAAAACTCATAAGAGAAGATAAGGCTGAGTGGGTTATGGATCTAAATAATGTGCGTTATCTAAGGATGAAACCTACTAAATGAGCGACTTTAAGTTTATCGACGACTTCGAAGACCTACGCCATTGGTCTGGAACGGGAGCTACCAACACTTCGCTCACGTTCTCCGGCTCTACGTCCGTAGATGCTGGAAATATTACAACGAAGAATACATTCTGGGATGCTGATAAATTATCAATTCGTCTATATGATAATATGGGTTCATTCACTATGAATATTGGAATAGGTGGAACGAACATCTTATCCTTCTCTGCTAATGGAACGAACTATACATTTACAGAAGGAAATGTAACAACTATAACTAGTGCAAGAAGTGTGAATTGGCACCTTCTTGAAATTGAGATAAAGGAAAACTATAGAATCTTCATAGATGGAACACTAGTTTTCACCTCAGATCTACCAGCAAGGCGAGGATTTGATATTAACCTCATTGGTGGCACGTGGGACAATCTTATTGTTGAAAAGACATACGAGGATGAATATATTGGTGGAACTGGAGGAAAGAAGGATCTTCAGATACAGACCCTTACTGTCAATAATGATGGAACTGTAAGTTATACACTAAATCCAGGCTACTTCTATGTCGATGATCTAGAGTACTACTACTTTGGAAATATGGGTGTTGCAGATATAGTTCCTAATCCATCGGGAGCATATACATTTCCATCTGGTCTTCCATATATACCAGGAGAACCATATTTTATTGTTGATGAATCCGATATAGCTATGGAAAGTGGTTATATACGAACTCCTCTGAACAGAGATTATGAAGTCATATGGAATCCAGCTACTAGTGGCTATCAACCAATGGTTAGTGGAGCATACGATGACAAACTTGTCTATGAAGCTGGAACAGAAAGATCTCTAAGCATGGTGGAGCCAATAACAAGCACGAAACTTGTCATAACAGATGAGGGAGGAACAGCTGCTTCTGTAACGTCAGAAAGTGCCTATGTCGATTATGTAACGCTAGGATCAACATATGAGACATTTGCTGTTGTCCTCGATAAGTATGGTGGTCCAGTAGAAGATGTGACAGTATCATGGAAGAGGATAGATAGTAGTGATATTATTAGTGATCTTGGGTCCTCCACGACGAACTCGAAGGGTGTGGCAACAAAGACCGTTGTTATCACTGAAGGTGAATCATTTCATATCTATGCTGAAATTAATCCTAATAGTAAGCCAAGATGGATACGTGTACCAGCTACACCAGCTGAACTACGTGGTGTAATATTTCAGATGGATAATGATGAAATATATTTTGATAGCATGGAAGCAAGATGTGCGATGGGACAAAATATATGGGGTGATACATGGGGAACAAATCCAGGAGAGGCTACTGGATTAGGCTTCCCATTTCCTACTACACACGCCCAATGGGAACTTGAAAATCCAGAACAGGAAAGACCTCCAATGAATGAGGTCATAGCAACTAATGAAACGACTGGAGCATGGAGTGCACAGGATTTTAATACTATTTATCCAAATGTTGTTATAGACGGAGCTGGTACCCTACAACCTTTCATGAATAATATGAGAGTTGCTAGGAATGGTTACTGGGGTCCTTTACTCGTATCAGGCGCTGATATAAGAACTGATGTAACTGTTGCATCAGGTCAGATCGTAAATCATGATGATGAATATGAGATAGATAGGGACTATGCTGTAACATCAGGTACATATCTTGATGTCTATACAGCAGTTGGAGCATACGACTCTGTCTACTATGTCTTCTATCAGTCAGGTTCTGAGTATGTTGCTGGTTCCTATAATCCAGCTGGTAACTTCTACTTTAGAGGAGTTGCTCTCTATGACGCAACACTTAGTCAAACCAATAGTAGAATAACGGATCTACTATCATCTGCGGAGTTAGAATAATGCCTACACTTACATATATAACACCAATAAGAACTTGGGAAGTTAGAGAAATCCTTAGTGCCTCCGCTCTAATGAGTGAGATTTACTCAAAGATTCAGGTTCTTAATACAAATCTTGAGACTATAAATACCCACCAAATAAATCTCCTTAAAGGAGCTGATGGTGGAGCTGAGCAGGCAAAAATACCATTCCATCATGCGACAGCACCAACTGGATGGACAAGAGATGCCACATTTACTAATGATGTAATGCTACGTGTGACAGACGGATCAACGGTACCACCAGGAGCTGATCCAAATGTTAATGGTGGTGGACATGGTGGAGGATGGACAATAACTGGTGTATCTTTATCTACACCATCAGATCACTCACATACAATGTCACATACGCATGATCTACAAAATCATACGCATGCTACAGTACTACACTCACATACACATACAAGTCATTCACATAGTCTTACTGTAGATGGTGCTTATAGTCACTCTGTTCCCGCTGCTGGTGTAACAACGGGTGGACCAACAGCTCTAGATAGCATATTAATCGCAAGTTATCCAATAGCATCAAACTCACATACACACTATGATGCACATGGACACACTATTCACCACGCTAGTGGATACATGGTTCCCTTTTCTCTTGGTACAGCAAGTCCAGCAACAACATCAGAAACTACAGGAACAACAGCAACGCCATCAACAAATACAAGTGGGGATTCCTCTGTTGGTTCCACCGATTCTAAAAACATAGGAGTTCATAGTATAACGCATGATGGTATATGGCGCCCAGCATATTCAGATATTCTAATGTGTAAGAGGGACTAATGCCAACACTATTATCTATAGCAAATACTGAACCATGGTTTAGAGGTGAACATCCATCAAACGAAAAGATGAATGTTCAGATAGGAGATATTAGTAGTATATGTACAGCAAATATACTATCTCTAGATTCTTACCATCGCTTATTACTACAAGGAAGTTCTGGTGGAGTACATCAAGCAACAATACCTTTTATTAATAGTAGTGCACCAACTAGATGGACAAGAAGTATAACAGTATCTACAGATAAACTGCTTAGAGTAACAAGTGGTGCCGGAACAGCTACGGGTGGATCATGGACAGTATCTGGTATGATAGTGGCAGCAGATGGAGCCCATAACCATAGTGTAACTTCACATACACATACCATGTCACATACTCATACTTATTCTCATAGCCATAATACACAAGGTCATGTCCATGATGCATCACACTATCATATTACTGACACTACATATTCTATTTTCTCTGGTGGTCCTTCTTCTGCTGTTGGAACCAGTATTGTTGTTGGTTCCTTGTATACCCTATCTTACCATGCCCATACTGGTGGTCTTCATAATCATACTACAAGTACTGCTAGTTTCTCTACTAGTGGTCCATCCACAAATCTTATTTCAACCGAAGATGTTGTAAGTGGAACAGCATCTTCTAGTAGTGGAGCTACATCTGGAACAACAGATAATGCAGCTACCCACACGCATACCTTTTCATATGCTCCATCCTGGAAACCGTCTTATCTAACTACTATTATTTGCACAAAAGATGATGATACTACATTAACAGCAGTAACACCTAGTCAGAGATGGACTACTAGAGAGCAACCTACTTCAACAAAAATGAATCAGGAGATTACAAATAGATTTAATCTTAATATATCTAATCATCAAATATTAAATACTAATGTAAGTATGTTACTACAAGGAACAGCTGGTGGTACAGAACAGGCAAAGCTACTATTTGCTCTTTCTAGCGCACCAACAGGATGGACACGTATAAACACTCATAATGATAAATTAGTAAGGATAGCTGATGGCATTGAAGCTGGTGGCCTTACTGGTGGTCTATGGACAATATCCGGTTATACTATTGATAGTAGTGGTGCGCATACCCATTCACTCGCTAGCCACGTACATAATATAGAACATGGTCATGGAGCTGGTACAAGCCATAGACATACTATTATTGATCATACACATACACTTCCATCCCATGGTCATAATATAGCAGCAGCTGCCGCTTCATCCACGGGATATGCCCCTGGTTATTTTAATGGGACTCCTGGAGCTGGAGATATATCATCAGCAGCAAGTAGTGCACATACTCATGCTATACCAGCGCACGCACATAGCACATCATCTGGTTCAGCCATACTACCAACACTAGGCAGTGGAACAAGTTATACTAGTTATGATCTACTTAATATATCGGCACTTGGAGCAACTAATAGTGCTATAGCATCTCCAGACCTAACAGGATCTAGTGGTAGCCATACTCATACAGCAACGCACGACTCGTCCTGGCGCCCACGTTATCTCAATGTAATAGAGTGCTCCAAGGACTAATATGAAGGAACTTGATACTATAGACGTTACTCTACCAGTCGATCCTGGCCATCCTATAACAGCAAAGTGCGGTCAGATAAATAAGGCATACTGGACTACATTTCATAAAGGAACTGATTTTGGAGCAAAAAGAGGCAAGAAAGGGAATATAATACCTATGGATGGAAGTCCTATCTACTCGGCTACTCCAGGGATAGTTCAAATACTTGGAAATGATCCAGCTGGTCTACTTGGACTTAGAGCATGGATACTATGGAAGATGCCTAATGGGCAACAGATAAGATGTGGTTACTTTCATCTTTCTAAAACGATGCTAAATCTAAATCAGATTATAACAGAAGGACAATTGATAGCCCTATCTGGTCATAGTGGTACAAGAAGGGATGGAACTCCAAATCCATCACATCTACACTTTCAGGTAGAGACATGGCCAGATAGATTAGTTTTGTGTCCAAGATTCAAAACAAAGGCATAGGGAGGAAGTATGTCTGATAGAAAAGAAATGTGGTGTCCATTGATGAACTCTATGTGTATTGATGGATGGACAGAAACAATGGGTAAGAAAGGCGTATTTGGGAAGAAGAATGGGCCTGATCCAAGATGTCGATTCTGGATTAAACTAAGTGGTAAGCATCCACAAGAAGACAAGATGATCGACGAATTCGATTGTGCTATGGCATGGTTACCTACCCTTCTAGTAGAACAGTGCCGGCTTGAGAATAGTACTGGCGCAGCAGTAGAGAGTCTTAGAAATAGGACAGCAGATGTGGCTGGCGCTCTAACGCAGATGTCAACAACTATAGCCTCTAAACCTGTTGTTATGCTTAATGGGCCAGCAATTGATGTGACCACTCAGGAAAAGTTGGAACATAAGGAAAAGACAGAATGACATTTGGTGTAAAATACCAATCATCGCCATCAACTAGATCTGTATCAATAGGTGACATAAGCGTTGCTTATGAACCTCTTGTTATTGATTTCTCTAGTACATATGATAATAATCAGGAGTCTTCTATATCTGTAAATGGATATAGTGTCTCTGGTGGCTCTGTTAATATATCTGGTGTGGTTGGAAACTTTGTCATAACAGATAAGACTCTACCAGATGGAACATTTCTATTCTATGAGTATCAACCACTCTATGATGTAGCATCTTCTGGTTTCATAGTTAATGATGAGGATGGCCTGCCTGTTCCACATAAGATACAGTATGGTTATATAGAAACAGCTAGTTTATCAAAGGTAAACTTCAAACTATCTGATCATACTGAGGTTGATTATGATACATTAAGTGGTCATAGTGAAGTTGGCCTTCCATCTAACTCAGGTGCATTCGTATTTGCGCCCGTTCCAACTGTTTCAGGTCCAGCTGCTGCTCTTGGCTATGCAACTCATAGTGACTCACTTGCCGCTGGTCAGTTCCTATTTACTGAGATGGCAGATGGTGAATTTCCATCATCAGGAATGTTAGACTTTACTTTCTTATCAGAGAGTGATTCAACATATAGACAGTCTATATTTGCTGATGATTGGTCTGTTACAATAGGTAGTGGTATGGTTGGACTAACAGTTGATGGAACAAGCGCCGGAACAGTAGGAATAGTGCAGGATGCCTGGTATAGGGGGCAGCTTCTATATAATGAGAATCTAACGAGACTTACTGTCCTACGAGCTGCTAGTAGTGGTATGTTGGAGATAGCATCACCTATTCAACCATCTGGTTTTGTCATCGACTGTGAAGATCTCTATATGAATCAGGTGGCCCTCTATAATACACCACCTACATATGATTGGAATAAACCTATTATATGTCCACGTTACCATCAAAGTCTACGATGGCAAGACTATCCTATTGATAATATAGCACCATATAGAGTAAGGATACTTACTGAGGATAACGCACCAGCAAAGCTTACATATGATGCCTATTTTCCAGATGGAACAATACAACAAAATAGAAAGGAACCAATGAATTTTGTTCCTATCTACAAGGAGTCAGATACTGAGACAAATGATTGGTCTATCAGTGGAAGTACACTACTTCTTACTGGTCCTATTGCTAGCGCATCAGTCATATATCTTAAGCCACTATTTGATGGTTTTATATCGGTCGATGTGATAGATAATCATGTTGTTGTAATGAACGGTTCATTCAAATCAAGTCCATACGATTCTACCACGGGAAAATACACATATGAGCTATTAGAATACGAAGATCTAATGCCATTTGAAACTGATAATCAAGGATATGTAAGTCCAAGATGTCTTAAAGAATCAAAATATAAGGCACAGGTTCTATCAGCCTATAGTATCAAGGTTCTTCCTCTTGTAATATATGAAGGAAGATATCCAAACTATGTCCCATCTCTCATTGAGGATATACAGAAGAGTGTGTCCAATGGTGTTGTTACAAGCACAATTGGCGATCTTGAACAAGTTACATGGAGAAATACAAGAGGAATAAGAGTCTACGTAAATGAATATCAACTTCCACAAACTGCTATCGTCGGTTTTGATTTTAATCAAGGTATCATCTATCTAAACACACCAATAGTACCAGACGATAACGTTCAGGTAAGTGTTCTTAGGAAAGCTACATATTATATATGTAACTATCCAAGACTAAGGCCAGAGATAGTATCTGGTAATTCATGGAGAATATACCTTAGAAGTAATTATCCTAACTACTTCCTTGATAATCCAGCTGATACGCTGGAAAGACTGGCCTATAGACAGCTTACGAATGGTTATCCAACAGGATTTATGAGATGCTGCACTAGTAATCAAGTTGTTACTGATATAGCAGGAACAATACAACTTGCTGATATCTCTCTAGTTCCAACAATGACGTTTACGGACATAAGATTGTTTGGTGGTGGAATAGTTACTGATTCAGAATTTGAGTCAAAGCAAAATAGGGAAAATAAACATAAAGCATCGCCATTCTATACTGATATTGCGAGAGTCCATGCTCCACAACCTGGCACCTTTAGCGATCATATGCCTTGGCCTATGATTATTGTGAAGATTCCAACATCTGTTCGAACTGATATTGAAACAAGATTTAGCACCACAGATCTAGCTTTGGCCTATATCAAGAAGACAATAGAGAAACATCTTGCTCTTGGTACATACTACATAATAGTTGATGAGAATAATGATCTGTGGGATAAACCATTTCCGACAACAGATCTTAGGAATAAGTCAGTTGGTATGGAGCTTCCTTTATGAAATTGTTAGAAAATGTGACAACAGTCTTCGATGATAGCCTTATCTTTCTTATCCAGAAGTATCTTGAGAAGAAAGTAAGAAGTGGTGAAATCATCTGGAATGACTCATATAATATGCTTCTTGATATTGCAGCTAAGAAGCTGACAGGATCAGTAGCCCTCGACTATCAAGAAAAACATGGGAAGATTAATCGGGATGGAATACTAAACGATCTTGAACTTGCCAGTCTTTTCATGCAGGCTCTTAATCTAGAGTCAAAGAACATAGATAGGATTCTTGGAACACACGAGCTTCTTAGGAAGGATAATGTTCGCATCACAACAGATATTAAGAGACGCTATTTGGATATTATCAATCACTCCATCCAAGAGTTTAAGACAACAAATATTGTTGTAAAAGACGGCATGATACGACTATTTCCAATAATCTCGCAGACATTCTCTCCAAGAGATGTTAATGTATCATATATTCCTAGTACATACGTCGAAAGAATAGGTAATGATCCAACAGTCGATAACATATCGGCAGGAACTGATGCCGGATACTGGGAAGCTACGATTTTCACGAAGAACCAATCTCCCGTATCTGCTGTTATAGAACTAGACTACGTAAATACAATAACATTCAATAGACTAAAGATAAATAGCTCTGGTAAGTTTCCGATAACTATAACAAATATGGAGATATATCAGAATGGTGAGTATATTAGTATTCATTCTGATGATGAGACATCAAAATACATTAACATCGTCTATCCTACTACTTATCAGACGTCTAAGGTGAGACTGACTCTTACACAGACGATTGGGCAGTTCAAATGGTGGACTATAATAGATAATAAGGAAAGGCTCATAGACGATGATAGACGAGATGATGCTATTAATGAATCAACAAGAGATTCAATAGAAAAGATAGAATATATGCCTATTATTAAGAAGAAGATAAATAATATTTATGAATATGCAATTGGTGCATATAATATACTTCTCTTCTTAGACATATATAGTGGAAGTAATAATGGAACATTCTATAGTAGAAAGTTTACATCAACAGATCCAATAGAGAGTGTCGAACTTTCGGATGAGATTATTGAATATAAACCTGGTACTAGTAGTATCAGTTACAGTATTATCCAACAAGATGGATCCAGAGTTCCTATATCTCCAACTCAAGCTGTGCCAATAACAAAGATATTTACTAAAACTCAAACGTTGAGTAATGGTGTATCAAACTGGGTTGAACTTTCTTCTGCTCCACTAAAGAGCAATATAATAGTGGCAGTCAATGGTGAGATAGCCACTCAGGTAACTCAGTATAGTGGAACTGGTGCTCTAGAGTTCATAATATCTGGAAAGAAACTATACTTTAATGTTCCCATCGAAAAGAAGAGTGTTACCGCATCCTATACTCATAAAACGGACTATTTCATAATGGAGATACTCATTAATAATAATACAGATGAGAATCAGTTTGATACACCTAGCATAGAAAATTTTGAGGTAAAAATAAATGGATCTGCTTGAGAAATTTGCCGAGGATGCAAAAAGGTATATGATAACAAGGCCAGAGGGTCGTAATAGAACCCTACTTGGAATCCTTAATGCTTTGGCTGAGTTTGAGAAGAGAATAGATGAGGCTAGAGTTGCTGACATACCAAATATTGATGAAGATACAATACCTATGTCGGCCGAGTATAATGACACAGTTCAGATGATAATGGACGATCTTAATTCTATAAGGATCCATCAAATATATATAATATCTAATCTCCTTACATCATGGAATGAAATTGAGCAAGTAATTTCTTCGGAAGAGGAAGAGACAACAGTCGATAGAGAATTTTCCCTCTTCTCAACAATGGCAGCTGTAAATGGGCATACAACGCTTGGTGTAAAGGTATCGCAATCTGCGATACAACAACTTAAGGAGCCTCCAAAGCTTACAGCAGCATGCTCTGACTCTACGGTAGTTCCAATTTATGGAAAGAGTTATGGCCTATATGTTAAAGGAAATGAGACAGGAGAAGATGGAGTTAGACCAGACGATAATGATGGCACAAAGATAATCGACAATAAAGATACTTTCTGGGAGGCAGAAGCTGTAACTCTTCAAGAGAAGATGGACGATGACACATATAGTCCCCAGATAACGAATACGAATGAGATATCACTATCAGTAAACATAACATGCGTATTCAAAGCGCCCATTAATATCAACTTCTTTAGTATAGATCCACATGCCTTTGCTCAGAGTAACTACTATGATATAACATCAATCAATGTAATATCCGGAGCTACTACAATTCCTGTCCTTACAGATTTGGTTACTGTAACAGGTAAGACTAGAGTAACATTCAATACGACTATGGCGAATGCTATTCAAGTATCTCTTCTACAGAATAAGGGATATTATCAAAAGTACAGTCTAGCAAAGTATAGCATAGGAAATAATTCACTATGGATAGATATAACAGGACCACATCTTATAGAGAAGATAGGAGTAAAGACGGGAGATATAAACAAGGTCGTGAGAGAACAGATAGAAGATGCTAATGAGTGGATAGCATCTATCTGGATGCCAGATGCGCCAACCTCAGAGTCTGCAGTTCTTGACTATCTAGCAGGTGATGAAGGATATATGAGGATAGACTCTTCAGAGAGTAAGAGAAAGAGATGGGCTATTGGAATACAAGAAATTGATTTTGGTGAAGAACTCTACGAAGATGTATCAGAAGTTGTTAGCCTTCCATATGATATGCCAGATGAAACAACATCTGTCTATGTTCTAGCTGACGAGGATGTACCTAGTGGAACTGAGATTATATATATGCTCTCATTTGATGATGGTGCTACATGGTCTGAGATCCTTCCACTAAATAGTAAACCTAAGTTAAAGGATACTGGCTATCTTATCCCCCAGAGAATCTATATCAATAATGATCTATCATTTACAAGGAAGCAAAATAGTCTTACGGGAATTGATGGATTTGTAAATACGCCAAATAGAAAACTAAGGACAAGGGCTATCCTAAAGAAGGGGGAGACATCCTCGAACACGCCACGGATTAAAAGTCTATTGCCAGTGTTCGACACGTCTGTGCCAACATGACATTTACTGAAGATTTTAATACCTCTATTAATGAACTAAAGACAACTATAGAAGAGCTTCATACTAGGTCGAAAGAGCAGGTCACGTCCTTTATACAGAAGAGTGGATCTTCCTATACCGAGCTTCTTAACATTCTCAAGAGAGATACCTTGCTCGAAGATACATTTGTTGATGGTAGCAAGATAGCAGAGATTGATCAGTTGTCCTATGATAGGGATGGTTGGACAAATAGTTTTGTTACAACCGAAGTTCCTTTTCTTAATGAATACTACACAAGTACGACTTATCCAATGATCATGGATGGTGGTAGAATTATTCCAGGAAGTGATTTTTCCAAATTATTCCTTGATAGAGAAGGATTCTGGGGATACATGAAAGACGATGACATAAGTACACCATCTGAGTTTTCTCTAACTTTTAAGCTTAAGAATAACCAACCAGTAAGTGCAAATAGAATCTATCTTAGAACCAATAATATTCTTGACGTAGAGTGCTTCTATCGTCCTGATTTTGGAGAAGAGTGGGTCTCGCTTGGATCACGTGGTGGTAGACATCATGTATGGACAGCTCCTTTCGTTGGTGTAGAAATAAAATTTTCTACTACTACGACAATGTTTGCTATATCATTCGTTGCCGTCTGTGAGGCCATATTTGCTAAGAGTGGTAGTTTTACGAGCACATACTACACAGTAGATGACTTAAGAAAGCTTAGGATAGATGTTGATGCTGATATACCAGCTGGAACAAATATAAGAAAGTTTATAAACATAACAAACACAATACCAAACACAGTTCCTGACTCTGGTTGGATAGAATGGAATGGTGATGATGTTATAACACTCTCTACGATTGAGACGCTAGCTCCTGTAGAGAGTGGATATATTATACCAAGTGGTTACGTTCAGGATTCAATAGTTCTTAGGAAGGGCTATAGAGAATGGGATAATGTTACTGAAGTAGACTATCCACTAGTAACAGAGTCTATCGAACGCCTTGGTACAAACTATCTTGATATACCAGCTGGTTATATGGTCGTACAGGATGGTGTAGCATCAATGTTTATTGGGGATGGAGATAGTAGAACAAACTTTACAAAGGATGAAGACTATACAGTTACGTACAATACTGATGCTGATACTGTGCTTGTCACTAACATTCCTGGCGGAAGGTTAGATGGTATCTTAGAGCATCCATATGCTGAAATACGTATTAGAAAACCAATAAGCGTTGTCCAAAGAAGAACATTTGTCTATCTTGAGAATGATAATGACATAGTTGTTTCTATACCTACTCCAGGGATTACGCTTCGTTCTCTTCATATTGGTGATACCATAGAGAACGAAATAACTATTGAGAATATTGAGACTGGAGAATATACAATAGAAGGAAAAAGTGGGCTTACTCTAGTCGAGGTTGAAAACTTTGATTCGGTAAATGCTCCACAGATACTAAGCGTGTATGATTACTTTTCAAGTCGATACTGGTTAAGAGAGAGTGAAAGTATACCACCAGAGACTAACGAATATTATCTAGATCCAGCCGAGAGTGGATTCAAACTAGTGGCTATTGATACAAATTTATATCTTCGCTACCTAATACCAACAGACTATAACAATGTTGCTATCAGTTTCGAACTAGAAGGAACAGAACAGATAGCACCACTTCTTCGTGGTTATGAATTAACAAATACAATCGACAAAATTTAAGATAGTGATATAATTAAAGAGGAAGACATGGGAATTCGATCATTTAGAATCAATTTTAGGACAAGAGCTGGGGTAGATCCATTCCTATGGAATCAATTCTGGAACAATCTCGAAGAAGATCTAAATGATATCATAGGAAGTGGGGCAGAACCTATTCTAGATGAAGATCTTGGTGTGCCTGACTTTCTGGATCTCTATGATATAGCAGTATCAGGAATGGCAGGTAAGGAGAGCTACGATTAGGATAAGAAACTATACAGTTAGCGATACAAGTCAACTGACATCGGAACTTCTCAATAATATAACCGATGACTTTAGTGGCGCCATGGCAGAAGCCTATCTTGAACTACGTGATCTAAAGATAAGGAATGCTGCCTTTCGTAGTGCATCTAGCCTATCAATGGACTATCTAATAGGAAGGATCAACGCCCTTCCTAGTACATTGACGGGACTAAAGATTAGTGCATATAATCCAGTCGTTTCATCAACCGGGATTCAGCTGGATAATGTATATGGTCAGTTGACTCTTGAGGAGCAGGATAGAACAACCCACATACCAGTGGATGATGATAACTATGGAAACTCACGAGCGTTATCATCCGTTTCAATAGAGACAGGATCAACAGAGTCAAACTTCGCACCAAATGCTGATATTAGAGCTGTTATCGATGAAGAAGATGAGATATGGTGTGTGACGATGGCTGATGCTGATACAGACGCTGGTTCCATATGGATAAGGGTAGCTACTCCAGCGATAGCCCAGGTACCAAACTTTGTTGCCGTATATCCATTATCTGGAACGATAGTTGATACGATAAAGGTTAGACATACAAGTGGATATACGACATTTACACCATCTTCTGAATGGCCAATAAAGTATCATCAGAACTTCTCAGACTACCAGAACGAGGTTAGAATCAAGCTAAATGGTGTAAGTAGTGGTAATGGAACCTATAAGTTTTCCCTTAAGAAGATAGAAATATATAGTGTTAGGTACGCATCAGAGGGAACCTTTACCTATCTAACGGAGGACGCATTTACTGATATAGCATCGGTGACTATCAATAGCTCATACTTCTATCCAATAGTCTCACAGAATGTTGGAATGTTACGGATTAGAGTCCTAACAAAGGACTCGAGTACGGTGCTCTACGATAGCTCAAGAGGGTCATCGGCGTTCGTTGTGCCTGCCGGACCAGAGCAAGTTGTCGTCGAGGGCACCCTCTATCGTACAGATGGGAATACGCCGTTTATAAGAACCATTACTTGACACATGAAGAGGGTGCTACTATATAGATTGGGAGGGTTTAATGAGTGCTGGATATGTAACTATCGAGCAATTTGAAGATCTAAAAGCCACATTTAATGAGCTACATGAGCAGACACGGAAACTAATGAATGGACAGGCTATTGCTATAGATAGGAAGTTACAGACTTTGACGCGACAACTAGAGACATTTATGAGCAAGAAGCCCGATCCAACTATCATTAGAGACGCATGGATCCGACAGATACCAAAGATAAGAGACGAGCTGAAGCTCATATCCATGGATATTGCTCAGCTGAAATCAGTAAGTGAAAAGAGAGGTAGCTCATGTCCTCAGAAGTAACCATATCAGCAGCTGAGTTCGCTGCTTTTAAGGCAGATGTTGACGAACGTTTTGAAAACTTCGTATCCCAGCTTGCTCTCTTAAACGTTAGTATAACAACTCTACAGAGTTCAACAGGTTCTACAAGCTCTTCTAGTATTGATCTCGCAGTTCTAAAAGCTGATATAGATGAGCGTTTCGAAAACTTTGTATCACAACTTACACTACTTAATAATGATGTTGTTGCAATACAGAACACAACGGTAGTCACTGATTTTCCTGATGAAGAGCAACAGATAAGAGAGAAGTGGTTAAGTGCCTTTAGTGATGAGGTAGCTTCTCTTCTTGCTAATGTTAATAAAATAAATACCGATATTATCACATTACAAAGACTTGTTGGAGCTACAGAAGTAGATCACGGAAACCTAACTGGTCTATCTGATGATGACCACCAACAGTATCTATTAGCAAATGGAAGTAGGACGCTTGATGGATCTTTAACAGTTTCTGGAAGTGGAGTAGTAACAGGAGATATAAGAACAGGCGGATCCTACTATGGGGATGGGAGTCATCTTAGTGGAGTAGGTGTAGCAACTAACCATAGTACTTTATCCAATCTTGGAGCTGATGATCATATTCAATATCTTAGGACGGATGGAACAAGAAATAGCACAGGAACACAACACTTTGATCAATCACTTGTTGTTGATGGAAGTGGAGTTATCAATGGTGATGTTAGAACAGATGGAATAGTACATACTAAGGCAATACAGTTAAATACAGATCCAACAGTAACACATAGGGACGGTCAGATATTTTATGATGCATCACATAGAACTTTAGGTGTTCATCTTGATAACGATATAACATTGCAGGTTGGTCAAGAGGAACATATATATGTTACGAATAATACTGGTGTTGCGATAGCCAATGGTAAACCTGTATATATTTCTGGCGCTAGTGATGAATTCCCATATATTGCACTAGCAAAGGCCGATAATTTTGCAACATCTTTTGTTGTTGGTTTAACAACACAACAAATACCAAGCGGACAGAAAGGTTATGTTTGTGTCCGTGGAATAGTGCATGATGTAGATACTTCATCATGGGCAGCTGGTGACGAGCTATTTCTATCAGCAAATAATGCTGGAGGAATTGAGAACTATACGGCAGAAAGTCCATACTATGATGTAAGACTTGGGCGCGTACTTGTTTCAGACCCAACATCTGGATCGCTTTATGTTAGGCAGAGAGTCGCTACAAGACTAGATGATATTTCTGATGTTAATACATCTGGCGTTATTCTAGATCAAGTACTAAAATATAATGGTTCAAGTTGGGTCGCTGGAAGTCCAGTAACATCATCAGCATCTGTAGGTATTGACTTCTTTCAGGATGATACAGTAATTGTTCCATTGTCAGGAACAGTAAATACGTTAGAGATAAATGCATTATCTAAAGTACCAGTACAAACAACAGAACACGTTGATAGTGTAGTAGTTACAGCTGCAACATCGCCAGTTACTGGAGAAGCGTATCTATATAATACAGCACTAAATAGGTTGACTTTAGATGCTGGTATATGGACTTTTAATACGTATGCTTCTGTTAGCTCTGTTGGTGGTGGAAGAGTATCTAGTATTAAGAGAAATATATTCAAAGTTAGTGAAGGAACTGGTACAGTAACAATAACTAACTTGGGTGTTGGAACGAAAACTGTAACAGCATCGTCTGGCAATCCATTTCCTGTAGGAATAGATAATGTTAATAAAGCACTGGCTGGATGGATCCAAACACCCATCGGTCTTTATCAGGTTATAGCTCGTGCAAGTTCTACAAGTGTTACTATCTCAGTTCCTACTGGTTACACAACCGAGACAGCTGTTGCATATAGTGTTTGGAACTATATAGGAACATCACAAACTAGTACGATAACAGCGATAACAACCAACTACTCTTTATATACATCTGAAATTAGTTTAGCTGCTGTCACAACACTATTAACAGATAAACTTGGTGAAATAGTATTTGGTATTAGTAATAATAACACAACTATATATTGGACACATAATGGAACATCACATTATAGCAACTTTAGAACACCACTAATAACACTGCACAATAATCTAGCTGGACTTCAAGGTGGATCAAGTAATGAGTATTATCACTTAAGTTCTGCTAATTATACTGATTTGACAGATGGTGGAGCAACAACTCTTCATAAACATGATCATGGTAGTATGGATGACCTTAGCCATGATGATCATCCACAATATGCATTAGTCAATGGTTCAAGAAACTTTACGGGAACTGAACGATTTGAAAAAGATATCAATGTATCTGGTAGCGGGGTATTTGAGAATGGTTTGTACGTTAATGGACAAATACATGGAGAAAAACGAACAGTTAGATTCGTAATGGATAATGGTAGTAGTGAAATATCAACTGGACTTATTAATGCTCAAGTAAAGTTGCCCTATGCTATAAACTTAAGTGAGTGGTCGATTTTAGCTACTCCATCTGGTAATATTGAGTTGGACATTTTAATGGGTAATCCAACATCTCTTCCTCCAACAGAAAGTATTACTGGTAGTGAACAACCATACGTAACAGGAGATAGATACAATAGTTCTACTCTACTCACTGGATGGACAGATACTATTCCAGAAGATAAAGTATTGGATGTTAATGTTGTATCTTGTAGTGGTGTTACTAAATGTTTTCTCGATCTTTATGGAGTAGAGGTTTAATATGGCAAAGACTGAAATTATTGGAAAAAGACTTTATAATTGGAATAAGGATGGATCAGCTGGTATTATTAAAGACACCATCTTTCGCAGATGTTTCTGGCCTGTATCTGATGTACCACTCTTTCCTTTTGCTGATGGAAGTAGTGGAATAGAAGTGGAGGGTCCACCAACACCAAGGAATATTCGATTTCCCAATGACACTAAGTTCCTCAATGGTACTCGCGGTGACTGCTTCTATTCTGTGACTATTAAGAAAGACCAGGATGTAGTGAAAACTGTCGAGGTTGTAAAGACCGGTGTTACCGTCGAACCTGGCAAGGTGAAGGATGTGAAGTACACCGATACCGTCACCGTCAAAGAGGACGTGCGCGAGGTGACGGAAATTCCTGTTCCTGTCTACAAAACAGTTAAGGAGTTGAAGGTGAACGGAAATGGAAAGGTAAAATAGCGTGGGAACTCTTTATATCGACACAGGTGGATCAGCCACTAATAGCGGAAGCCGTGACGAGAATGCAGCAATCCTGACGGGATCAGCAGCTACTGCATCTGGCGTTGTTGTTTCTCTCGATGGAAGCCCCGACCTATCATCGGTTATCTATACTGCTGGACCTACACAAGACAGTATCTATCTTGCACAGGCAACGAACTCCAATCAGAAAATATTTTGGATAACAAACATTGATAATGTAGCGAAAACAGTAACGACTAATGTGGCTCCAACGGGTATTGTGTCCTCGGCGTGGGCGATTGGTGGAAGGCACGTCCTTACGAACGCATCCATTGAAGGAGCCCCACGCGCTGGGGATGTAATCCAGTTTAACAATAGTCCAGCAGCAAGCGCTTCGACACTTTGGACATGCCGCACAGCAGGGGACAATACGTCGGGCTGGATCACTCTACGAGGGAAGGCCGGGACGCGTCCGGTTCTCACGAATACGTCGACGAACTGGTGCATAAACGCAAACAACCAGGCGTATTGGAAAATCGAGAACCTGGAACTGCAACAACAAGGCGCGTCAGGTAACGCTCTTACATTTTCTGGATACTGGCAACTCAAAAATGTAAAAGTCAGTGACAGTGCTGGGGGATTCAACATCAGTATAGGGAACATCATTGCCGACTCTGAGTTTTCCGGCATCGGGGGTACTGTGTTTTCCGCCCCAGGAGGGGCGCAAAGTCTCCAAGTGCTCAACAGTTATATCCATGACAACACTGGGAATGTTCTTAGTCTCTGGTCGACAGCTAGCTTCGTGATTTTTCATAACAATATCGTCGATAGTATGACCGGGAAAGGACTTTACATCGCGGCGGCTTACACGTCGCCGAACATGCCTATTTGGATAACGCAAAACACGTTCTATAGGTGCGGCGATAGTGCTATAGAAATAACAGACAAGGACGTTGGGCCCGTCATTCTCTACAACAACATCTTCAAGGACAATGGAAATGCCGCTGGAGAATACAACTTTGAGCAGACTGGTGGAACCTTTAATGCATCTGGCGGAATCTCTCGGAGCAATATTTTCAGCATCGATGGTATTGTTGGGGGTGGAAACACCTATGGAATCACGCTAGACTCCACTGATATTGTAGCCGATCCTCTCTTTGTTGATGCCCCTAATGGTGATTTTTCTCTTCAATCCACTTCACCAGCTAAGGCAGGGGGATATCCCGGAGTATTCCTGGGTGGTCCTATCGGATACCTTGACATTGGAGCGGTGCAACGACAGGAAGAAAATAGTTCTGTACAAAAGGCCTATTCATTTATTGGATAGGTTGGATAATATTACGTTAGGACGAGGTATTATATGAACGAAAAAGGACTGTTTAATAGAATATGCACAGCATGGCCAGTTGTTGTATCGTTTGCTGGACTCATGGCAGCAGTAGCAAGCTTCTTTATATGGTATGGTGGTTGGTCATATAGAGCGGATATTCTCAATAATACTGTAGCAAAATCTGTCGAAAGGTTGGACAACCAAGAGAAGCGGATCTCAGAAGTAGAACGGGCTGTAAGAGAAATTCCGGAAATGAGATCTGAGATTAAGCGCATTCTCGAAATAGTGTTGTCCATAAAGAGGAATGGATAAGAGCGATGTACTTTATGCAATATCAATTTTCATCTTCTTCTTCTTCCCACTCATGGGAGGAATGTTCTACGTTGTTAGTATTATAGATCCAATAGCAAATCACCTTGAAACGATAAACAGAAGGCAGGAGAATCACGAGGAAAGACTTATCAATATAGAAGATAACATAGTTGATATTGTACAGATGAGAGAAGAACTAGAAAAGATTAGGAATAAACTCGAACAATTACAGAAGGAAAAGAGGAATGAATGGCAAAATTAATTCCCTATCCTAAATTTGATACTGTATCTCCTGAACAGGTGCTTAAGGCCAGCATCTGGCTCTTCTATGGTGGAAATAAGGTTACTGAGTTCTTTGGAAATCATGTATATAAGCATCCATTCTGGCCAGCTGCCTTTCATGCTGCCGGAGGACTTGGTGGTGCCGAAATGCTTAATATTGGCATTGAAGCAACAATTAAGGATGTTAGAAAGGAATATCAAGAGACTAGAAGGATCGACGTTATTGAGCTACTTGACCTTACCGACTTCGAGCGAGATATAATCTGTAGGAAGTTTAGAAGAGATGCTGGTAACAATATATACGATGCCGGTGGATACGCTAGAATGGGTAGCAAGTTCTGGGTCCTCCGTTTCCTAAAGAATATACATGCTTCTGATAAGAATGACTTCTGTTCAGATAACGTAGTTGATAACTTCTCTGAACCTCCATTAAGGAGGAAGGGAGAAGCTGATGAAGAATATAACAGTCTCTTGCTTCCAAGGAAAATAGAAGTAAGCTACCTCTCATCAGAGGATACGGCACCATGGCATCTCTTAGAACATGCCATAGACAAGAACTTTCAGAATGGAACAAGGAGAATAAGGACTGTTCATATTGGGCCCGACTTTCTAGCAGCTCAAAAGAAAAAATTTCCTGAGCTAACCTAGCCAGGGAAGGACTACCGCAAGGAGTCCATCACACGCGAGCCTATGAGGCCGCAAAAGGAGAAACACATGTTCAAGACGTTTATGCCATTAGTAAACATCGACGAAGACTTCGATGGAGTGTTTGATAGACTCCATGATCAACTTATGAATTCCCTAAGTCAAAAGAGTGGCTTCATTAAGTTAATCGGAGATTCTTCCTACCCAAAGTGTAATGTACGTGTGGATGGCAATGATGTTGTATTCGATATTGCCATTCCATATCACAGAAGTGAAGATGTAAAGGTTAGCATAGAGGACAACGTCCTTACAATCTCTGGACAGTCAGCGGCGCCAAAGGCTGATGAAGTATTCCTTCTCAGGGAAATACCCCAGAGATCATTTGCAAGATCGTGGAGGCTTCCTGCAGTTCCATCTAGAGTTCTAAGCGAGAGTGACATTGCCGCCGATTATAAGGACGGTCTGCTCACAATTCGTGTCAAAGAACTTATACCTCCCAAGGTTGAAAAGAAGCGAATTGACATTAAACTAAGCAAGTAGTATAATCTCAGATCATAGTACTGGTCAGTGGAGGCGTAGTATACGCTGCGCCTCCATTACCATTTTGAGGAGAGAACAAATGAATCCATCTAACAAACTCTTGTCGGATATCGTTGCTTTTAGAACGTACGCTCGATATATATCTAATCTATCAAGACGAGAATCATTGGAAGAAACGATTAACCGAAATATGGTAATGCATCTTGAGAGATTTCCAGCTCTCTCAAAAGATATTATCAAAGCATATGGGTTGGTTCATGACAAACTTGTTATGCCTTCAATGAGAGCCCTTCAGTTCTCTGGCGAGGCTGTAAGAAGGAATAACCTTCGTCTCTTTAACTGCTCCTATCTCTCTATAGATGATCCACACGCTTTCGCTGAAGTCCTCTACCTCCTTCTATCAGGTACAGGAGTCGGCTACTCCGTTCAGAAGAAACACATTAACAAGCTTCCTATCGTTGGTAGTCCGAGAGAGGATAACATATTCAAGATTCATGACTCCATAGAAGGTTGGGCACAGGCTATCCACGTTCTTGCTGAAGCCTACTTCTATAGTAGAATTCGCCCAATATTTGACTACTCACAGATAAGGGTACGAGGGGCCAGACTATCTACTACAGGAGCAAAGGCTCCTGGGCCAGAACCACTTAAACATATGCTAGAAACAGTTGAGAAGAAGTTTCAGAATGCAAGAGGAAGAAGGTTACGTCCAATAGAGGTTCATGATATCGCATGTATTGTTAGTGACTGCGTCCTCGCTGGCGGAGTACGTAGATCTGCCATGATTAGCCTATTTGATAGGGATGATAAGGAGATGCTTACCTGTAAGAGTGGTGAGTGGTACATACAACATCCATATAGAGCTAGGGCTAATAATAGTGTTGTCCTTCCAAGGAAAGAGGTTACAAAAGAAGAGTTTGAGCATATCTTCAAGATAACAGAGGAGAGTGGGGCCGGCGAACCTGGCTTCACATGGACAAGCAATTCTGACATGGGCGTCAATCCATGTTCAGAGATATCTCTCTTTTCCAATCAACTCTGTAACCTCACTAGCATTAATCAAAGGGGAATTGAAGATAAGGCCGACTTCCTTAGAAGAGTAAATGCTGCTACCCTTATTGGTACTCTTCAAGCTGCTTATACTGACTTTCCATTTGTTAGACCAGTATGGAAAGAAGTGACTGAGAGAGAAGCTCTCCTTGGAGTTTCATTCACGGGCATTGCTGATAGTGGTAGCAAAATTACTAATGATTGGCTTGAAGAAGGAGCCATCTATGCGAAAGAAGTTAATGAACGGATAGCGAAGAAGATTGGTATAAATCTTGCAGCACGAATAACCTGTGTTAAACCAGAAGGAACACTATCAACTATTGTTGGTTCATCTTCTGGAATTCATGCACGACATGCGCCATATTACATACGAAGAATTCGTATGAGTAAGAACGATGATCTAGCTCATTATCTATCTAATACAATACCCGATCTTGTAGAAGATGATATTGCAGCAGCCAATACTGTAGTCGTGTCAATACCGCAAGAAGCACCAGATGGTGCTATTGTAAGGAATCAGGAAACTGCTCTAGACCTCCTTGATCGTGTAATGCGCTACAATAATAACTGGGTAAAACCAGGACATAGAAGTGGAGATAATCTTCACAATGTGAGTTGTACTGTGTCTGTGAAACCTGATGAGTGGAACAAGGTTGGTGAGTTCATGTGGAAACACAGGGCCAATTACACAGGTATCTCCCTTCTACCATATGATGGAGGAGAATATAAACAAATGCCTTTCGAAGAATGTACAAAAGATAGGTATGATGAACTGATGTCGCATATAAAGACCATTAACTTAAGGGAAATACATGAGAATGATGATATGACGGAATTTACTAAGACTGTAGCATGTTCTGGTGGAAAATGTGAACTTATATAAGAGAAGGAAAACGGGAGGAAGGACAAAATATCTTGGATATTGTGTTGATTGTAAGATAGAAAAGACACAAAGATGGTATAGACTTAAAGAGAACAAATCAATGGCAAGATGCCAACATTGTTATGGAAAACTTAGACTTTGCAATAAACAAGTAAGAGAAATAAGAAATAAGCAAAGAAAAGAATGGGGAGAGAAATATGCGTACAGAGTATTTCTCAATCTAGTAAAATATAAGAAGTACACAACAGATATAACAAATGAGGAATATCTAACCTATATAAAACAACCATGTCATTATTGTGGAGGTAGCCTTCCAAATAGCGGCATTCGTCTTGATAGGGTAGATAATACGATAGGATATCTAAACTCAAATGTCGTTCCTTGTTGTAAAACTTGTAATATTGCAAAGAACAACAAGTCAGTAGAAGAGTTTAAGGTATGGGTTATCAATGTCTACAATAAATTTCAAATAGTTAAATGATATAATTCCAACATGGAACCAAACTACTCACTTCAAAGGCCAGATTATGCCCTTCAGACGGGGTGGACACCAATACCACATGCTGTAGTACGGGTCTCCAACAATACCATATCTATTCTCTGTAATAGATCTACATACATATCAGTTGGTGATAAGATACTTCTAACACAGACGACTGATAAGTACTTCGAAGTTACCAACATATCAGTTGTTGGAAATACAACAACAATAACTCTTAGTAGTCCTGAGGGTAGTGTTGTGAGCACTGACACAATCTACTATTCCTACTTCTCCAAGAATGATAGACCCTATGGTTATACTTCGGTGGGAAGGTTCAAGGCAGGAAGTTTCTTGACACCACATGGTGCTGATCCTGATGTCCAAAGTGTGACAGGTATTGGATTTAAGCCAAAGGCTATTGTATTTCTTGGCGTTTGTGGCCAGACTCCATCTGCTGAAAATGGTATAGGAGTTGGTATAACAGATGGAACTTCCTCCTTCTCCATTGTAGGATATACAGTAGATGGTGGAGCCTCTGGTGGAGAAGGACCAACTGCGAATACGGTTTTCCAACAGATAGATACTGTAGGCGCCATAACTATGAGCGCCAATCTAACTTCTATGGATGTTGATGGATTCACCCTTCTATATAGTTCAAAAGCAGTGAATCCATATGTCATTGCCTATCTTGCTATGGGATAATAGTGATATAATAATAGTAATATACATGTGGCGCCTCTGTCTATGACACGCGCAAACTCCACATGTTTTATGGGCCTTGGTGAGGACGCATAGAGCGTACCTGACACCTTAAGATAGGTTTTACTCCTATCTGGTCCAAACTAGCAAAGATAGCCACCTCCACGTGGTGCTAGTTGGATAACGCTAAGAGCTATCACACAGGACGAAGGTCCAGGAGGATACAATGGGAAATAATTCAAATTCCAAGAAAGATAGACTATTGGGAATACCACACGGAACTGCTAATGGACAGTTACGAAAAATGTTGGTCTTTGACATGGCTAAACGTCTTGGATTACTAGACTGCTATAGATGTAAAGAACCTATTCTTAAGATAAGAGATTTTTCTATAGAACATAAAATACCATGGCAGTCATCTGAAGAACCAAAAGTAGCATTCTTTGACTTAGAAAACATTGCTTTCTCACACTTAAGTTGCAATAGTGGTGCGGGCAGTGGAAGTGGAAGAACCATTATATATCCTGAAGGGCAGAAGTGGTGTGGTATATGTAAATCGTTCAAATCACTCACAGAGTTTCCTGCCTGTGCAAAACGAGATAGAAGTAGAAACTGTAAAGAATGTCATAGCAACTTAATGGCAAAATGGAGAGAAAGAACGGGAAGACACTAACTCCCATTCTGGTCCACCAATTTCGCTGACTGTGCGGGGCAGTCCATCTACATAAGATCCCCGTTGTCCCTTGCGAAAGGGGAGGTCATAATGTACAAGAACAATTATGTTCTAACCATTAGAAGGAATAACCAAACCCTACCAGAAACAAATGGTGAGTGTCTACTCCCATTCCAATCAGAATACGAAGTGAGGCTCAGGAACAAGAATAGGAAACGATCCCTGGTCGACCTCTACATTGATGGCCGACTTGTCACTAAGGGCGGTCTAATTGTTGATGCCAATAGTTATGTCGACCTTGAGAGGTTCATCGATAGTGACCTTACTAGAGGTGATCGGTTTAAGTTTGTTCCGATCAGTGATGACAGGATCGACAAGGGTGAATCACAGAATGGCCTAGTAGAGGCTAGATTCTATGATGAGAGAGAACGAAAGTTTGAGATTCTTAACACTAGTTGGTCCCATACTTGCCACTATCAAAACTGTTGGCAATGTGGTACATGGCATTGTTCATGTCAATACTGTCCTATTCGAAACTATACAATCAACTCTGGTGGAACAAGTGGCAACGCCATCTATAGTTCAAATGTGGCAATATATAATAGCACCGACATTAGTCAATGTTCAACGGCACATCCCACCAGTAGCGTCCTACGTGGTGAAGCATCGGCTGGAGGAACTGTTCGTGGTGGCACCTCTAGCCAGAGGTTTACAGCATCCTACCTAGATGTTGATAAGGAAAAGCCCACAGTTATTAGGCTTAAGCTCCTTGGTGTTCCTCCACAAGGACATGAATGCAAGGGAAAGATCATCTCCTACTGCACTCGATGTGGCCAAGAGACTGGTCAGGAAGATAGGTACTGTTCCAAGTGCGGAAAAGATCTAACCCGCAGATAAACTTCATAGAGACTGGTCTATCGGTACTCATAGAGGGAGCTGGATCAATTTCCGGCTTCCTTTATGGGCCGATAAATGGTATGATGCTGGAAGATGGGCGGGTAGCGCTACAGATGTTCATCAAGACCCCTACCCACTTTCCACTTGGAAATACAGATGCTAACTACAAGATAAGGTTTGTGGCGGCCAATCTGGCTACAGAAGCTGTGCAAATTGGTAGATATAGGGATGAGGGTTCGATGTACTTCGTTAGGGTAGCTCTGACGACAGATGAGATTCAACAGGTAAGTTCAGCCCTTAGCTACAATAAGCTAAGGGAAGGTATGGGCCAAGTGATAAAGATGTTGACAAATTGAAAAATCTGTGATATAATATATACATGCCAAAGAAGCTAATGTCATGCGTCAGACAACTGAAGAGAAAAGGAAACTCTAATCCTTGGGCAATTTGTATTGCGGCCACAGGGCAACACCCTGAGCCGAGGCGGCACAAGAAAAGACGGTAGACAACCTCCAGTTGCAACAGACGACTCAGCACCAAGGGTGGGGTTCTACTAAAAAGGAATCTCACCCTTGCTCTTTGACAATATGGGCCTGAATTAGGTTTGACGGGGCTCACCGAGTGAAAGCGGCAAGCAGGGCCGGCACAACGTCCCTTGAAAAACTTGTGCAAAGCCTAAATGGCAAAGTAAAAGAAGAGTCCAGCCTGCTCTCTCAGGCTATGGCGATTATTGACGCAGCGTTCGAAAGAGCGCCGGAGTTCGTTCTCGCCTAACCCGCAAGGGTTGTCTCGATCCTAACTAGATTCGTTCACCTTGTAAGGGATCGGGTAACACTAGGTGAATGGCGGTCTCTATCAGCGCCTTATCTGGTAGATGGTGGAGGAGCCTAGAAGATTTACCAAATGATTTGGTAAATCTTAGTTCGCTCCCTGTAGTAAACCAAGCCATTGGTTAATTGGCTAAGCTTGTAGATGCGATCATAAAGGAGTTTCGGACGCGGGCTGCGATGCCCGCCAGGTCCACCAATATAAGGCCGGTTTCGTATAAAGGAATTATACCTCACTCGTAATGAGGAGATCCTGGATCGTTACCAGGAACCGGCTCCAGTGTTGTAGGGAATCCGTGGATCCTCTCGCATAGAGCGAGTGCTGGTAAGACCGGCGGTGAAACCACGGGCTGCTCATGTGGCGCAATTGGCAGACGCATCCGGCTTAGAACCGGAAATCCTGCAGGTTCGACTCCTGTCATGAGCACCAGATTTGAGGAGGTTATATGGATATTGAAGAGTTCGTTAGGTCACAAGTTGACCTACCAGAAGACTTTAAGAAATTACTTGAGGAGAACTTCTGGAATCTGATTCTTGAATGATTTTGCCTCATTGGTGTAGCGGCTTGCATGCTTCCCTGTCAAGGAAGAGGCTGGCGGGTTCGACTCCCGCATGGGGCGCCAGATAGTAATTGGGCTTGTGGTGGAATGGCAGACACGTGCGCTTGAGGTGCGCATGGCCGCAAGGTCGTGGAGGTTCGACTCCTCTCAAGCCCACCATGGAGAGTTGGGTGAGAGGCTTATACCAGAGGTTTGCTAAACCTCCGAGCCGCAAGGCTCCACAGGTTCGAATCCTGTACTCTCCACCAGATTTTGCGCCTGTCGTACAAATGGAAAGTACACTCGGCCTTTAACCGAGACTAGTGTGGGATCATACCCCACCAGGCGCACCAGATTTATGGGAGAAATATGGATAAAAGAACATATAAAGATAGAAGAGAATATCTCATAAAAGCAGTAAAGAGAAGAAGACGAGAATTAAGAAAACAAGCAGTGAATTATGCTGGAGGAAAGTGCATTTTATGCAATTATAATAAATGCTTACATGCACTAGAATTTCATCATAAAGATCCAACACAGAAAGATTTTGGAATATCAAATGGTAATTGTAATAGTTGGAATAGAATGAGGAATGAAATTGATAAATGTATTCTAGTCTGTGCAAATTGTCATAGAGAAATACATGAGAAATTGGCGTCTACCCATCAAGGTGACGGGTCCTGACTGTTAATCAGGCACAAGGGTGGTTCGATCCCACCGACGCCAGCCAAATTTAGGAGATATATATATGCATCTAACATACACAAAAGCACAATTAGCATCACTTAAAGTTCAAATGTGGGCTAATCAATTAGGATATGTCGTTTCAATACCAACTGTTGAATCTAGATATGATATTCTTGTTGATGTTGATGGAAAAATATTTCGTTGTCAAGTTAAGTATGCTGGAAGAAAGCTTACAAGTGGGGCAACAGAGTTGGATCTTCGTAAAGAGACAAGAAATAATGGGAAAAAAAGATTATATACGAAAGATGAGATAGATGTTATTCTTGTATATGTTCCTGAAGAAGACAAGGTTCTTTGGATTGATCATTCTAAATTTCATAATAGAAAAAGTCTAACAATTAGACATATTGAGAATACAAAATGTAAACAAGATTCAATATTTGTTAACGATTATATATGGGTCCAGAGCTCGGTTGGTAGAGCAGACGCCTCTTAAGCGTAAGGTCGTGGGTTCGATTCCCACTGGTCCCACCAATTTGTTGTGGGTCCAACTCCCACTCGACGCACCAGATTTGGCCTTATAGTGAAATTGAATATCACATCTCCGTCCTAAGGAGAAGTTTTCGGTTTGAGTCCGAATAAGGCCGCCAGATATAGGAGTCTTCATGAACAAGATACCACTAGTCTCAGTAACCAAAGATGACTTGGAAATACAGACGTTTAGATGTGGAGGAAAAGGTGGCCAGCATCAGAATAAGACAGAAAGTGGAGTAAGAATTATTCATCCTCCATCTGGAGTAACAGTAGAGTCAAGAGAGGAACGGTCACAGGCACAGAACAAGGCTATTGCATTTAAGAGACTTACTACTAATAAGAAGTTTCTATTATGGTTAAAGATGGAATCGGCTAGGAAGATGGGCATCCTTGAAGATATTAATAGGGCAGTTGATAGGATGATGGATCCAAAGAATATAAAGACCGAAGTTAAAGAAGATGAGAAATGGGTAGAGAAGGAATTAGCGGGTGTGGTGTAATGGTAGCATGAGACCCTTCCAAGGTCCAGGTACGAGTTCGAGTCTCGTCATCCGCTCCAGTTTTGACGGTGTAGCCTAATGGCTAGGCAACGGATTGCAAACCCGTTTTATGCTGGTTCGATTCCAGCTGCCGTCTCATTTTAGGGGTATTATAATTGTTAAATAATAATAAGAAGAATATACAACTCGAAATGAAATATGGAACAGCTTGTAATAAACTTAGAAAACTAATACTATTCACATTAGTTAAAGAAACAAAGAGAAATATATGTTATCAATGTAAAAAAGAAATAACAAGTATCGATGATTTCACAATAGAACATAAGATTCCTTGGTTAGATAGTTTGGAACCAAAGAAATTGTTCTTTAGTATTGATAATATTGGATTTTCTCACTATAAATGTAATATACGAGTTGCAAGAAAGATAAACAAGAAATATGCAACAAGAAATCAACGAGTAAGAGAATCTAGTAAAAGAATAAGAGATAGAATAAGGAAAACTAATCCAGAATTACTTAGACAGATTAGAAGAGAACAATATAGAAGGACAGGAAATTAATCACCGTCTCCATGGAAGAGCTGACCGAAGGCTGGCGCCGGTAGCTGTCTCGAAAACAGTCAGTCCAATGATTGGACCTGTGGGATCGTTCCCCACCTCTTCCGCCAGATTTTAGATGGACCTTTGGTGTAGGTGGTGTGCACGTCTGTCTGAAGCACAGAAGGAATCCGTTCGACTCGGATAGGGTCCACCAGAATATGCGCCCGTTGACTAACGGTGAAGTCTCCCGCCTTATAAGCGGGCAAGTCAGGTCCTAGATTGGGGCCTCATCCAGGTTCGAATCCTGGCGGGCGTACCAAGTTTAGTTGTTCTTTGACAATATGGGCCTGTGGTGTAATTGCGAGCATTGATCCCCTGCAAGGATTAGGCGAGGGTTGGAATCCCTCCAGGTCCACCAATTTACCCCTGTGGTGAAACGAATATCATTTTGCGCTTCGAACGCAAAGTTGCGGGTTTGAATCCTGTCAGGGGTGCCATGGGCCTATAGTGTAATGGATAGCACAAGACTCTACGAAAGTCTAAGTGATGGTTCAAGTCCATCTAGGCCCGCCAAATTTTATCTAGCTGTAGCGTAATTGGTAGCGTCCACCGTTTGGGGCGGTGTGGTGAGAGTTCAAGTCTCTCCAGCTAGACCAGTTTATGGGAGGAAGAAATGAATAGGGGTAAAGTTGCTACAATTATAATTAAAGAAAAGAATGGGAGAAAATTACAGTTTGATGTATCAGGTTACTCATATCGTTTCTCTAGGAAGAAAGTTCCAGTATTTGGAGTGACAGAGTTAGATCATATTATTATTGGTCCAGGAAAACTAACTATTTCAGCAAGATTACCTGCACCAAAATAAGATTTATAGATGTAGCACTTTTGTAAGAAAAATGTAGACGTTTTCCTTACAAAAATGTAGAATGCTAATGTAGCACAATTGGCTGTGCACTTTCTTGGTAAGAAAGAGGATGTGGGTTCGAATCCCATCATTAGCTCCAGATTTGCCGATGTAGCTCAATGGTAGAGCAGTCGCTTTGTAAGCGAAAGGTTGGAGGTTCAAGTCCTCTCTTCGGCTCCAGATTTATGAAGATCATAGAGACTATAAAAAGGTTCTGTATTAGACATCCAAAGTTGGCCCGTGTAGGTTGGACCTGGAGTCTACCAACTTTCAGTAAGAAGAATGAACCAGTAGAACATGAGGAAAGAAAGGTAGTAGCCCATTATTGTTGGTGTGGTCATTGTCATTGGGATCCACCTACTTGTTGTCAGAAGTAGATTTGCCGCGTTGGCAGAGTGGTCTATCGCAGCTGACTGTAAATCAGCCGGACTATGTCCTTCGGTGGTTCGAATCCACCACGTGGCACCATATTTGGTTCGCGAAGCCAAGCTAGAGCTTAAGATATAATTTGGCCATAACCACAAATCCTGGTGGTATTAGGCAAGTAAGCGTTGGTCCAGGAATCCAACGGACTATAAGTCCTGTAGCCAAATTGCGGGTGTAGTATAAAGGTAGTACGACACGTTGCCAACGTGTAGGCGCCGGATCGTTACCGGTCACCCGCTCCAAGTTTATCGGGGTCGTGATGCAACTGGCAGACATCGAAAGCTCAAACCTTTCGTCCTGTGGGTTCGAGTCCCACTGACCCTACGGTCCTGTAGCTCAAGTGACAGAGACAAATGTTACTATTGACATATAGTTCTGTTTAAGATATAATCTTGGTAGGAGGTCAGATCATGAATCCACCAAGATATTTACATCTGAAAGAACAAGTGATACATCTTCGTAAGCAAGGATTTGGTTATAGGTCAATTTCAAACAAGCTTAATAATACCATTCCATGGAGTTCTGTAAGAAGACTAGTAATTGGAATGCGTAGTAATCCAAGACTAGCTTATCTAATGGCGACTGAATACTCTCAAAGGAGACCAAAGGAATGGAATGATATACGAACAATGAGAGTTCGTCGTTTGTATCTTATTCAAGAACGTGGTCATAAATGTGAAAGCTGTAATTTAAGTTTCTGGAAAAATCATACTATTCCACTAGAACTTGAGCATAAGGATGGATGTAGAACTAATAATAGTAAATCTAATTTAGAGTTATTATGTCCTAATTGCCATGTTTTTACTCCTTATTATAAAGGAAAGAATACTTCATCTTTTCGAAGTAGGGCGAGTGTGGTGTAACTGGCAAACACTCTGATCTTAAAAATCAGATCTTGTGAGTTCGAATCTCATCACTCGCACCAATTTAATATTAGCGAACTAGTGTCGGTTCGAGTCCGACCAGGACTACCATATTTATGGGAGGATGTATGAAGAAAGACACATTAAGATGCCCATATTGTAAGGGTGATATGAGGCATTCGAAACCGGATCAGAACGGAAACGTAATTTGGAATTGTGACTATTGTAAAGCAACATTAGCTGATAAAATATCCACCAAGTAAAATATGGCAGCGATACTAGGCTGGATCTCTACCATCATCTTCTCAGTCTGTATCCTACCACAGATCTGGAAGACTTGGAAGAGTAAGAGGGCTGATGATATCAGTATTGTCTCATGGCTCATGTTCTTTACTGGTAACGTAACCGCCCTAATATATGCTATAATGATAGTCCAATGGCCGCTGATCATTAAGTACGTTTTCGCACTTGCTGCATCTTTTCTATTGACAGTATTATGTTTATTGTATAAAAGGAGGTAGCATGCTCATGAAAGCGAAAGTAAAAGAATGGTTCCTTGGAAAGGCACTGAAGAAGGTTGCATCACAGGTTGCCATATTCGCGGTCGCCATAGTAGCGGCCGTCAACGCCAAGAACCTTGGAGTAAATATTAACATTGATCCTGATGTGCTGGCTGGATCCGTCTTCGCTGGTCTTCAGCTATTGCGCAACTTCCTCAAGACAAAGTATAATGTAGACTGGCTTTAACATTCTCAATGGCTCCGCAGCTCGAAGGTCGAGCATCCGGCCTACATCCGGAAGGGGCTGGTTCAATTCCAGCCGGGGTCACCAACTTTGCGCTCAAAGCTCATATGGCTGAGCATATGTCGATAACTGTGATATAATTTAACTAGGAGGATATCATGGATAAGACATGTGTTCTTTGTTGGAATAAAGTAAAGAAGTATAGATCTGATATATGTGGATCATGTATGGTTTTAATACGGAGACTTCGTCTAAAACTTGCGTGTATAAAGTTACTTCATGGAAAATGTTTCAAATGCGGAATGATCGCAACATTGAAAAATCTAGGAGCATTTCAGTTTCATCATAAAGATCCAAGTGAGAAGAAGTTCCAGTTATCATTTGGTACATACTCTTGGGATAAAATAAAAGAAGAAGCAAGAAAATGTGAACTTTGGTGTGCTAATTGTCATTCTATTAATCATGCAACAACATACACAGAAGAAAAGATTAATAGAGCTATACGTTTTTGTGGAACTGAAGATATACATAATCTTGTAGCAGAATGGAAAATTATTGGCTCGTAGCTTAATGGTCAAGCCATCGCTCGATAAGCGATAGATGTGGGTTCGATTCCCAACGGGCCAACCAATATGATAACCGGGAGATAGCAGGTTCGAATCCTGCTGGGCGCACCAAATACGGAGGACGCATAATGGCGAAGAAGAAACCTCGTGGTGGCTGTAAGTAGATAGAAGACTCCCCTCAACTTGGGGGAGTTACTTTGCGGAGTCATTCAATGGTAGGATGTCGCTCTCTGAAAGCGATAACGTTGGTTCAACTCCAGCCTCCGCAGCCGGAAGATTGGCCGAGTGGTTTAAGGCACTCGTCTTGAAAACGAGAGGACCTGATGAAGGTTCCACTGGTTCGAATCCAGTATCTTCCGCCAATTTTGGCCTCATCGTCTAATGGCTAGGATTCCTCGGTCTCAACGAGGAGATACGGGTCCGAATCCCGTTGAGGCTGCCATATGCTCTATTCGTCTAGTGGTCTAGGATCTCAGACCTTCAAATAAATAATAGTTTGAAAGTGATATAATAGTAACATGAAAAAATGCACGAAGTGTCTACAGGAAAAAGAAGATGTTGAATTTAGTATAAAACAGAAATTGCAACGTCATAGTTGGTGTAAAGAATGTCATAAAATATATCACAAAGAACACTATAGGGCAAATATAGAAATATATAAGAAAAAGTTAATGGAACGAACAAGAAGATTGCGAAAGATCGCTAGGCATCTTATTATAGAATATCTTAAGACGCATCCTTGCATTGATTGTGGAATAAATGATCCCACTGTTCTAGATTTTGATCATATTAGAGGAAAGAAAAATAAGGATTTATCAACAATGATTCATAATGGTTACAATACAGAAACGATAATAGCCGAAATTGCTAAGTGCGAAATTAGATGTGCAAATTGTCATAGACGAAAGACAATGCGTCAAAGTAAACACTGGAAAATGACATCATCGTCTAATTGGTAGGATAGTTCTCTTTCAAGGAACAGATACCAGTTCAAATCTGGTTGGTGTCGCTCCATTTTCTATAAAACAGAAGATGTTGGTTCGAATCCCGTACAGAGCACCAGATTTGCCCCAGTCGTTCAACGGATGGTTAATGAATAGTTGCATTACTACATAATCTATCATTAGTATGACGTATACGGTGACAATTTGAACAAAGCAGGACGCACTTATCAAGTTCTTTTACTACATTATCCCAAGTATGAAGTCTCATTTTTACCCATTCTAATTCTTTTGTGTTGGCATCGAGGTGATGAAAATCGTAGACTTCTGGTTGATAGGTTTCTTTACAATCATAACATTTATCACCAAGATAAACAATTGCTTTTTTCTTACGAGATACCCATCGTGTCTGACAGTATCTATTAAAACAGTCTTTACAGTATGATTGAAGCTGTGTTTTTGTTTTCTTATAAAAACACGATTCATCTTTTTCAACTTTACATTGTGGACATATTTTCATATAATGCTCCTTGAGCCAGTATCTCCTCGGTCTTCTAAACCGATGAAAGAGTAATTGGACACATGTGGGTTCGACTCCCATCTGGCTCGCCAATATTATATCTTAGAAACATTTGTTCTAAACTATAAGACATTAGTCTGGAGGAATGCCATGGAAGAGTTCTTCACGAAGAATATCGTCAATGGAAAGAATCCACTCTACATCGTCTCTACCGCAAAGGTTCGGCCCCATAAGGGGGAGTACGTAAGACTTGATGGTGCTATTACCAAAATTAAGACAGTACTTCCCATCTCCAAAGAGGAGGTTGGACTCTATATAGAAAGGAAGTAGATTCCGTGATAACACAACTTAATACTAAAGTTCTTGTCCTAAACCGCTCATGGATTCCGATAGGATTTTGCGCTGTCCGCGAGGCCTTCAAGTATATTGCTGAGGATATCGCGGACATAATGGACTCTGACCTTAATACCTATGACTACAAGACATGGTATGAGCTTGAGGTTGAAGAGGATGAGGAGTCTGTCGGCACAGTCAATAAGAGGATAAAGGTTCCTAGAATAGTAAGGCTAAAGGACTTCAACAAAGTACCAAATACAGTTCTTCGTTTCAATAGGAAGAACCTCTATCTACGTGATAGGTATGTCTGCCAGTATTGCGCCAAGAAGTTTCCAGCTGGCACTCTTAGTATGGACCATGTCATACCTAAGTCGCGTGGCGGCCAAACTAGCTGGACAAATATTGTCACTTCTTGTATAATATGTAATACAAGAAAGGCCGATAGGACGCCAGTGGAAGCAAAGATGAAAGTAATAAAGGCACCCTACGCCCCAAGGCATCTTGATATTGATGTCCTTCATATTGAAGGTAAGAGGTATAAGGAGTGGGAGATGTTCCTTAAGCCAAAGGAACATATATGCTGATACGCTACAAGGATCAGGATTCTCAAGACTGGGAGAATGTCTCAGTAAAGAATATTCATGTCACAATAGATCTTGAGGATGTTATCTTTGGTGATATTAGGATGTCTCCTACTACTGAGCTATCCTCACTTCTTACGTCAGGGGAGAAGCTGGACATTGAGTTCTCAAGAGCTGCAGATGATGACTTTGATGTTGTCATCTTATCAGGGATCGTTATGACTGGAGAGAGTTTTGGTTCTGGTGAAGGCTTTCAAGAACCACTAACTAGTTATCACTTCAGAGCTGATAGTCTGCAAGTTCACGATTAATTATTGGCCTGTCGTCCAATGCTAGGACCTTCCGTTTTGAGCGGAAAGATGAAGGTTGGAGTCCTTCCAGGCTAACCACGGGGATATCGGTTAATTGGTAAACCACTGGTCTCCAAAACCAGCACTCTAGGTTCGAGTCCTAGTATCCCTGCCAAATTTAATGGTAGGTGAAGGCCGATGGACGGCCGCACGGCTGTGGCCCGTGCCCTAGCCGGTTCGATTCCGGTCATCTACCCCAAACTTAGGGAGGGTGTTGTGAAAGAGAATTATGTTGTCATAGGTGACATCCATGGTTGCTATGACCTCCTACTTGGACTTCTGGGCCAAGTAGCCAAGAGTCCATACAAGGACTATAGGAAGGTCTTCCTTGGTGACATGGTAGATCGTGGGCCAGATAGCTTTAGGGTTGTCGCAATGGTCAAGAAGCTAATGGAGACAGAGAAGGCTATTGTCCTACTTGGAAATCATGAAGATATGATGATCAAGTATGTGGAGAATAAATGGTATAATCCACAGGACATCTGGCTCTACAATGGTGGGAAGAAGACTATGGACTCCTATGGTAAAGGTATGAAGATGTATGGTCATGGGAAGTTCTTTGGCGCCATTGGATCTAGTGGACACTTCCAGTGGCTAAAGAAACTTCTCCCATACTATGAAACAGAGAAAGTGTGGTTTTCTCATGCTCCTATACCTGTAGAGGAATATAGGATGGATATCCATGCGAGAAAACTACATGGTGACTTTAGGAATCAGATGGATACTCTTATCTGGTCCTGGCATGGTCACTATGGAATAGAAGAAGGTGATGGATTCCTTTACGACCATAAGAAGACTGCTGTCTATGGTCATGTTCATCGACTTCTATCTGATGGAAATCTAAAGCCAAGAATTCATGAGAATGGTATCTACATTGATACAGGTGCTGGTTGTGCTCCATATGCACCACTAACAGCAGTGATAATTGAGGATGGAAACTATAAAGAATCCTTCCAGGAGTATCCACGAAGTAGTGGTATTGATGGAGAAATTCTCAAGACGTTGGCGCTACTTGGATCATGAAAGTCATTGATAAGCCATGGGGTGAAGAAGTTTGGTTCGCTGAGACGGACAAATACGTAGGGAAGATGATCTATGTGAAAAAAGGTCATCGGCTCTCCAAACAATATCATAAGGTCAAGGATGAAACCTTACTGGCAGTTCAAGGCAAGTTTCTACTTGAATATGATGGTAAAGAACTCGTAATGGATATTGGAAACTCTCTACGTGTTTGTCCCAATCAGATACATAGAATATCTGCACCATTTGAAGATATAGTAATAGTAGAAGTCTCTACTCCTGAAGTTGATGATGTTGTTCGGCTAGAAGATGATTATGGTCGTATGGCGAGTGGGCCGGTGCCCAGTTAGACCCCATAAGTCTGACTTGCCCAGATCAGCACTGGGACTCGCTACCAAATTTACGCAGGGACGAGCCTTAGTAGGCTAACCGCCCTCATAAGGCGGAAACATTGCCGGTGCGATTCCGTGCCCCTGCAACCATTTATGCGGTTCAACCTTGATAACTATAGACTAATAGATACTAGGGACATATTCCAACAAATAGACCTTCTCGCGACTGGAGCTACGATCCACAAACTTAGGTCATATGGATGTGCCCTAGATAGTTCTGTCCTTCTTCTGAATTCTGGAAAAGCAAAGGATAGACGTTGGCATATTAGAAATATTAACAAACATGTAGCTCATCTGATGAAATATGGAATCACGATAAGATATAATAATCTCGGAGAGAAGATCGAACAAGGAGAATAAAATGGCGAAAGTAAAAGGATATAAGGGCGATAAGGGCAAGATGCCGACAAGTCTTCCAAAGGTTGTTGGTAGGATGAAGAATACGTTTACAAACCCATCACCAAAGACGAGGAAAGTCACTTCAGCGAGAGGCTATTAAACTATGAACGTGACCAAAGAGGAACTACTGGAAGAACTTAAATCTCTTCAGGCACAATACAATAATATTCTTGATAAGCTTGGGCAGGTAACTACCATCAAGGTAAAAATTGAAGGTGCTATGGAATATGTCCAGACTCAGATTAAGAAGTTGGCTTCGACCGTACCTGACACTCCATCAAACTAAGGGGCAGGAGGGCGGTCCATTAGGGACTGGGGAGGTCTCCTAAGACAACTGAATGCAGAGGGTTGACTTAAATGATGTTCGGATCCTGTTGCGAGAGTATGTAAAGAAATCCTCCAGGGTTGGAACATTCTTATATAACTATGAGGCAACAGGACAACTGACGAGTGGTGCACCGATGGGCGTTGAGCCCATCCTTGTCACTTCAACAGAACTCGTTAACAATCTTAATGCTGATATGTTGGATGGGCATCATGCATCCGACTTTGTTCTTACAACAGATGCTATTGATACTATTGTCCTCGAATCTATAGATGATAGAGTAGCAAACACACTCCTACAGAATACCGCCGCAGTAACATGGGTCTACAATGATCCAGCCAATACACTAACCCCTACCATAGATCACGCCGGCCTTATTGGCCTTGGTGGTGATCATCATATGCTCTATGCCCGCGTGGATGGAACTAGAAACTTTACAGGCGACCAAACATTCGAGCAGGATGTAAGCATACTTCAAAGACTGACAGCTAATAACTTTACTGTTCCTATTGGTGCTGTTGCCGGATATGTTCTTACCTCTGATGCGGCTGGTAATGCAACATGGCAGACTGGTGCTATTACCGCACATGGAGCTCTTACTGGTCTTCTTAATGATGATCACACACAATATTTAAGGACAGATGGAACAAGGATCTGTACAGGCGCCCAAAGGTTTGATACGAATGTAACCGTTGATGATTGGTTAGAAATAGGCTACTTTAAGATGCCTATTGGCGCCGTTGCTGGACGTGTTCTCACTACAGATGCTACTGGAGTTGGAACCTGGCAATCTGTTGTCAATACACATGCAGGTCTTGGTGGCCTTACAGTAGATGATCATCCGCAGTATCTCTATATTTATGGTAGGGCTGGTGGCCAGACTATGGCAGGTGGAGCTGCCGCTGGTGAAGATCTTACAATCAGAAGTACAGATAATGTTACAAGAGGAAACATCTTCTTTGGTACAAGCACATATGACGAAGTTAATAATAGGCTTGGTATAAATACTGTTACACCTTCATATGATCTTGATGTTAATGGTACTCTTCGTACAACTTCTTTAATAATTCCATCTGGCGCCTTTAATGGTATGGTACTTACTTCTGATGGAAGTGGACATGCCTTATGGGCCTCTCCATCTGGAATATCGGACCACGGCAGTCTTGTTGGCCTAGCTGATGATGACCACATACAGTACGCTCTTGTTAATGGAACGCGTGCATTCTCTGGAACGGTGGGTGGTGTTACCCCAACACTAGATGCTCATCTTACCACTAAGGGATATACCGATACTCAAATAGCACTATCTGGTGCCTTGGTTGATGCATCGGCAAAGCTCTATACAGATGAGCATGCGGGTGTAACAGATCATGGCGCCCTAACTGGACTTGCTGACGATGATCATTCTCAATATCTTCTTACGAATGGTTCTAGAGTATGCACAGGAATTCAGGACTTTGATGTTGGAATGACTGCAGCTTCTGGCGTCTTTGACGGCTATGTTACAACCTCTGGAGTTCTCTTTCAAAATACCTCCTCAGCTTGGATTCAATCAACAGGTGATGCTATCTCATTCTATGTTAATAATGTAGAAGCAGCTCGCCTTCAGAAGACAACAGCTAATGGATATAACTGGTCCGTTAGGTCTAGCGGAGTTGGAGAAAAACCAAACTACGGAACTCTCAATGATTCTACCAGTGGTATATCAACTGGTGGAAACAGTATGTTGGTTGATTTTTCCGGTACTACCTACTTCTTCTTTCGGCGTGGTAATGATGGAACAAGCAATCTTCAATTCAACTATGGATGTAAAAATGTATACTCTTCTGGAGTATACAATCCTAATATTCATAGTGAACTTTACATGGGTGATGGAATGTCTTGGTGGTATACTGGTGACTTTCTAGAGTCAAGGACTACACCATCTAGACGAGCAATGGCATTTGCTATTCAATATGAGAATGTTCTCCTTGCCAGCCAATCAGGAACTTGGTCCGAGTCATTTCAGGCTGACAATGGATTTACAGGTTCTACCCTAGACCTTACGTCAACTGCCACTGTTGGTGGATTTAATATGCCGGCTGGAGCTGGTGATGGATATGTTCTGACCTCTGATGCTTCTGGGAATGGAACATGGGAACCAGCAGTAGGTGGTCCTGGTGGAGATCTTGCCATTGGTAGTTCAGTTAGTGGTGGTGCTCCTACCTTTGCTCTAGGAACAGATCTCTCAGGCAACTTGTTCAATATGTTGGAGGAAGTAGCTGGTGATATATACGGAGTTCAATTTCATCCAACATCCGAGACTGGCTATTCAGGACCAGTTGTAACAATAGGATATAGTGGGTATGCTGACCAAAGCCTTTTATCAAGCTTTTATCAATTAGATGTAACTGGTAATGCTCTCTTTGGTAATTCTTATGTTAGTGTTGGTCTTAATGGTATTGGTATAGGAATTGAGAATGATGGAACAAGCGCTATTCTATCAGATGGTGACATAAGTCTTATTGATAATGCTTCATTCTTTGGTTTTCAATTTGCAACACCAGGAAACTTCGACATTGGAAGGGTTCTAGTTGGATCAGGAATCTTTCCAACTAATGCAACAGTTGGAACTGTTGCTGATGGATCATATAACACAGGAATGTGGTTTCCAAATACAGAAGGAACAAACTTTGGAATAGGTTTTATGACGCAAGGCGTTGAGCGCATGCGTATAAATGAGGATGGAACTGGTGTAACTATCCCAGACGAGCTTAATATAGGAAACGCGATATCAATAGTAAGTGGAGGAGAAGTAGTTTCTAATGGATCATTAGATATTTCCGCTGATAATGATGAAAGTGGAATGAGTATCCTTACATTAGGTATTGGTCATGCATCTGCCATCGCCATAAACAATGACCTTCATGGTGGACCAGGTAGTATTATCATTGGCGCCGACTGGGATGATTATGGTGGACAACCAATAATGATGTATGTTGGTGATAATAAAACAGTATCTATTGATAAGGAAGCTATAAGTGTATCTGGCTTCATCCTACCAACAGCAGAACCTAGCGGATGTGTCCTGGTAAATAGGGGAGATGGTATTGCTGGATGGAAGGAAGGACCAAAGAGAAGCGTACGATTTATTGTTGACAATGGTAGTGATGTCATACCTACGGGTAGGGTCACTGCCGATATTCTTATTCCATTCGATGGTATGATAACAGGATGGTCGGTCCTTACCTATCCATCTGGTAGTATCGAGCTAGATATTCTTACGGGAGGATACGCTACTCTTCCACCAAATACAAGTATTGCTGGCACAGAACATCCATCAGTTACTGCGGACAATAAGAACTATGCAAGCACCTTAGTTGGATGGGATACTCAACTTTCGAGGAATGATATACTGGATGTGAATGTCATTTCCTGTAGTGGGATAACTAAATGTTACTTGGATGTGCTAGCGACAGAAACACTATAAGGAGATAGTATGATAGATCTAGGTATATTAAAGACCGAAGTTGAGACTGATCCTCTTGGACTTGGTTATAGCAGTGGAAAGCTCAAGCCAAATAAGGTAATTGCTGAAATAATGAATACTGTGCCAGGAACTCCTGGGAGTGGTAGAGAAGTTGATAAGAGTACAGTGACATCATCAGAAATAATGAGTTGTATAGTCTCAGTGGAGTACGATGCTCTTAAGGCAACTGATAAGGAGAAGCTGGCTCTTCTTCTCTCAGTCGAGACTATACACGTCTCGAAGCCTACTACAATTGCTTTTCTTGATTCAATGTTTAATAATACGACAGTAACCTATGCTAACATTAGAGCTTTGTTCAAGGCTCCAGTTAGTCGGGCCATCTCCCTCTTTGGTGAACCTGTTCACTATTGGGATATAGCGAAGGCCCTTAACAATGGTAATCCTGATCAATTATCCGCACAGGCTGAACTGGGCGCCAAAGAGGTGAAATAAAATGGCTAACGAAATCAAAGATAAATTTAGCTCATCAACTGCATTTACTATAACACTAGCAAGTTTGGCAACGTCAGTAGTTGGTGTTGGTAGGCAGTCGGATATTGTTGATAATAGTGTCACCCGCTACCAAGATGTTCTTGTCTATGCCAAGATCAAACAAGGTACGTCTCCTACAGGCAGCAGATCAGTGTACGTCTATGCTATAAGATCTGACGCTAATGCAACTCCTCATAGGTCAGACGCGGCCGGCGCATCTGATGCTGGTATTACAATACTTAATGCCGAGCTTATAGGTGTAATGAGGAATAAGGCAAGTCCAACAACAGGGGATGATCTCTATGGTGAGTTTATGCTTAGTAGGCCCGGTCCTGGCTTTGGTATAGCTATTGTGCATGATACTGCAGTTAACCTTGATTCAACTGGTAGTAATCATTGGGTAAGGTGGATAGGACTTAATCCCGAGGTGCAATAGTGATCTACGCTCCTAGATCATCTCTTCCTAAGGTTCATCGTTTTCAACCAGGAAAGTTCGTAAATCCAAAACTATGGAATAATCTTCAGATCTGGTATCTTGGAGAACGATCCCTACCAACAATGGAACACCTAGGACTTCTTGTTGTTCCAGTAAAGAACCTTAAGAAAAGAACGGATATAATACAGTATGTAGGTGATTCTGGCATCGTAGACGGATCGATGATTTCTAGTGTTCCACTAAATGGTAGAACACATGGGCCATTTGGAAGATGTATACCATTTAGTGGTGGTGTTACTGAGAGAATAGAAACTACACAAACACTAACCCAATGGATATCTACATCCGACTGGATTAGCACCATGATGTTATGGGTCTACATATCATCATCAGTCGCATGTCCAGCAGGATCAACTGCCTATGCTGGTGAATGTCTATTTGGTGATAATGGTGGCTACTATGGTGCATTTAGGTACAATAAGTCTGGTACTGGTGATAAGATTCACTTCTACTCGTGGGGAAGCTCAGAGACAACCGTAAGTGCCGCAACTATACTTGACCAGTGGGTTCATTATACATTTGTTAGAGATGGATCAAATGGTTACGTATATACTAATGGTGTTCTATCAGCATCAGGCACATTACAGGATATTAGTGGTCTAACCAACCCGCTCTACTTTGGTCGTACACAGTATTCTATACAATTTGTTGGCGGTATGGATGATATTCGTCTATACTCTAGAATATTATCTGATAAAGAAATCTACGATTCTTCAAGAGGAATACTACCAACAACAACGACGCCGCCTAGTCCTTCCTTGCGTTATATAGACTCTATACCAACGTCTGTATTACACAGGGCCAACTTTGGCGGCGGTGGTTGTTTTGGTGGAACGATTCAGTCAACAGGCCTTGTTGGTATTGGTGTATCTTAGGCCTCGTTTAGTGTGAATCCAACTTGATTCTTAAAGATTACTGGTTCTCCTTTAGCAGTATATAGATATGGCTGGTTGCTTGGACAGTGCGTCTTAACATACTCATCAGACGCCTTTATCTGATCTATAATATTTCTATCTCTAAGCTGTAAGAATATCCCCTCCATTAGAACCCCCTCTAAATAAGTTCTCCAGTTTCTCCAACTTGCCTGTCTTCTCTCCAAGGATGGAACTACCACCCATGAATAGTTCATACTCATCCATGAGAAGGCGCATCCTCGCTGTTCTATCATTAATCTCTTTTGGAATGTTGTTCTTCATCTGATCGAACTTCTTCTGCCTATCAAAGAATTCGATCTTTCCTTCGCCATCCATTTGAACAACTTTCTCATCCTTTAACGACTCTTGTGCAATCTTCAAGAGGATGACCTTGTTCTGTTCTATGGCTATAGCAGCCTCGAGACTCTCAACAACAGCGCTTGATATCTTATTCCATCGTGGTTCCATTTATCTCTCCTTTGAGTTTGTGCTTTCTAGCACTCTTGCCCTTCGTAGTTAATATATCCACCATCTTCAGCTTCAGTAAATAACATCAGTTGTATTTCCATGTTAATAGCTCCCATCATCTTTTTTACATTGATCTAGAAATTGACAGTACTGGCACTGCCAGTCTCCTCCAACTCCTGACTCCATCCAGGTCTCATACTTCTCCTTTGTAATCTTCTTCCTCGCATAAAGCTTTGCAACCAACTCTCTGGACTTCCACTGTTTTTCATAGCTAGGAGTTGGGACACTAGGCCCAGAAGAAGTAACAATAGACTGTATGACGTCTTTTTTGTCAATAGGACACGAATCAACCATGTAAGAGATGGCATCAAGTTGCCCCCGGTCATAGTAGATAACTTCAATGCTATCTATTTTACCAAGTTTCTCTGGAAAAAGCAACATTGTTATCCATGCCTGAAGCAAGTGACCTTCCTTGATACTTCCTGCTGTGGTTATATTCTTTGTTTTCGTGCCAAATACTTCCGCTCGAAAGCCATATCCAGAACCAGTGAATATAAGGACGCCTTGTACAGTTGGTACATCTATACCAGCAGTGATCATTCCATCAAGATAGCACCAAATGTTTCTCTTCTCAGTAGGAACATACCAACCATAAGGTTCAATACTCAGTGGTCGTATAACTCTCTGAATCTTCTCAAGAAGTATCTTCTTTATAGAGGCTGTAATATGATCAGCTATAACAAGGTGATCCTTCTCCTTGTTAGTCTCTGTTATGTCATTTATTCTATACCAGAGACTTCTAGAACAACCACCAAGTCTTCCATTAATATAGTCAACTCCAACATCTCTTATACTAGGAGACTGATTGACTAGGTCCTTGAGGGGTTGCGTCTGAACTCCCTGAATCTTTTCCATAAGTGTTCCCTCTACCGGACCCGTTATATTTCTTAGAAGCGTCATATGTAGCTCCTTTCGCCCTAATTCTATCAACTTCCTTACTAACCAATGTCTGTGCCTCTGTAGGATTCATCTCTTCGTAGCGAGATCTCTTAGGATCAAACTTGAAGAATATATTCCCCTTGGAACCTGTTATTTTATTCTTAGGACACTCAAGCTCATTGATAGGTGAGGTTGTGCCTTTGTTATTCCATATCATAACACTCTGTCTATCAATATGGTAGTTCTGGTGAAGAATCCAAACAAGGTCACTGACGAACTCAATGGATCCAGTTCCCTTAACATCTCTAATGGTAGCTCTCGAAGACCATTCAGTCTTCCGAAGCTCTACATTTACGAACATGGGAATGTTATAGCGTTTGCACATACGCTTGATGCGCTTGGCGGTGGAGTCCATTTCCTCCCATTTACCACTATCAACATCAGCCAATCTATGGAAGTTGTCCAGCATGAAGACAAGCTTCTTCTCTGGATACTTCTTGATAGCCTCGTTGATATGCTTCTCCATAGCAAGGACTGTGAATCCATCATCATCATCCTTGATAACCATCCGATCCTTAAGCTTGGCCATCTCATCAAATCCGGCCAGGACTGTCTTCTCCATTACTGGGTTCTTCTCAAGTAGGATCCTATTAGATACGAGGTCCTGTGGTACTCCAGTCAGGAGAGAGACGAAACCATTGATGATCTTCTGAAATGAGTCGTCGATGCTCATGAAGATAAGATGGATCTCTGGGTTAGAACGAATAAGCTCCCAGGCCAAGTTTCGCACAAAGCTTGTCTTACCAATATTAGCATATCCAGTAAGAATCATCATCTGTGCATCACAAGGAAAACCACCAAGGGCCTCACTTATCTGCGTAAGCTTTCCACAGGAGAATCGGTTTCCTACATTCTTGTTCAGTAATAGATTCTTTACCGACGCGACCTTCTCAACGTAGTCAACCTGCTCATTAGTAGTGTCCTCTATCATATTCAACATCTTTCCATAGTAATCACCAACCATGGTTACAATAGAGTCTGTATCGTTAAGCGAGGATAGCTTCCGCTGCATATCCTTACCAGCCTGAAGGATCTTCTTTTGTACCATGTTCTGAATACCATTGGTCTGGTTAAGAACTTCCTGGTTAATAAAGTCTAATGGTATGTTAGTCTTGGCAGACAGGGTCCTACACATATCCCATCTAGAGATTGAGTTTGGCTCATTTACGATAAGAGGAATCATCTTATCGGCCGTCTCCTTAGGATCTGCATTATATGGTAGGTGGTCCAGCTTCCAGGCGAATGGAGCTAGAAGTTGGAACTTGTTAAACTCTTCTAGTCCATTCTCCGATATGAAGCTATCTGGATCATCAGAAGTGGGTGGTAGATTGCATATCCTTGCTGATACAGTAGGTGCCTTTACTAGATGTTCATCTATGATCTTACCTGTATTATGAACACCCATTGTATCTCCATCTAGGCAGAGAATTAGGTTGGTAAGATTATGCTCGATCAATACATCTAAATGATTCTCTCCTGTCTTATGCGCCTCAGAGGGAGAGGTAAAGGATGTTCCACCAATAGCTGCCACCTTCTTTGTCCCAGCCTGCCAGAGTGTAACTCTGTCTGGATATCCCTCGACTATCCAGAGTGGACCAGGAAGGTCAAGACATTCATTAAGGCCATAAAGAATTCGTCCCTTTGGATAGATAACAGAGAGTGGGCTATTAACATACTTTGCACCATACTTCTCTTCATCGCCCTTCTGTTTAACCAACATATTACGTGCGGCGAAAGCTACTGGCCGGCCATTTATATCATTGACAGTAAATATAAGTGAGTTGTGAGAAAAGATTCTCCTATCCAGTAGGCCGACCTGCTGCATAAACTCCTGTGTCCAACCAAGAGCTTTCATAGTCTTAAGATAGATATCAAAATTATCAACAGTTCCTATACCAAGAGCCCTTGCTGTCTCAACTGTCCACTTTCTATCCAATAGATAGCAGTGGATCATGGAGTCCTGCCTATCAAGACTAGAGGCAACGTAGGCAGCAACATCCCTGTGTATTGCTAGAAGCTGGTATCTCTCCTTATCCTCCTGAGTAAGAGTCTCTTCTGTGTACTCAATCTTGAAGCGCTTCGCCAGTTCACTAACTGTCACCTTCCAGAAGTCAGGGCCCTCTATAGGCATGTCTTCTAGATAGTGAGCAGCATGAAATATAGTTCCACTGGTAGAGCAACCAAGGCAATGCCATACCATATTGTCCGTTCCAGGAACTATACCAACCGAAGGTGTACTATCATTATGAAGTCCAGTAAAGCATTGAAACTTTCCTATTACCTTTATTCCTTTACTGGAAAGATATGGCAGTAGATGTGCTTTCAATTCTTCAATCACTGTTTCATTCATGTTAACCTCCAAATTTTCTAACCTATCAAGTAACACCTATGACCCATTTGTTTGAGATATAATAGAAGGGATGAAACTTACCATTGACCAACTTCGACAATTTTCCACCTGTCCACTTCTCCTTGAGCAGTATGAATCTTATCAAAGAGAAACACTGGTGTCAAGAACTATTAGAGATGGTATCATGTCTCTAATATATTCTACACTATATCTCAAGATGCGTGGAAAAAAACCCTCCCAGAAGACTATCATCCAACTATGGAAAGAAGCAACAACCAAGATAGAATGTTGCCATCCAAACATAAAGAAAGAAGACTTTGAGTTTCCGGCCCAATGTGTCGCCATCTTTCTTGAGCACTACCTAGATAAGACAGACGAGGAGATCATAGGAATAGGTGTTCCTTTCTCATTCAAGATCATTGATAATGATATCTCCATTTCTGACTCCTTTCCTCTCCTTTCTAGAAACCCCTATGGCACCCGGATAACTATCTTTGAGATGGACTGGAAGAGTAGACTAAAGCTATGGATGGAAAATGATCCACTTCTCTCTATATACCCATTAGCCTATAAGGATGAATATGGTCCTAACTTTCTTAATCTAACCGTACACAACCTAGGAGATGGAAGCCAGATTGAACTTATCAAAAAGCCATCAATTCTAGATGATCATAGAAAAAGACTTGCTATGCTTCTTGATCTTTGTTATAATCATTATAGTTTTTCAAATGATCAATACTGTAGTAGATGTAAAATCGCATCGAAATGCCATAATACGAGGTATATTGAGTGACGTCAGATCTTATGAGTGTAACAGAAGAAGTTCTAAATGACACAAATCCATTAGATACTCTCCTATTTCATATGAAGATTGAAAATGGACTCTCAGAGGCGGAGGTAGCAGAACTTCTCGGAATTACACGACAAAACGTGACATCAAGACTAAGGAAAGTATATAAGAGGATTAGAGAACGATGCTAGTTCTAAGCATAGATCAATCGATGGCCTGTAGCGGATGGGCACTAGTTCAGAGGGATGGAGAGAAGATAACTCTTATCCAGAATGGAACAGTTGAAACAGTTCTCGATAAGAAGGATCCTACTAACTCTGGCCGGCTTGAGTTTATCTTTGAGGCCTTTTCTAGTGTTATAAGAGATGCTATAAAGCAGTACACTAGAATAGACGCTATTGTAATAGAACGCTTCTTTAGTAAAAATTATCAAGGCACTCTGGCCGTTGCTGAGGTAAGAGGCATAATTAAGCTTCTTTCTAGTATATATATGATTCCCATCTATGAATATGCTCCACAGAGCGTTAGAAAGAAGCTTATAGGAAATGGTAGGGCTGAAAAGGAAGATGTGGTTGCCTACCTAAGAACTAAATTAGATCTTGAACAAGATATAACATTAGACGAAACCGATGCCATAGCGCAAGGAATATATGCCACAGGAGAAATCGGTGATAGGACCACGACCACTTCGACCGCTACAGAGACCATTGAAACAAGAAATAGTGGAAAGAAGAGAGGAAAGAAAAAATAATATATCCGAAGATGAGATACTGCAGCTGATACTAAAGAGAAAGAGTCAAAAGGAGAGTCCAATGTCTGTTCTAAGAGCTGTGAAATTTGGTATTGTTGGAATCGGCCAAGGTGGAGGAAGACTTGCCGCCGTATTCCATCAGTTGGGCTATCCTACGGTAGCTATCAACACATCACCACAAGATCTTGAACCACTTGAAGTTGGAGTTAAAGTCGCCATCGGCGCCGATGGAGCAGGACGTGATATTGGTATTGGAAGAGATGCTGTAGAGAAGAACAAGGATCAGATCATATCTTCTATCCAACGGGCCTTTAGTACGACTGATGTTAACTATGTCTTACTCTGCAGTGGAAGCTCTGGTGGTACAGGTGGAGGTGGTATCGATCCAATGGTCGATATTATGAAGAGTCTACAACTACCTATTGGTGTCCTTACAACTCTACCTCTTAAGTCAGAGGATACAAGATCAAAGAAGAATACTCTTGAGGTCCTAAAGAGACTCTTCACTCGAGTTATTAGTGGTGATATTGCGCCATTTATTCTTATGGATAATGAGAAGATTATCCAGAACTATCCAACTCTCTCAACCTTAGAGTTCTGGAATAAGGCCAATGAAGAAGTTGTTAAGATCTTTGATATGTTTAATGTCCTCTCAGCTAGAAATAGTGCCTATACAAGCCTTGATCCTGCTGACTATAAGAAGATACTACGGGCCAAGGGCTGTATGATCTTTGGCGCCCTTACAGTAGAGGACGTCGGTGGAGAGAATACGTTATCCAGCATTCTTACTGAGAATATGGAGAAGGGACTTCTGGCCACAGGATTCACCCTCCTTGATGCAACACATGCTGGTATGATCGTTGTTGCAAATAGGGACACCCTATCCAAGATGCCAAGGAAGGCAGAGGAGAATGCAATGAGCACTCTTCTTAAGCTTCTTGGATCTGGCACAGTCTATAAGGGTGTCTATGAGAGTAAGAAGTCTGAGCACGTGGAGGTCCTTACAATGATCTCAGGACTCCAGCTACCAGCCAAGAGGATAAGAGATCTAGTAGACGAGTCCAAAAAAGAAACAGTTCATCTCGAGAAAAAGAATACCCTTAAGAACATGGATGAAATTCTCAAGGAGTTCGAGAGGGAAGGAGCTGTATAATGGCAAAGAAGACAGAACCAAAGGGATGTAGAGAAACAGTGAAGGGTCTTCAGAAGGTTATAACCGCTAATCATAATGCAGTAGTTAGCGCTGCTAAACAAATGAGTAAAGCATTAAAGGGTTCTGGAAATCCAAATGCATTTGTTCTTATTCCAGGACATAATACACTAAAGGCACCAAACTTCAAGAAGAGACAACCAACTCGAAGCAGAGAATAGGAGAAATAAATGGGAAACAAAGGTAAGGTTAAGTGGTTTGATAAGAAGAAGGGCTGGGGATACATCACAAGAGATGATGGACAAGATTTCTTTGTCCACTACTCCAATATTAAGCTTCTTGATACAGATGGTAAAGAGAAGAAGGGATTTAAGACTCTTGAGGCTAATCAGGTTGTAGTATTTGAAACCAGGGATGATGCAAAGGGACCACAGGCTATTAATGTTGTAGTTCAGTAAGTAGTTTAAGAATTATAATGGGAGGAAGATATACAAGATGGTCAAGATCCTAATAGCAAGTGACTCGCCCTTTCTAAATACAGGATTGGCGAATGTTGCTCGCTTCATTGGTACAACACTTCATAATGCAGGTTATGGCGTAACCCACCTAGGATTCTCAGATCCAAGGATAGATAAGTCTTCGCAGAAATGGGGAGGCCGGTATATACCGTGGCAGGTTCTTGCCACTGCTGATATGCCAGAGGATAGATTTGGGCAAAGATCGTATAGCAGCATTCTTTCCCAGGTTGAACCTAACCTTGTTATTGTCGTAGCTGATGTATGGAACTCTGACCATCTTCTAGTAGGAACAAACTGTCCTACTATTCTATTCCTTCATATTGAGGCTGAACCCCTACCAACAAGGCTTATACAGGATCATGCCAATGTAATTCCTCGTATCATATCCCACGCCAATGTTGTTATCTCTGCTGGAACTTTTGGTAGAAAGACTATTCAACAACGGATGTTAGAGTACTGTAAACTTCCTCCAGAAAAGACAGAGAAAGAAATAAAGGCCGTTATTAGTAATACCAACATCATTATCCCAGATGCTATAGACACTGAGGTATTTAAGCCAATAAATAATATAGGTCTTAAGGAGAAGATGTTTAAGGGCCTTAAAGAGACTGACTTTGTTATTGGTTATTTTGGAAGACAAAATCCAAGGAAGGGACTTCCATATGCTATAGAAGCTTTTACTCAATGGAAGGATAGACCTTCTAATGTCTATCTCTACCTTCACACAGCTATAAAAGATCGCTCAGGATGGAATCTTCCTCAGCTTCTTATAGACTCTGGTGTACAGGACAAGATTATCATCGATCCTAGTATAAAAGTTGGTGGTGGGTGCTCTGATGAAGTTCTTAATGCACTCTATAATACATGTTTTCCAGCTGGTACACCTGTACTAACCGAAATAGGCTACAAGTGTATAGAGAATATTAAGAAAAATGATATGGTCATATCAGCACAGGGAAATACTAGAAAGGTTGTCGAGACAATGTCCAGAACATACAATGGACATGTTGTTGGTATAACAACGAGTAGAAATCGTGCTACACTTACCTGCACAGCAGATCATAAGTTCCTTGTACTAAGTGGTAGAAAAACTGAGTATAGAAAAGCGTCTGATCTGGAAGTCGGTGATATGATTCTCACACCAGTACCAACTGGTCAGTCATACATTACTTCATCGTCGACACAGGATATATGCGAAGCTCTTAATATTCAGAATGACTATGTTAGAAAACGATATGAAGCTGTCATAGAGCTTGACTCCAAATGCTATAAGATTAGAAAGCGCTCTGGTCCTATTCCCTACTTCAGTAAGGATGGGAAGAACTATATTATTTCTATAGTAGAGACATTAGCGTATGGTAATGGGCGAATTAGAGTCTATAATATTGAAGTTGAAGAAGATCATAGTTATGTAGCAGGTGGCCTTGGTGTAAAGAACTGTGACATTACTATTCTACCAACAACAGGAGAAGGATTTGGAATGACGGTAGCTGAAAGTCTAGCTGCTGGTACTCCTGTTATAACTACTGACTATGCTGAAACGCCAACGCACTTTGGTGATGTGTGTGAACTAGTAAAGCCTGATGCCTACTGGGTTGAACCAATCACAAATATAAGAAGGGCTATTCCATCTATTCAAGGGCTCATCCAAAAGATAAAGAAGCTGCATAGAGATCCAAACTATAGGAAGGCCCTTTCAATTCGTGGTCGAGAACATATGGTATCAAAGTATGATACCAAGATAGTTGCTCCCTTATGGTTAGATATGGTTGAGAAAGCTGCAAGGATACCAACAACAATAAAGGAACTAGAACAAAGAAGAAGTAAACGGGAGAAGAAGAGGGTCTGCTTTATAGGAAGCTACTTCCTTCCTGACCTCATTGGTGGAGGAGAGATAACGTATTATAAGCTTCTTAAGGAGTTTCAGGAACGTGGTTGGGAAGCTGCTACGTATATATCAAGAGATGGAATAAATGACGAGGAAGTAACAATTGATGGAATTGAAGTTACAAGAAGAGATAAGATGGCTCCTGATAGAAAGCTTCGGGCTTATATGGAAGCCACTGTTCCTGACGTTGTTATAACAACTCTTATAGATCCAAACTTTACAAGGATGGCTCTTGAGATAGCTAGAAATATTGGTGCTACAACAATCTACTACGAACAGTTCTATAACTCTATATGTACGAAGTATAGAGATGTTATGAATCTTGGCGCCCAGTCTATTGCGCCATGGGGTGGTAAGATACTCTCAATGTGCGATCTTATCTACTCAAATGGAAACTTTGTACAAAGGGCTATGTTGAAACACCAACAGTTCAACTCAAAGATACTACACCCCTATATAGACCTATCAGAGGCTAGGGTAGAGAAGCGGGAACCTGAATATGTAACGATGATAAATCCAGATCCTGGAAAGGGCGGTGGAACTCTAGTCTATCTGGCCAAAAATATGCCAGATGTTAAATTCTTAACTATTAGAGTATCAGCCAATAATGATTATAGTAACCTTACAAAAGAGGGAGAACTTCCAAACCTTACTATATGGGACTTTCAGAAGGATATAAGGAAGATATATGAGAAGACAAAGCTTCTGATTGTTCCAACAATAGTTGATGAGACATTCTGTAGGGTAATACCAGAGGCTCAATCAAATGGAATTCCTATTATTGGTAGAGATGTTGGTGGAATAAAGGATACTATGGGAGCTGGTGGGATACTGATAGGAAAGTATGAGGATGATGATACATGGAAGGATACAGTATCTCGCATTCTTGAGAATAAAGAGGAATATGAGAATCTATCCAAGCTAGCTATAGAGAACTCAAAGAAGATTGACTATAAGAAGGAATTTGATTCCTTCTTTGATGATGTCCAAGCTACTATGAAGACAGGGATAAAGAAGAAAATCTGCTGTATCGTTCCTGACTTTGCTGGTGTAGCAGAAGTCTTTAGAAATATTAAGAATCTCCATAGTAAGGATGTAGAGATTATAGAGATTAATGCCTTCACGATCTCTACAAATGTCATTAGGAAGCTTGAGAGGTTTACTCCTGAGATTATAGTATTTGGCGCCTGGGTTCCTTTACATAAGGATGTTATGATATGGGCTAGAAAGAATATTCCTGGTGTTAAGATAGTGGCATCTTGGTTCTCAAACTTTAGCCAGATGGAATTCTCAGTTAATAATGAACTTGGTATATTCAATGAGTTACAAGGTTGGATGTCTGGTCAACAACACCTGATTGATGAGATATGGATGTCTAGTGTAGAAGATGCTTATGTTCTTAATAAACCAAATATTAAACCACTTCCATGTCCTATAAGTATACCAGATGAGATACCATCGTATGTTCCTGAGCCAGGGAAGATCAAAGTCAGTCTCTTCTGTACACCAGGGCCTAGAAAGAACTTGGCTAACCAGATACTAGCATGCTCCAAGGTTCCAGGAGTTGAGCTTCATCTAAATGGTCTATCAAAGAAACCAGAGTTTGCCCAACTTCTTAAGACGTTAAACATAAAGTATGTCGATCATGGATGGATGGACAAGTCAACATATAGGAATACCATTGCTACCATGGACGTTGGACTCCAGGTAACATTTGCTGAGACATTCAACTATGTTGTAGCTGAACATATGATCTATGGTGTTCCAATTGTTGTATCAAGTATGATCCCAATTATTAATAAGATTGATGAACTTAAGGAGCTAGTTGTTGAGAACGCTCAATCACCTGGAGATATAGCCAAAGCTATAGAAACCATATATAGATCAAGGAATAGACTATCTTCTACAGTGAGGAAGATCGTACATGATATTGCTGGTCGCAATAATGAAGATGTAAGGAAGCTTCTTAGCTTGGGGGATAAATGAGACTACTCTACGTTGCCAGCGCGTTTCATCGTGCCGAAGGATTCGGGTCTGTGTGTAATGCCATGGAGAGGCTCGGCATAGAGCTTACCTACTATCCCATATATATGAGGCTATCAGACTTTAGAGATGAAATAAAGAAAGGAAAGCTTCTAAAGACAGATGCTGAGATAGCTGCATATACACATAAGCTTCTCTATAATGAACTACTCATGAAGGTATCAGATCACGATGCTGTCTTCTTCTGGAAGGCAGAGAATATAGATAATAGAATTATAGAGAAAGTCTCAAAGATGGTCCCAACTGCATTCTACTCATGGGATGATCCATATCAGATAGAACTTGATAAGACAGAACTAAAGAGAGGTTCTGCCTGCCACATTACAGCTACATGCTGCAAGGCATCTGCTAATGAGTATGCCAAAGCTGGAGCAAGAAGGGCCCTTTGGCTACCTCCAGGTTATGATCCAGAAATACACTATGATACTGGAGTGGAACCAAAGGCTGATGTCTGTTTTATAGCTACAAATACATACTGTAAGGAAGCCTATGGTAAGGTCCAGAATCCACCGTTCGATAGACGAGAAATAGTAAGGGCAATCCAGAAAGTAACAAACAATATAGAACTCTGGGGCCGTGGAGATGAACCATTGGGATGGACCCATCCTACCTATGGAGATCCATCTTTTAAGAAATACTACAAAGGATTCATACCATTCTCAGATTCAAGAAATGCCTTCTGTAACTCTAAGATATGCATAAATAGTCATGTAAGAAGAAATGGATATAGTTACTTTAATGAACGTACGTTCCAGATCATGGGTTGTAAGAGGCCAATGCTTATTGATAATAATCCAGGAACTATTGATGTTCTTGGAAGTACCGCTCTTACCTATAATAAGGTAGAGGAAATACCATTGCTTATTGAAGAACTTCTTAAATCGGATGAGAAGCGGAAGGATCTGGCCCAACGGGCCTATGAACTTAGTAAGGGATTCACTTGGGATAAGTTCTGTGAGACCATACTGGAGGAACTCAATGGCATCAACAAATAGCACAGGAGATCCAATTCAATTCGATCAGGCAAGAGATTATACTCATAACTTTATTCTAAATCAATACTCAGGAAATGGTATTACAATTAGTAGAGAACAGATAGAAGATGCTCGACTACGTGATGAGGCGATGAGAAGACTTATTCGTCCTAATCTTCAAGAAGGACGTGATTATGACATATTCACTACAACATTTGATCTTCCAATAGAATATAGCGATATAACATTTGGTGAAATTAACAAGGATGAGAAGGATAGTAGGAAGAAGGGAAATCTAAAGATGTCAGTTGAATGCTTTCTAGAACTACTAGGAATAACCACAGATGTGCAGATGGCTAGCATTCGACTAGATGTCAATAATGATACTGTCAACATATCACTAAGATCAAAGGATAAAATTATTCCTGTAGGTGATAATATGATGATCAAAATGATGGAAGTTCCCGAAGGAATGGAAATTCCTAATGTGGCTGTTGAACCACTTGATGGAGATGATAGATGATATCTATCTGTATTGCCGGCTGTCTAAGAAGGCCAGAGCGAGTTCCATATCTAAGACAGAATATGGACTCTCTTCTTAAGCACTTTCCTGAGGCCGACTACCTAATAGGTCTGGATAACACATCAGAAGAAGCTGGTAATCTTGTACAAAAAGAATATCCTATGGCTAGAGTAAAGGTTCATAGCCTCGGCTTTGGTCACTCCTGGAATTGGGCCATTAAGGAGGCAAAGCACGACTTCATCCTTCAGACTGAGGAGGACTGGCTCTGTACCTGTTGCTGGAGCAGTGATAAGGACAAGGATATTGCGCAGAAGGTTGAATATGGTATAGAGAAATGTACATCTGATACTGGTATTCTCCTCAAGCTTGATAATGGAATGGGAATAGGTTCTCCACCAACAAGTCCCTATAGACCAGGTTGGAAGGAGTATGAGAAGTGCCCAAAGACTGGTAAGCAGGTCTATGAGCTCAATAGACCAGATCCAAGGCATTGGTATGAAGGGTGGAATCCCTACTTCATGTCTAACCATCCACATCTAAAACACAAGAAGTTTCATGAGCTGGTTGGTTTCTACGCGGAAAAGGCTGCCCTACTTGCTATGATTAAGCAACATATTAGAGATGAGAAGAAGGCAGATTTAGCGGTCGTTCCACAGACAGAGCTAGATATGTGCAAGAAGGTCATCATCAATCCAAAGACGAAGATGTTATTCTATAATAATAACTCATTCGTTCATATTGGGCATGAGTCAGTGAGGGAATATTGAAGAACTTCAATACAAAAGAGAATTGGGATAATAGCCTTATGAAACTCCAGGATGATGGCAACTGGAGAATGAGAAGGCAGGATTGGAGAACTATCTCTAAGGACTCCATTATGATCCGTGAAATTGAGGATATGATTCATAAGTATAAACCAGAGCTAAATTCCATCCTTGAGATTGGTCCAGGTGATGGCTTTCTCGTCTATGGTCTATCTAGAGGTCTATTCTCTGATAAGCGGATAGACGTAGTTGATATTAGTGAAGTATCACTTAAGATGATTAATAGCCACTCGCCGGGCGTTGGGACATATATGGGGGAGATGGAGCGTTTTGAACTCTGTAAAACCTACGATGTTATTATAACATCCCAGGTTCTAGAACATACTACTAATATTGATAAGACGGTAAAGCAGATACTAAAACACTTAAATCCTACTGGAATACTTATAGCAGTTCTACCATATAATTGGGGAACTGATCTACAACATAATCTAAATATCGATGATACCTTTGTTCGAATGTTAGGCCTTATGATAGGAAAGATGGAACACTATGATAAGTCTGTTCAGTATCAATCAAAGATAGCTGTTATTAGGTATGTCCAATGAGTGCTAGAAACATAGTTGTATGTGCAGCCTACGGAAACCTAAGTCTGACGAAGATGACCTATGAGAGCTTTCTTAGGACATCGAGTCCAGATACAAAACTTATCTTAATTAACAATGGATCCAAGGATGAGACTGCTGATTGGATGAAGAGTATTGAATTGAATGTTGGACACCTCAATACTGTAGTAGGTGGATGTCCCTCTAGACTGGCGAAAGTAACACTAGTTCATTCTCCATATAATGGTGGCTGTGGAATAGGCCGGAACATAGGTCTTCGCATGATTCAAGAGCTTGGTAAGATTGGTGAAGAATATGAATATGTAACACTCATAGACAATGATATAGTCCTTACCCAAGGTTGGGACATTGAGATGATGAACTTCATGGATGGGCATCCACTCATTGGTCTTTGTGGGCCAGCAACAAACTACGCTGGCACTCCTCAGCTACTAAGCAGGTCAGACCTACCAAAGAAGCTTGAGGATATTGAACCATTTGCCACTATCTATTTGAATCAGAATAGGGGTAGGGCCCATGGCGTTCCAAATGGTTTTGTCGTCATAGGTTTCTGTATGATGATTAGAAGAAAGGCCTTTGAGCAAGTAGGTCTCTTTGATGAACGCTTTAAGCTCTATGGAAATGAAGACAATGACTACTGTATACGAATGGTAAGAGCTGGATGGAAGCTGGCCTACTATATGGGAACTTACGTTCATCACTGGGGTGGTAAGAGCCTATCCATCCTTGGAGATGATGGTATTAGACAATGGGATCTCAATAGAAAGGCATTCGAGGAAAAATGGAAGAAATAAAACCCGATATTCTAGTAGTCCTACCAGCATATAACTGCGCAGATACTATTGTTGAAGCTGGTATGTGTATCCTACGTCAGAGCTATAAGAACATAAAGCTTATGGTTTTGGATGATGGATCGACAGATACTACTTATCATGAAGCTAAAAAACTGCTATACTACTATGACAGTTTAGGCTGGAAGCCAAAGCATCCAGTAACTATTGCTACACATAGTCCAAATATAGGTATTGTTGATACTCTTAATTATGGCCTACTTATTGCCATGAAGAATGATATACCATATGTTGCTCGTATGGATGGTGATGACCTATGTTCTCCATGTCGACTCGAGAAGCAGCTTAACTATATGGTCGAGAAAGACTTGGACCTCTGTGGAACGTGGGCAAGAGTTGTAGGTAAGGATGGAAAGCATCTTGAGGACTTCCATCCTATGATACCAGAGGGTGATGAGAAGAAGTGGCTTGTTAAGTTTAACTACTTCATCCATGGTAGTATGATGATAAATACATCTATACTTAAGAAGGTTGGGTGCTATACGGATGTAAGACATATGATTGAGGACTTTGATCTATGGATGAGAATAGCTGACCAAGGCCGTGTAGGAATTCTTAACGAGTATATGTATACCTTGGTTCGAGGAAATAGTACTACAAGTGGACATGAAAATGAGATTTATAATAAGGCAAAGGAAATCAGATTACACTGGGCCAAGAAGTGGGACATACAGATACCAGATCATGATCTACCAAACTTCAATACAATAAGGAGCAACAATGTCTGACAAAGAGAATCTAATACTGATCACAGTGGATTCATTCAATCCAAAGTATCTTCAGCCATTTGGCTACAAGGTAGAAACGACACCAGTTCTCAACTCAATTAAGAACGATTGTCTTCTATTTAGCAACTGCATGGCTGGTGCGTCCTTCTCTCCTATAGCAACAACAAACGTCCTCTGTGGTAACTATCATATTACCTATGAACTTGACGACTGGCTTGATGGTATTAGATTTGAAACTATAGCACAGAAACTACCAAAGGAGTATGTAAAGGCCGGCTACTCAGGACTAGGTCACATTGGTAGTGGGCTTGGGTTTGATCGTGGCTTCGACATCTTTGATGAGCCTCTTCCAAACAATGATCCTAGAAGGAAGAATAAGTATGAGTGGGTCCGTCATATGTATGATACTTATGGTGCTGGTCCAAAGGCCAAGGGTTTCTACATGGGCAACTGGTTCGTAGATAGAATGGTTGACTTTATTGGCACGAACGCCGATAAGCCCTTCTTTGTCTATGCGCACTACGCGGAAACACATATAGGCGCCGAGAGGCAGATACCAAAGGCCTATCATCACTTCCCTAATAATAAACAGCAGAACTATATGTATGATGGGAAGCTTAGATGGTGGGATACTGAGTTCATCGCTCCTATCGTGGACATGCTTCGAAAGAAGGGTATCTACGAGAATACAACGATTGTTATAACAGGTGATCATGGTGAGTCCTTTGGCTACCATAATGAGCCTACACATGGCCTCTGGGTCTACAATGAGGGCATGCGGGTTCCTCTTATAATTAAGTCCAGTAAGGTACATGATAAAGGTAGGATCGTGAAGAATATGGTCCGTCATATTGACATTCTTCCTACCTGTCTTGACCTTATTGGTGATACAAGCTGGAGACTTGATTCTAGCAGGATTATAGGCGATAGTGTTCTTAGTATGTTTGATGGAAAACCAAACCATGAAGAGAACATCGTTGGCTATCTTGAGAACTATGGTACCAGATACTCTGGGGAACAGCGTGGACTTATGACGAACTCATTTAAGTATATTCTTACAGAACCTATCCTTAATATTCCAAAGGATCCATTCTACAAGGATCTTATCAATAGATATCCACAGGAACAAGAGATGCTCTTTGATCTTCGCTATGATCCAGAGGAGAGTATTAACGTCATTGGTAATATTGAGTATGAAACTCTCGTTGGAAAGCTTAGAAACATTATGAAACAAGCCAAAGAGAATAAAGGATATAGTCAATGGAGAATTGAATGAACGAACCAGTTCTATTTAGCCAACTATCAAAAGAAATAATAGAGCAGTTTGAAGATGGATGGAATGAAAACAACTATAAGAAACCGGGATGGGTTATAGACGAGATACCATTCTTTGATATTACTCCTAGAAATGCATATACACATAACGCATATGATTCTAATAAAACATTTGGTATATTAGGTAAGATGTCAAAAAGTCTATCTGGTCCAAATACTCTCGGCTGTGACATTGGCTGTGTTGATATGACCTATGCTAGTATAATGATTAGCTATGGAATAGAGAAAGTAATTATATTTGAACCTAAGCTATTGAATGATACAAAACAACCACAGATAGAACTTATGACTATGGATATAACACGAGAAGAATATACTGGCCCAAAGTTTGATCTTATGTGTTGTATATCTACCATAGAACATATAGGACTAGGAAGATATGGTGATCCTATAGATCCAATTGGCGATATTAAGATGATGAAAGCTATATATAATATGCTAAAATCTGATGGAAGGGCAATTCTATCCTTTCCATATAATAAGAATCCAGAGTCTGTTGGTATTATTAGATGGAATGGTTGTAGAATATATAATCAATTTAGAAAAGATCTGCTATTCAAAGATTTTAACGTTGTAGAAGAAACTAATCTAGATAATCCACAACCAATCTGGGTTCTTAAAAAGAAGGAGGAAGTATGAAGAAAGAAGAAGCTATTAAAATAGCAGAGTCTGTTGAAGGTTGGATGGATCCTCCCGATCTAGAGTTTCTATACAATATAGCCACAAAGACTATTTCTAGTGATAAGATTGTTGAAGTTGGTCCATGGCTTGGGAGGTCAACAACTGCTCTTGTTCTTGGCGCCAAGACCAAGGATATTACTGTTGTTGATAAGTGGGAAGGAACACTTGGAGAAGAAGTAGATTTTCCAACAACTGGTTCTCCTATACGTGAACGTTTTCTCGATGCAATGAAGAAGATAGGATTCGTTCCAGCAATGATCTATGATGAATCTTGGAAGGGAGCTGAAAGGTTCCAAGATAATTCAATAACACTGCTATTTATAGATGCAAATCATACAGAGGAGTTTGTTCATAGAGATATGGTTAACTGGATTCCAAAGGTAAAACCTGGTGGAGTCATCTGTGGTCATGACTGGTATACCAAGCCTGGAGTGCCAATTGCGGTAAAGAGAGTAATGTCCGAGCGTACTGATGTTGCCAATCTAAGGCTTGCTGGATGTAACATATGGGCCATGGAAAGAAAATGAAACTCAACTGTGTCTTCTCCTGGGACCTCTATCCATATGATGTTATGTTCTCAGTAGGACAGACATCTGAGGAAGTAATAAAGATACTAAGGAAGATTACAAAGAAGATAACAGATGCTGATATACAGGAACTGAGAACTATCGATGACAAGGATGATAAGGAAGGAAAGACAATATTCCTATCTGGTGGCCAGACTCTTATATGGCTTAGTGACTATAAGAATAAACCAGAGTATATGGGCCTACTTGCCCATGAGGTATTTCATGCTACCTTCTTTCTTATGAATCATGTTGGTATAAGACACGCTGATGAAAGCGAAGAGGCCTTTACCTATGCTGCACAGTGGCTTATGGTGCAACTTATGGATGCTCTAACTAGGAGAAAATAATGAATCCAATGGTATCCTACTTCTTCCTCTACTGGAATCCATATGGGGACAAGAAGTTTATAGAACCAAGGTTTGTTCAAGCAGTAGAGTCTCTCTATAGAAACTGTGATCCAGCCATAAGCAAAGAAGTATTTGTCATCTGCCAAGGAAATCCTGAGTCGACACAGGAAACTGTCAGAGGACTTAGAAAGACTTATGGCTTTCAACTGGTAGAACTTACTAAGAATATAGGACTATCTGCTGGTATCAATATGGGATTCAACCTAAGTAGGGGCAAGTATATGGCTATGTTCTCCCAAGACGTAATGATGACTAAGGGATGTGATACAAATGTAATACGATATATGGAGACTGATCCTAACATAATGCATGTTGTTCCTGTGTCTGATAAGAGCGACTACCCTCACCAGCAGTGTCCTGTTAGGGAGCCATTTGGTTCAGATGTTGTTGATATTGGTAGGGTCCAGGCTATTAAAGGAAGGCCAAGAATGGGAGCTGTATGTGTTGAGATAAGCCTTAACTACTTCTCTCGTGAGATACTTAATACTGTGGGATACTTTGATGAGAGGTGGAAGGGTTGCTACGAGTGTGCAGACTATGGAGTTCGTACGGCAATGGCTGGGAAAGCAGTTATTGTCTCCTATGAATCCTTTATATGGCATCATCTACATACATGTAGTGACTACATAGGAAAGTTGGAGATCTATGCTGACTACCTACAAGGTGATCCATTTGCAGATGATAGAGTAGGAAAACTAATGTGGGACAAATGGTCACCAACGATACGGGATGAGTCTCGATGGTATTCACCTGGTTCCATGGATGAAGGTAGGAGACAGGGTCTATTATCAAAGTATAAGCAACATATCTACCTTCCTTTTAATCAGGATAGGAAGTACTAGGAGGAAGTATGCCAGATTTCTATAGTCAACAAGGAGAGGATGGAGTTGTTTCCTCACTGTTTCAAGGAGTTAATAATGGAACATATATTGATGTTGGTGCACATGATGGAATTAGGTTTAGCAATACCTATCACTTTGATCTTCGTGGCTGGAGGGGCCTATGTTGTGAGCCACATCCAGGTTTCTTTAAGCTTCTAAAGGATAATAGACCAAATGCCACATGCATTGATAAGGCTATATCCGACTATAAAGGAAAGGCATCATTCTACGCTAATAGCAGAGGCGCTCTATCAACTCTCGACAAGTCCTTTGAGAAGAGTTTTAGTGGATATGGCCAGTGGTTTACAGGCTTTGAGGAGGTTGAAGTAGATGTAGATACACTAGATAATACACTAGAGGAGATGTTCCCATATCAAATTGATATAGCATCAATAGATGTGGAAGGAACTGAGATAGCTGTCCTTCGTGGATTTAATCTTGAGAAGTGGAAGCCAAAGGTTCTAATCATAGAAACTAATGAACAGGATAAGATAGATAAACATATGGCAGATCATGGATATACAATGGTACGAAGGATAATACCAAATACGATCTATATAGCACCAGACTTATTACCAAAGCTGAGCATTATACAATTGGCTAAGGGACCTGGAAAGCTTGTTCACACCGATGGAAGGAACATCTATCTCAAATGATAAAGATACAAGAAGATAACTTACCATGGACTGCGGAAGAGAAGCTCTATATGCCAGATGCTTCTGGCACACGTGGTATAGATGTCATATCAGAAAAGATTATGTTTGTTCGTATGGGTGGTGATATAGGACTATCTAAGGAAGGGGAAACTGTCTCGGGGATACCAAGAAATAAAACTATCCTCCTACTGTTTGAAAATCCATGTAGAAATCCATCATGCTATGCTAAAATCTTCCAGAAGGACTACATGAATACAATGTCAACTGTAGACTCTAATGGAACAGTGCATTATATTATACCAAGATCATTCAATACTATAGGAGAATTCTTTGATCGTCCAAGGACACAACATATGTGCTTCATTGGAAATCCAAAGGATGTTCTTAAATCAATAGTAGGTACTGAGTTAATGGCGTATGATAGATCAGGGTTTAGATCCGAACTTGTTATCAAACTATCATCTATGAACTATCCAGGTGGTTACCTTCATGTCTATGGAGACTGGAATGATCCAGCTATAAACTCTAAGTATAGATATGGAATTGTTGGTCCAAGGAAGAATGGACTATCTGGCTACTGCCTTAGTTGTCCAAGAACGGCTGGAGAGACTCTTGCTTGGGATGGTAAATTTGCTGTTCTTTCTAAGCATAGGTTTGCCCTCTGTATAGAGAATGCGCAGTTTCCTGGGCATATAACCGAGAAGATATTTCAGGCACTAAGTTGTGGATGTATACCAGTCTACATAGGAGCTCCAAATATTGAGAAGTATGTAGATCCTTCTATATTCATTGATGGTAGAGGAATGAGCCCGACTGATATATATAATAGAACAACGAGAATGACAGATGCTGAAGCTACATCAATGAGAGTGAAGATACGATCTTGGCTCGCGGATAATGCCAATAGTTTTTCGTCTGTATCTTTCGCGAAGAAGCTTATAGAGGCATGTGGACAATGGATATAACAATAGTAACACCGACAAAGTTACAATCTAGTGAGGATTTTGATATTGTTGATAGAGCAATAAGGACACTCTATAAGTCACTTGGATCCAATAGGCCGTTGCATTACTTCTCCACTCTAGATACTCCACCACTCCATGTAAAACTTCTGAAACTTCTTAATCATCTTGCAATAAATTATAAGGAAGTATCTAAAGATCTTAACTATCTAGAGTCTTTCCTATCACTAACAGATAGCGTTACGACAAAGTACTACTACTTTCAATCATCAGATGTAACAACACTGACACAGAAGAATATCCTTGAAACATGTATAGAGGCAATGGACAAGGACCCTCTCCTATGTCATGTTAGAATTGGTGGATATCCACTAGCTTCAGGACCAAATAACTATACCAGCTTTACCGTAAAAGATGGTATTATAGTAATGAATGATACGACAAGGGAACCAATGGATCCAATCTATACTTCTACAGGCGATGTAGTATGGACTATTCCAATGGAAGCTAGATGCCAAGAGTCAGTATATGCCTGGCCGGTATGGTGCTCTGTTGTTAGAACCGATATCTTAAAGAGGACTATATCAAGTGTTAAAGGGCTACTAAAACCCACAGAGAAGTCTATGAGTGATATTTTGGGAAAGATGTGTGGCGCCAGAGACCTCATTGGTTATACACTCCCAAAGATTGGATGGCCAGAACCAATGAGATGGATATCAGAGTATAGACAGGGCTTTCTAAATCTCGCAAACTATACCTGTCCACTTGGTAGGGTAGCATCTGAGTTGGATATGTTAGATAATCACATGCATGAGATTAGGAGTGTTGGTGATCTTGAAGCTCTAAGGGGCAAACCTAAATGAGAGTAAGAGAGTATCAGGACTGGACGATAGAAGAGAAGATGTATATGCCAGATATGAATGGAAGGACTGGCATTGACCTCTTTAGGAATGCTGGATATGAGTGGGTAAAGTGGACAGATGATACAGATCTTGCAGTCTCTAAGAATGGTGTATCATGTGGAAAGATAACAAATGATAAAGCTCTTCTAATGATATTTGAGCCACCCAACCAACTTCCTTATATCTATAATACTCATTACTTTAAGAGGTTTAGACAAGTAATGAGTACTGTAAAGATGGAGGGCATTCCACACTTCTATATACCAAGAGCTTTTAATAATGTAGATGTCTTCTTTAATCGACCAAAGACAGATCTCCTCTGTATGGTTGGAAGGAATATGGATGTAAATGGACTTCCAAAGACGGATCTGACGAGGATGCGATTACAGCTTATAGACTACTTTACCGAGAAACTTGGTCCAAAGGAATTTCATCTATATGGTAGGTGGCCCGCTGGTCCATGTTATAAAGGTGAGATATCTCCTATTGCACATGGGCTAGCTGGCTATAACCTAAATTGTCCAGTCACAAAGGCTCAGAAACCATGCTGGGATGCAAAGTGGTCCGTCTTCTCAAGTCACAAATTTGCTCTAGCTCTTGAGAACTCCATCTGGCCAGGCTACTATGGATGCAAGATGATAGAGGCGATGCAGTGTGGATGCATTCCATTATATGTAGGTGATCCTGATATAGATAGTCATACACCAAAGGATGTCTATATTGATATGAGAGGACGAAGCATGGATGAGCTTCTAGAGATTATTACATCCATGAGTGAGGAAACAAGACTTGGGTATCAAGAACGTATTATGAATTACCTAAAGACAAAGGGTAATGATCTCTTCTCATCAGTCACATTTGCTAAGAAGGTTGTGGCTGGACTGGATGCCCTATGCAAGTAGATGATAAGCTAACGATCATAACACCAGTTCGCCTTGGAACAACAACAGATACTATTAACTTCATCATGTCGATGACATCTCTATATGTTGTTATGTCACAGAGCAGACCAAAACATCTTATCTCACCATGTGACTATCGTGGTCTTCAGGTTGGTCGTGTGAGTGGTGCATATAAGTCTGCCCTAGTTAACAACTACAAGAGCGAGTATATGAAGGCAAAGCAGTGTCTAACACACTACGGTGCTAACTGGACTGAGATAGCACCAATGTCTACCCCAGTCCAGGCCCTAGTAGCATGCCTAAGAGAGACAAATACAGAGTATACATATATTCATCTTGCTGATGTTGGTTTCATAAATGGTAAGGATGTATTCTCACTATGCATAAAAGCTATGCATGGAAACCCAAAACTCTGTCAGGTTAGAATTGGTGGGTATCCCCTTAGTAACCCAAAGAAGAATACAGATGTCATAGGAAGAGATGGCTTTAATGTGTATTTCACGAATGATAGGCAGCATCCACTTGAGGAATATCCAGTGGATAATCATGATCCAGCTGAAGATGTAGTATGGTCTATTTCCATGAAGGCTGAATGTCAAAAGAACTTCTTTCCTGTTCCTCTATGGAATTGTGTAATGAGGACATCATTCCTTAAGAAGGTAGTAGAACAGGCTCTCCTGCTAACAAAGGTTGAGCCTAAGACGTTGACTAATCTTGTTACAATAATTAATGGAGCTGCTGACTTGGTTGAGTATGCGATACCTCGAACTGGATGGAGAGAAGAGTTTAAGTGGATAGAAGAACTGGATCATGGGATCCTAAACATGGCCTGCTACCAGTATGCTTGGGGCAGAGAAGAGAACTCTCCAGATTGGTTTGCGAAGAATAATACTATCGAAGTGATATAATAGCTGTGGGAGGATTCAATGAACAACCTACCTAATGGAATGGAAATCTATATATGGATATGATACCTGGAATCCTGGAGCTTCTAGCCTGGTGGATGATTATCTATTTCATCTATAAATTTGTTCGTACACCAAGGGAGAAATAAATGAAGGTCCCACAGTTTCAACCATGGATTGGAGAAGATGAATACAAGGCCATTAAGTCTTGTTTTGACTCAAACTGGATAACAGAGGGGCCTAAGACTAAAGAATTTGTAAAGAGAATGCTTCTTCTTACTGGGGCCGAATATGGTGTAATGGCGCCAACAGGAACTCTTGGCCTATATCTAGCCCTTAAAGGGGCTGGCATAGGTCCTGGAGATGAAGTTATAGTTCCAGACTTTACCTTTCTTGCCAGTGCATCTGCTGTTGAGATGACTGGAGCCGTTCCAGTCTTCTGTGACGTTACTCCCTACAACTTCCAAATAGATGTCTCATCCGCTCAGGAGAAGATTACACAGAAGACCAAAGCTATTATGCCAGTCCATATATATGGAATGTCAGCTAATATGGAACGTGTTATGGAGTTAGCAGATAGAACTGGCCTTCTTGTAGTTGAGGATGCTGCTCAAGCCGTTGGTGTAAAGTATAAGTCCAGCAGAACTGGATGGTTATCGAAACATTGTGGAACATTTGGAGCAACATCCATGTTCTCATTCTTTGCTGACAAGACTGTCACTATGGGCGAGGGCGCCTTTGTTGCCACTAATGATGCCGGCATCTATGATAAGCTGCTCTATATGCGTAATCAAGGCAGGAAGAATAGAGGATCGTTTATTCATCCTGAGATTGGCTACAACTTTAGAACGACTGATATTCTTACATCAGTTGGTCTTGTTCAACTTGAGAAGATGGATCGTATTGTGAACATAAAGAATATTATCCTAAGTAAGTATCATGAGTTCTTAAGTGGTATTGAGGAGATTCGTTTTATCAAAGTTGAACCCGGTACAGATCCTTACATACCATTTAGGATAGCTATCATTGCCTCAGATGCCCAGAAACTAATGGCCTATATGGCCTCTAAAGAGATTGAGCCTAGATCTTTCTTCTACCCAATGCATAGGCAACCATGTTTTCAGAAGTATGCTAAAGCTACGGACTATAGGCATGATATGGATGATAGATACTTTCCTAATGCTATCTATGGATATGAGAATGGTGTCTGTCTACCATCCTTTGTTGCACTCAAGGAAGAGGAAATAGAATATGTCTGCAATACCATAAAGGAGTTTTATCATGGAAAGTAAAGAAATATACTCACCACAGTTTTCAGAGTACTATGACATGCTATATGGAGAGAAAGGATATGTACTTGAGTGCAATCATCTTGAGAATATATTTAATCGCTTCGGAAAGGTAACATCTATTCTTGATCTAGGTTGTGGAACTGGAACACATGCTATCGAGTTAGGATCCCGTGGATATAAGGTCCTTGGTATAGATCTATCTCAAAACCTAATAAATATAGCTAACTCAAAGAAGAAGCCAGAAGATCAGAATGTAACGTTCGAAGTTGGTGACGCTAGATCTATTCACTCAGCCCAGGTGTACTCTGCCGTAATAGCTATGTTTGGCATAGCAAGCTATCAGCTTACTAGGGATGATATTATTAGAATGTTTAAGTCAGCTAATAGGAATCTGGCCGCTGGAGGCTTATTTATATTTGACTTCTGGAACCATAATGCTGTTGTCCAAGCTACGCGACCAAATGGTACCATGAAAGAAATCAAGATCTCTAAAGATGAGAAACACGGGATGAGAACAATCTATAAGTATACAGAGGTCATACCTGATGGACAGGAGTCAAATTTAGCAACATACTCCGCTACTATTATCATCCTAGAGAGTGGTAAAGAGGCAGTTATTATAAAGGACAAGCATAGACAACGTTTCTTCTCAGTTAATGAGATAAAGGAAATACTTCAGGATGCCGGATTCTCTATGGTAGGTGTTGATGGTGGTAACCTAGGGACCACCCATATCCAATCAGAGGGAGTCAACCGTCTTCACTGGAACATATCAGTTATTGCTAGAAAGGAGATGGATCGTGGATGGTAAACTTCTCCATCTAGGATGTGGTAATAAGCATCTCCCTGGCTTTATTAATATTGATATACAGAAGTTGCCAGAGGTAGATCTTGTTGCCGATATCACCGACTTATCATTTATTCCAGCCGAGTCTGTTGATCTTATCTATGCATGCCATGTCTTGGAACATATAGATAAGAAGCAGACTGTAACTGTTCTAAAGAATTGGTATAGAGTGCTTTCTTATGGTGGAACTCTTAGGGTGGCTGTTCCTGATTTTGCTGCAATAACAAAGTGGTATAGAGAAACGGGTGATATAGATTCATTAGTTGGCCTTACAATAGGTGGAAATAAGAATGACTACGATAATCACAAGGCACTATTTGATCTAAAGAAGCTGGAGGATGTAATGGAAGAAGCCGGTTTTTCTTACATTAGAAAATACGACTGGAGAAATACCATTCATAAGGACCACGATGACTTTAGCCAGGCCTACCTACCTCATATGCAGAAGACTGGTATGTTAATGTCACTTAATGTTGAGGCTATTAAGGCACATAGAAAGGGTGGCATAGGCGCCAAGCTTGTTCATGATAACCCTATTCTAGTTGGGCAAAGGAAGGAAAATATATGATAGTCACAGACGCTGCTGGTAATGATATAGCACTTGTAGTGACACAACAGTGCACTCTAGAGAATAAGCTGTCATTCTTCTCTAGAGAGAAGGATCCTCTGCAGGTTGGAAGATGGTGTAAATATCCAAAGGGAAAGGATATAAAGACACATAGGCATAACTCAGAATCTGAACGTGTTGTAAAGGGTTTTAATGAGCTCTTCTACGTTGAGAGTGGTAAAGTTATCATATATCTATATGATGCAAAGGACAAACCAGTCGAGAAAGTCTACCTTGGACCTGGCGATCTCCTTGTGCAGTTATCAGGTGGTCATGGATTTGATGTCCTTGAGGATGGCACAACAGTCTTAGAGGTAAAGAATGGTCCCTATAGCGACAAGGCCACAGATAAGACCATTATAGATGTCTCCAAGTGGTAATGAGATATAATGATGGGGGGAGGAATGATGAACCTACTTATTAGCCAGAACACAGTAAAACATACAGGATATGACGTCCATATCAATGCTGGTATGGTACGGTATAATACCGCCTGGTATACACAGGAAGAACTAGTTGAAAAGCTAGCCAAGACAAATCGCCCAAGATTTGTTGATGTTCACTCCGACCGTAAGAAAGCCAAAGTAGCCAAGCATGACTATAAGACCCTTCTCCAGTATCTTGGAAGCATAGGTGTTGAATGGGTTGCTATATCTAAGGTAGAGAATATAGATACCATAAGAGAAGCTAGAGAATGTGTTGCTAACCCTAAGACTAGGATTTGTGCAAAGGTTGAGTCTATTGCCGGCTATAACATTCTGAATGGTATTATGGCTACAGCTGATGGTGTCATGGTGGACTCTGAGGATCTGGCTACTGAGGTAGGATGGGAAAAATCCATTGAGCTCTCTGAAGAGATGTATAAGAGAATGATGGGTCGTCGCTATCCCTACTTTAGGCTCAAGGGAGTAATATTCGAGTATGACAATGTCAAGACGGACAAAGTTGTCTACACATATGGTGTATTTGATATGCTTCATCCTGGACATGTTACCCTTCTTGAGAAGGCTAAGGCCGCTGGAACTAGGTTGATCGTTGGTGTAGTAAAGGATGATGCTGTTAGGGAAAAGAAGGGAAAGGATAGGCCTATTCAACCATTCGCTGTAAGAGCTGAGATGCTTTCAAAGCTAAAGTGTGTTGATGAAGTCTGGGAACAAGATACGTTCGATCCTGTACCAAACATGGTACAACTAGATCCTGATATTCTTGTAAAAGGAAACGATTGGAGTTATCCTGCTGGAGATGAGTGGATAAAGGATAATGGTAAGATACTCATTAGACCCGAATATACGGTAGGCTACTCAACAACTGAAATGATTAAGAAGATAAGGGAGGAAGTGCAATGAAAGTTTTGATAACTGGCGTTACGGATTTTGATAGAATATGGAAAAA